ATTGCTTGTATTTTGGAACTTAGTATCATAATCAGATATTAATAAGTTGCTAGTATCTAAGATATATTTTCTAGTATCTTGGAACTTAGTATCATAATCAGATATTAATAAGTTGCTCGTATCTAAGATATATTTTCTAGTATCTTGAAACTTAGTATCATAGTCTATTCTATGAAAATTGCTTGTTTCTAAGATGTAATTACTTGCATCTTGGAACTTAGTATTATAGTCAGATATTAATAAGTTGCTCGTATCTAAGATATATTTTCTAGTATCTTGAAACTTGGTATCATAGTCTATTCTATGAAAATTACTTGTTTCTAATATGTAATTGCTTGTATCTTGGAACTTAGTATCATAATCAGATATTAATAAGTTGCTAGTATCTAAGATGTATTTTCTAGTATCTTGAAACTTAGTATCATAGTCAATTCTATGAAAATTACTTGTTTCTAAGATATAATTACTTGCATCTTGGAACTTAGTATCATAGTCAGATATTAATAAGTTGCTCGTATCTAAGATATATTTTCTAGTATCTTGAAACTTAGTATCATAGTCTATTCTATGAAAATTACTTGTTTCTAATATGTAATTGCATGTATCATGGAACTTAGTATCATAATCAGATATTAATAAGTTGCTAGTATCTAAAATGTAATTACTTGCATCTTGGAACTTAGTATCATAGTCTATTCTATGAAAATTACTTGTTTCTAATATGTAATTGCTTGTATCTTGGAACTTAGTATCATAATCAGATATTAATAAGTTGCTCGTATCTAAGATGTATTTTCTAGTATCTTGAAACTTAGTATCATAATCTATTCTATGAAAATTACTTGTTTCTAATATGTAATTGCTAGCATCTCTAAACTTAGTATCATAATCAGATATTAATAAGTTGCTCGTATCTAAGATGTATTTTCTAGTATCTTGAAACTTAGTATCATAGTCTATTCTATGAAAATTACTTGTTTCTAATATGTAATTGCTAGCATCTCTAAACTTAGTATCATAATCAGATATTAAGATGTTGCTAGTTAATAATATATAATTAGAAGTTTCTTTTATTATATCTCTATTATTAATTGTAAATTTGAAATCTTCATTAAGATGTGAGACAATATTAATATTTCCTTTTACTTCTAATAAATTATCTCCCGAAGGAATTATTCCTCCAATTCCAACATTACCTTCATTTAAGATAGTAAATACTTCTGTTGTACTATTTGATGCATTAAATATACTATAAGAAGAGTTGAATTGTTTTACATTAAGTGCAGTACCAAGACCTTTATTTTCTACACCAAGTTGTTCTGTTGTATAAACATCAGTATAAAGAATAGTATTCTCTCCATATATTGTCAAATTAGATGCAGTTAAATCTCCAACTATTTCTAAGTTATTTTCATATTTATTATTAATAATAAACTTATTAATATTTCCATCAGCAATACTATCAGCATTTAGATTAGTTATTCTATTAGATATTATATTACTTGTTCCTAAGATGTAATTGCTAGCATCTTGAAACTTAGTATCATAGTCTATTCTGTGAAAATTGCTTGTTTCTAAGATGTAATTGCTTGTATTTTGGAACTTAGTATCATAATCAGATATTAATAAGTTGCTCGTATCTAAAATATATTTTCTAGTATCTTGGAACTTAGTATCATAATCAGATATTAATAAGTTGCTAGTATCTAAAATATATTTTCTAGTATCTTGAAACTTAGTATCATAGTCTATTCTATGAAAATTGCTTGTTTCTAATATGTAATTGCTTGCATTTTGGAACTTAGTATCATAATCTATTCTATGGAAATTGCTTGTTTCTAATATGTAATTGCTAGCATCTCTAAATTTAGTATCATAGTCTATTCTATGAAAATTGCTTGTTTCTAAGATGTAATTGCTAGCATCTTGGAACTTAGTATCATAATCAGATATTAAGATGTTGCTAGTATCTAAAATGTATTTTCTAGTATCTTGGAACTTAGTATCATAGTCTATTCTATGAAAATTGCTTGTTTCTAAGATGTAATTGCTAGCATCTTGGAACTTAGTATCATAATCAGATATTAAGATGTTGCTAGTATCTAAAATGTATTTTCTAGTATCTTGGAACTTAGTATCATAGTCTATTTTATGAAAATTACTTGTTTCTAATATGTAATTGCTTGCATTTTGAAACTTAGTATCATAATCTATTCTATGAAAATTGCTTGTTTCTAAGATGTAATTGCTTGCATCTTGAAACTTCGTATCATAATCTATTCTATGAAAATTACTTGTTTCTAAAATGTAATTGCTAGCATCTCTAAATTTAGTATCATAATCTATTCTATGAAAATTACTTGTTTCTAAAATGTAATTGCTAGCATCTCTAAATTTAGTATCATAATCTATTCTGTGAAAATTACTTGTTTCTAATATGTAATTGCTAGTATCTTGGAACTTAGTATCATAATCTATTCTATGAAAATTACTTGTTTCTAATATGTAATTGCTAGCATCTCTAAATTTAGTATCATAATCTATTCTATGAAAATTACTTGTTTCTAATATGTAATTGCTAGTATCTCTAAATTTAGTATCATAATCAGATATTAATAAATTGCTAGTATCTAAAATGTATTTTCTAGTATCTTGGAACTTAGTATCATAGTCAATTCTATGAAAATTACTTGTTTCTAATATGTAATTGCTAGCATCTCTAAACTTAGTATCATAATCAGATATTAAGATTGTATTCGTATCTAAATTGTATTTTCTAATATCTTGGAACTTAGTATCATAATCAGATATTAAGATATTGCTAGTTAATAATATATAATTAGAAGTTTCCTTTATTATATCTCTATTATTAATTGTAAATTTGAAGTCTTCGTTAAGATGTGAGACAATATTAATATTTCCTTTTACTTCTAATAAATTATCTCCAGAAGGAATTATTCCTCCAATTCCAACATTACCTTCATTTAATATTGTAAAAACTTCTGAAGTACTATTTGATGCATTAAATATACTATAAGAAGAGTTGAATTGTTTTACATTAAGTGCAGTACCAAGACCTTTATTTTCTACACCAAGTTGTTCGGTTGTATAAACATCAGTATAAAGAATAGTATTCTCTCCATATATTGTCAAATTAGAAGCAGTTAAATCTCCAATTATTTCTAAGTTATTTTCATATTTATTATTAATAATAAACTTATTAATATTACCATCCGCAATACTATCTGCATTTAAATTAGTTATTCTAGTAGATATTATATTACTTGTTCCTAAGATGTAATTGCTAGCATCTTGAAACTTAGTATCATAGTCTATTCTGTGAAAATTGCTTGTTTCTAAGATGTAATTGCATGTATTTTGGAACTTAGTATCATAATCAGATATTAATATGTTGCTAGTATCTAATATATATTTTCTAGTATCTTGAAACTTAGTATCATAGTCTATTCTGTAAAAATTGCTTGTTTCTAAGATGTAATTGCTTGCATTTTGGAACTTAGTATCATAATCAGATATTAATAAGTTGCTAGTATCTAGGATGTATTTTCTAGTATCTTGAAACTTAGTATCATAGTCTATTCTATGAAAATTACTTGTTTCTAATATATAATTGCTTGCATCTTGGAACTTAGTATCATAATCAGATATTAATAAGTTGCTAGTATCTAATATGTAATTGCTTGTATCTTGGAACTTAGTATCATAATCAGATATTAATAAGTTGCTCGTATCTAAGATGTATTTTCTAGTATCTTGGAACTTAGTATCATAGTCTATTCTATGAAAATTACTTGTTTCTAATATGTAATTGCTTGCATTTTGGAACTTAGTATCATAATCAGATATTAATAAGTTGCTAGTATCTAAGATGTATTTTCTAGTATCTTGAAACTTAGTATCATAGTCTATTCTATGAAAATTACTTGTTTCTAATATGTAATTGCTTGCATCTTGGAACTTAGTATCATAATCAGATATTAATAAGTTGCTCGTATCTAATATGTAATTGCTTGTATCTTGGAACTTAGTATCATAATCAGATATTAATAAGTTGCTCGTATCTAAGATGTATTTTCTAGTATCTTGGAACTTAGTATCATAGTCTATTCTATGAAAATTACTTGTTTCTAATATGTAATTGCTTGCATCTTGGAACTTAGTATCATAATCAGATATTAATAAGTTGCTCGTATCTAAGATGTATTTTCTAGTATCTTGGAACTTAGTATCATAGTCTATTCTATGAAAATTACTTGTTTCTAATATGTAATTGCTTGCATCTTGGAACTTAGTATCATAATCAGATATTAATAAGTTGCTCGTATCTAAGATGTATTTTCTAGTATCTTGGAACTTAGTATCATAGTCTATTCTATGAAAATTACTTGTTTCTAATATGTAATTGCTTGCATTTTGGAACTTAGTATCATAGTCAGATATTAATAAGTTGCTAGTATCTAAAATGTATTTTCTAGTATCTTGGAACTTAGTATCATAGTCTATTCTATGAAAATTGCTTGTTTCTAAGATATAATTACTTGCATCTTGGAACTTAGTATCATAATCAGATATTAATAAGTTGCTAGTTAATAATATATAATTAGAAGTTTCTTTTATTATATCTCTATTATTAATTGTAAATTTGAAGTCTTCGTTAAGATGCGAGACAATATTGATATTTCCTTTTACTTCTAATAAATTATCTCCTGAAGGTATTATTCCTCCAATTCCAACATTACCTTCATTTAAGATTGTAAATACTTCTGTTGTACTATTTGATGCATTAAATATACTATAAGAAGAGTTTACTTGCTTTACATTAAGTGCAGTACCAAGACCTTTATTTATTACATCTAGTTGTTCTGTTGTATAAACATCAGTATAAAGAATAGTATTTTCACCATATATTGTCAAATTAGAAGCAGTTAAATCTCCAACTATTTCTAAGTTATTTTCGTATTTATTATTAATAATAAACTTATTAATATTACCATCAGCAATACTATCTGCATTTAGATTAGTTATTCTATTAGATATTATATTACTTGTTCCTAAGATGTAATTACTAGCATCTTGAAACTTAGTATCATAGTCTATTCTGTGAAAATTACTTGTTTCTAAGATGTAATTACTAGCATCTTGGAACTTAGTATCATAATCAGATATTAATAAGTTGCTAGTATCTAAGATATATTTTCTAGTATCTTGGAACTTAGTATCATAGTCTATTCTATGAAAATTACTTGTTTCTAAGATGTAATTGCTAGCATCTTGGAATTTAGTATCATAGTCAGATATTAATAAGTTGCTAGTATCTAAGATATATTTTCTAGTATCTTGGAACTTAGTATCATAGTCTATTCTATGAAAATTACTAGTTTCTAATATGTAATTGCTTGCATTTTGGAACTTAGTATCATAGTCAGATATTAATAAGTTGCTAGTATCTAAGATGTATTTGGTAGTATCTTGGAACTTAGTATCATAGTCAGATATTAATAAGTTGCTAGTATCTAAGATGTATTTGGTAGTATCTTGGAACTTAGTATCATAGTCAGATATTAATAAGTTGCTAGTATCTAAGATGTATTTGGTAGTATCTTGGAACTTAGTATCATAATCAGATATTAATAAGTTGCTAGTATCTAAGATGTATTTGGTAGTATCTTGGAACTTAGTATCATAATCAGATATTAATAAGTTGCTAGTATCTAAAATGTATTTTCTAGTATCTTGGAATTTAGTATCATAGTCAGATATTAATAAGTTGCTAGTATCTAAGATGTATTTGGTAGTATCTTGGAACTTAGTATCATAATCAGATATTAATAAGTTGCTAGTATCTAAGATGTATTTGGTAGTATCTTGGAACTTAGTATCATAGTCTATTTTTAAAATATTGCTAGTTGCAGCAATATATTCTTTAACTGTATTTGACGTAATTGTATTTTTTGAATCTTTAATGTTAGTAGATAAAGAAGGGTATAATATTTCAGAATTATCTTTAGTATATTTAATATTTCCTAAAGAGTCTAATGATATATATAATTTTTTGCTACCGTTATCTAATTTAATTGTATTAATATTTAAATTCTTATAATTTCCTTGCGTATCAGTTATAGCTAAACCTTCATCGCTTGTATTAGAGAGAACAGTATCTGATATATGTATACTATTACCAGATAAATATAATTCTTTCCAACGATTTGTTGGTGAACCTAAATTGCATGTGTCAGGTAATGTAGGTATAATACTTCCATCTATTTTAATATCTCCTATAACTTCTAATTTAGAAGATGGGTTTGTAGTACCTATTCCTATATTTCCATTATTTAATATAGTAAATACTTCTGTGGTATTATTTGATGCATTAAATATACTATATGATGTATTTGATTGTTTCACAGTTAGTGCAGTTCCTAAACCTTTATTATCAATAGTTAACTGTTCTGTTGTATAAACATCAGTATAAAGAATAGTATTCTCTCCGTATATTGTCAAATTAGAAGCAGTTAAATCTCCAATTATTTCTAAGTCATTTTCATATTTATTATTAATAATAAATTTATTAATATTTCCATCAGCAATACTATCAGCATTTAGATTAGTTATTCGAGTAGATATTGTGTTACTTGTATTTAAAATGTATTCTGTAGTATCTTGGAATTTACGACCGTAATCTGTCTTAAGTATTTCATTAGATGAAATAATATAATCATATGTATCTGCTATTATATCTCTTCCGTTTTTAATTAAAGCACCACCTATATTTATGTCATTTGCTATAATTATATCACCTTTACTATTTGCAGATAACACATTGCATGTATTATTATTTGCAATGCATGCTATAGTAAAAGATGCATTTGAACTAGATAATTTCCAGTCATTATTCAGACTTTGTCCAAATAAACCTGACCCAGTTTTTAATTCTATGCTAACACTACTGTTAACTTCATTTCTAGGGTCTTCTAATCTAAGAGATACGTTAGATTGAACTAAATGAAATCGCACTTGGGGTTTTGCAATACCATAACCAACATTTAATATATTCATATGTTGTATATTTGTATCTAATAAATAATAAGATATATAATAAAAATAATTAAATAATATTTTATATTTCAATTATAATAAATTTTTAGATATCTACTACGATATCAATGTATCTACCGTGATATTCGAAGTATCTCCCGAGTTATTCAATGTATCTACTGAGATATTCGAGGTATCTAGCGATATATTTGAGGTATCTAGCGAGATATTCGATGTATCTAGCGAGATATTCGATGTATCTACCGAGATATTTGAGGTATCTACCGAGATATTCGATGTATTTACCGAGATATTTGAGGTATCTAACGAGATATTTGAGGTATCTACTGAGATATTCGAGGTATCTAGCGATATATTTGAGGTATCTACTGAGATATTCGAGGTATCTAGCGATATATTTGAGGTATCTACTGAGATATTCGATGTATCTAGCGAGATATTCGATGTATCTACTGAGATATTCGATGTATCTACCGAGATATTTGAGGTATTATTAGAAATAGCAATTAATTTTTCTACTAATAGTCTTGGAGCATCTATTAAGATATTAGATGTATCGGATATTATATTTTCTGTAATTAATTCATTAAATTCTATTTTCTTATTTTCTTCTATTTTTATATCTGTTATATCAAGTGCTTCTAATGAAACATTTGTAATACCTATATTGACAACATCTTTTTCTTTTGTTATTATATTTTTTTCTTCTAAATTTTTTCCAATGTTTTCAACCTTTTTAATTAATTGTTTAACAGCTCCGTATAATGTATAATCTAATTGTGTCGTATTTAAGGTTAGTAAATCTGGAATATTTCCATCTTTATCAATAATCTTATTCCTTTCTACTGCTTTGGGATAAACTGACTGAACTTCTTGTGCTATAAAACCTAATTGATTTTTATCGTTAGTATTTACAATATTATTATTAAAATTAAATCGATATAATTCAATATTTCTAACATTTTCTAAACATTTTTCATAAGATGCTTTAACTATATTTTCTTTAATTCTTCTATCGGATACAGTAGTCCATTTAGTTTTTGTACTAGAAGTGTATGCCGTAGAAGACGTATAAATATATCCATCTACATGCAATGAATATTCTGGAGTTTTTGTTCCAATTCCTACATTTCCCATATGATATACATTTGTATTCGACGGATTATAGGTCCATTGTGCTCCTATAGGATCTTTAATAGGATTTAATAATTGATATCTAATTTCAATTGCAGAAGTAGGCATTTCATTACCATAAAGAAACCATTCACCAACGGTTAAGTAGTTTTGACCAATAGTTTTATTAACAACTAAAGCAAAATAGTTATAATAATTTCCTGTAATAATACTTTCTTCGTATTTCGACGAAATATAGTCGCTTGCAGCTAATCCTGTAGATTTACTATGAAGTTCTGTCCATGCAACATCATCATTAGAACCAAATATTTTATATATTGAAGGTGACCTTGTCGTTTCATATTGTCCATGTTGAATTATATATTTTGATAATTTTATTTTAACAGGTAATTGAATTTTAACCCATTCGCCATTATAACCCCCTAAACTAAAACTTCCGCTATATTGCCCCGATGTTCCATATTGTGTAAGTGTTGTCCATCCTACATTCTCATTATTGCATATTTTATGAGGGTTTTCATATGGCGCAGGATAATAGTATGATGATGCAGTAAAAATATAAAGTCCGTTTCCGTATAGTTGTCCAGATATTACCGAACTATCTGTTGTAAAATTCCTAATAGGCGGGTACATTCTTTCTTCGGGAATATTATATGTAAATGTATTTGGTTTTTGAAGATATTGCCCATCTTTTGGAGTAACAGAAGAACTAAATGTACCAATACTAACATCGTATCTTCCTTCAACTAATGAAAAAGTTCCTGTATTATTTATATCGATCATTGTTTTAACAGGAAAATTAATTAGATAGTTTTGAACAGGATGATTTGTATTAGACATTGCAGAATTCCTAACAAGGACACATACTCCTCCGTCTTTTGCAATCGTATGTAAACTAAAGTGACCAGCTGTTGCAAAAGAGTTTTCACTATAAAGTATTAAATCCCCTCCAGCTTCTGGATTATTCGCAGGAGCAGCAGCATGCGTTCGTAATCCAATCCAAGGATCTTCTCCATTCGCTGCTCTATTATACCAATTAGCAGTATAAGGTATATTTGATATTGACGAACGTAATATAGTTCTTGGTGAATTATCATAATTAGTTCCAATTGCTTGTTCTCTTGTAACATATAACCAATACTTCATATTAAATGTTGCAAACATCATTTCATCAAATGTACCGAACGGAGTAGTCCACCAATTATTATAATCATATGCTGTTCCCACAGATGTTGTTCCTGCCAAATTATCATTAATAGGATACCAAGTTGTAGATGTCGGTGGTAAATATCTAACAATTCTCCATCCTCCTACGCCACTATAAATTTGTGCTAAAAATTCGTTATATATTGTTTTATCAAATATATAATTAAAATGCAACTTCTTATGTGTAATCCCATCCAATACTCCAGTAGTTACAATAGTTTTTATCCTTATAATTACAACACCTGAACCTCCTTTTTTACCAAGTGTTGATTGATTTCCATTTGCAGCACCGCCACCACCCCCGGTTCCATTTACACCTTCTTGATTTAAAACTCCACCATTTCCACCACCTCCTGTTCCACCAGTACCACCAGTTCCTTGTCCTCCGCCTCCACCACCTCCACCCGCGAACCATCCGCTAGCGCCATATGTTGCGCCAAAATATAATGTCATATTTCTTCCTATTCCACCATTTCCTCCTTGCGTTGTCGAAACACTAGTTTGACCTGCTCCTCCTGCACCACCCCCACCACCACCTGTTCTATCACCACCGCCTGGAATAGTACCATCTCCTCCATTATTACCTTGTCCTAGAGTTCCTGCACCACCAACCCTATTGCCTGTTAGTGCATTTCCTGCACCACCTCCAGAACCTCCAGGATTTCCATTAGCACCTCCACTATTCACTCCTGCACCTCCACCTATCGCTATATATGTTCCAAAAGAAGAATTTTGTCCATTTTCCGCTAAAGTATTCTCAGTTATTTGCGTACCTCCAACACCTCCTCTTCCAATCTTAATATCATATGATCCAGATACTATAATGTTTTCTAATAATATTAAACCTCCTGCTCCACCTCCCCCACCGGAATTCATACCTCCGCCGCCACCTCCGCCAACTATTAATACATCACATAAGGCTTCTTTTTCAAATGCATATTGATATAATGTTTGATTTTCACTTCCTCCACTATGTGTAAATGTCAATAAATTTTGCGTTAATATTTGTGTTGTTAGAATTTGCGCTGTTATATCTATATTTGTAAATCTATAACGAATTATTACTATGCCTGAACCACCATTTCCTGCTGCTTTATAACCTGCTCCATCACCGCCATTTCCAGTATTTGCTACTCCATTTACAGGCGTATTTGTATTATCCCAATATCCACCATCTCCTCCTTTTGCATATGTAATAGGCGTTCCAGTTATGGATATAGTTCTACCTACACCACCTGGTGTAGGTAATGGATATACTGTTGCGCTTGAATTCCATGTTTGCGCAGCACCGCCTGCACCACCACCTCCTGCACCGGCACCACCATAATATACATCCGCACCATTACCCCCTCCATTATTTCCTTGATTTATAATTCCTGAACCACCACTAGTACCAGAAAATCCTGCACCACCTCCACCGCCACTACCACCATCTGCACCGTTTGTTAAGTATCTGTATGTTCCACTAAGCGAACCGTCTATATGCGTACCTCCACCACCACCCCCTCCTGTTGCAATAATTGAACCAAAACTAGAATTTCCTCCATTATTTCCTCTCAAAGTATTAATTTGTCCTTGTCCTCCGCCTCCAACTATAATTGTATAAGTTCCATTAGTTACATTATATTTTTCATAATATAATAATCCTCCTGCACCACCACCTCCTCCTGAACGCCCATTTGCAGCAGGATTTCTTCCTCCTGCACCTCCACCTGCAACGATTAATATATCACATTCGGTATTATCAGGAAAATTAACGGTATATGATGTTTGATTTGTAAAAGATAAATATTTATAATTAGTATCAATTAATAAAGGAGTTATTGTTCCTCCGCTTGTAACAGAAGGTTCTGTAAAAATTTTTGTAACTGATGTAACAGGTATTGCTGATTTATAACGAATTATTATAATACCAGAACCTCCTTGACCACCTATATTTGGTGATGCATATGCACCAGCACCTCCGCTTCCTGTATTTGGAAGAGCATTTCCTCCGTTTTGATAAGAAGTTGTTCCATTTAATGTACCACCTCCACCATTACTTCTAGTAGTCGATGTATTAGGAAATGCATTTCCTCCTCCGGCATAAAATGTTTTAATACCTGTAATACTTACTTCAACGCCGTCACCTCCAAAACCCGCCCCATCAGTATCTCCTATTTCTCCTGCACCACCACCACCTGCTCCTCTACTAGATGCGGCAGCTCTTCCTCCATTATAACCTCCCGCTATATATACTGAACCGTTCCAATATGTGTTACCTTGAGTTGTTGTTCCACCAGCTGTTTGATTATTTCCACCTCCTCCTCCAGAACCACCATCGCTACCCGTTTGAGAAGATGATGTAGCTCCTTTACCACCTCCCCTACCAATTAATAAAATATTATCAATTGAAATATTACTGTCATTTAAATATGTAATTGAACTATTATTTCCATTTGCGTTAGATGCACCTCCTTTACCAACACTAATTTTATATGTACCTGCATTTAAAGTTTTGTTAATCATATAAACAACTCCTCCTGCACCTCCTCCTCCAGGTTCTGAACTACTACCGTCAGGATTACCACCTCCACCACCACCACCTACTATCAAAATATCACACAATACATTTTGTTGAATATTCAATGAAAATGTTGTTTGAATTTCACTTCCTCCACTATGCGTAAATGTCAATAAATTATATTCATTAAAACTTGTTACAGTAGGTTCTAGTAAAAGATTGCTTGTTGCTATTGTTGTATTATAATTAAGCTCAATATTAGTATTTGAATAGTTTTTTTCATAAGGTATAATATTTGCTTCGCTAACATCATCTATATATGACGACGTTATTCTTTTAATAATTACAATACCAGAACCACCATCTCCTCCCTTATTATTACTATTATAATGAGCACCTCCTCCTCCCCCACCACCTGTAAAAGGCGCTCCATTACCACCCGGTGTTTGTGCATGCAGTTGACCAGTCGCACCCCCTCCACCAGGATATCCATTGAAATATCCCGCTCCTCCAGTTGTAGTTCCAACAGCACCACCACCTCCTCCTCCTAATCCACCATTTCCCCCTGAAGTGGAATATCCTGCACCACCACCGCCTCCACCCCAACAATAAGAAGTACCTAAAATATTAGACGCTTTTCCTTTTCCACCATATGCACCTCCTGCTGCAGTAGAAGGACCTCCACCGACTTCTCCTGCTCCTCCACCTCCTCCAGAATAATGTGCTTGACCTCCATAACCTCCTCTAAATCCTTGCCCTGTAGTACCTGCGCCAGCTTTATTAATATTATTTGCTGCATTATATCCAGAACTACCACCTCCTGAACCACCACTACCACCTTGTCCTCCCAATGTTGATTCCCAGTAACTTGAACCGCCATAACCACCTCCAATTGCCGTATATGATCCAAATGAAGAATTAGAACCCTTTGTTGCGGGAATTGAAAACTGATGATCTGCTGGTTGCCCGTTTGTATTTCCTGCAGGAGCACCATTTCCTCCTTTACCGACAGTAATAGTATATGTTCCTGCCGGAACAGTAAAATTAGTTAATTCGATTACTCCTCCTCCACCACCTCCACCTCCCATATCCATACCTCCGCCGCCACCTCCAGCAACTATTAATATATCACATATAGTATCTCTTTCGAATACATATGTGTATGTTTCTGTATCGTTCGTTGTTGTATTTACAAAATATAGTATTGGTGGTAAATTAACAATGCTATAATTTCCTCTAAGTATAACACTTTTATTTTCTTTATTGAAATCTACTGTTGTATTTACAGGAAAATTTATATTATATCTGTTTACAATATTCGCATTTGATAATGTAATAATTAAATTTGCTCCTAATTCTGCGAATCCTTCTTCAATTCTTAATATATCTCCAGGAACATATTTTTGCGTATATGTTTTAGTTTCATTTGCAGCACAAGAACTTTTAATTATACCATTTATATACAAATTAACTGTTCCTGAAGAATGACCATTTTTATAAGTTACAGTAACAGTATCATATAAATAATTAGTCAAAGGTAGATGTATAAATCCTAATTTTTCAGAATTCCAAAATATCTCATCACTTATAAAATTATTAAATGATGTTGTAGCCCCTATACTTGTTGCATATACTCTCCAATCTGCTAAATTATTAAATGGAGTAAAATCATATATTACTGTATCTGGAATATAATTAAAATTTAAATTTTTTTGATTATTTAAATTAATACCTGTATTATATTTCCTATATCTTAAAATTACTGTACCCGATCCACCATTATTATAACCATATCCTCCGCCACCTCTTCCTTTTTCAGCGGGAATATGTACACCTAAATGTATATTATTATTAGTTGATTCAATTCCAATTACTTCTGCATTTCCTCCTCCTCCTGTAGCATATCCAAATAATGTATTTTTAATTTCTGGATTCCATCTTGGACCAGCAGCACCTCCGCCATATTCCATATTTGTTATTGCAGAAATAACTCCTCTCCCTCCATTTCCTAAAAAAGATACGCTTCCAATTAAATATGAATTACCGCCATTTCCTCCTAGACTTTCTGGAGAAGCACCTCCTCCTGCACCTCCTGTCTGTGCATTATTATCTGTGTTTATTCCGCCGGCGCCAGATAAAGAGGTATTCATAGTATATGGTAAACCATTAAAACGAGTACCTCCTCCGCCACCTTGAGATGTTTGAGATATATTTGATAAAGGGTTTATATATGTTTCTATTGATGGTGCTGGACCATTATTATAATTATATGAACCACCTCCTCCACCACCTGCTGCTTTAATATCAATATTATTTCCTATAAAACTACTTGTTATTCCGTTATCTCCAGCATCATCATTATTAACTGATTTTGTTCCTCCTCTTCCAACATTAATTACATAATCTCCGGCAGGAATATTAACATTTAAGAATTCTACAACGGAAGCTCCACCTCCAGAACCACCTGCGCCACCTCCACCTCCTCCTCCGCCTACGACTAAAATATCACATATTGTATTTTGTTCAAATGTTTTATGATATGTTACAGTATTTTGAGTACCTGTATAAGTGTAATTTTCATAAACATAACTATTATAAAAGTTATCATTATTAACAAAAGGTTCTAATAATAAGTTACTCACTGGATTGTAAATATTATATTTTATTTGCATAGTAGAAGTTGGAAATTTTGTTATTATACCTAATCTTTGATTTTCTTTTGGGATTATTTGCGAATATAGAGAACTTAAATTTATGTCATATTTGCCTTTAAAAATATAGTTAGTATTATCATTAATATTTGCTATTGTATCAACTGGAAAATTTATAGTATAAGTATTAATATTATTAACAGAAGGAATGTGATATAACATAGATACTTCCGCAACTGATAATACCTTGTCATATATTCGAAAGTCATCTACATAAGAAAATGTTTGTGTTGGTTGAATGCTTCCTAAGATATAACTGAAATTATAATTTGTAATATTTGGAATTTTTCCTGTAACATTAATATTTTGATTGACATTATCAACGTAACATGTCCAAACCCCGGTAGAACTAATACTCCAAACTATATGATGCCAAGCATTATTAACTGTCCCACTTCCAACAGATCCTAAATAATAATAATCTGTTGGTTTTGCGATATAATCCTTAATAAATAATCCTATTTTATTATTAAGAACTTCTCTTGCTATTCCAAATCTTCTTGTATTAGTTGTTTCAGCTGCTGTTTCTGAAAACTCAAATAAACTTGCCCACGAACCAGATGAAGTACTCATATTATACCATAAACTAAATGTTATGCCATTTGTATTATTTATAGTGTATAATTGATTTGTAAGACTTGTTGGAAATTGTATTCTTGCTTCTACACCTCCTTCGTAAGCAGATTTTCCAAATATTTTTTGAATAGAACTAAAAATAGGCGTAGAACTTGGAGGAGAACCAGTTGGTATTATTAAATTATGTTTTGTAATTGACGGATTACTATCTAAATATCCTTCATTATTTCCTTCATCATCAAATTTATACCACGCTTTTAAATTTGCATTATCTGCAGGTATTTTAGGATATTCGGGAGAATTTATATTATATAATGTAGTAATTTCTGCTGTTGTTAATACACCTTTATATATGCGAAAGTCATCTATATATCCATTATTATGTCCTACTTGAGAACCACCAAAAATTTCATTTGCAGTATATGAATAATTTGGTATGATACCTGAAGTGCTTTGGTTAACATCTTCATAAGTTTGTAATACATTATCTATATATATTGCCCATACGCCTGCAGTAGTAATAGTCCATACAAAATGATGCCATTCTCTATCTAATTTTCCCTTTCCAACATACCCATATGGAAATGTTGCTCCGTCCTGCATACCTACAAATAATCTATTAGATGATGCTATCCATGTTGTGGGGTCATTTGAAGCAGTTAAAATACCACTTGTTGGTTGTTGTCCTATTATAATCCCTCGTTTATTTGCATCAGTTCCTACCATAAAACATAATATATCAGCAAAATTATCTTTTTGATTTGTTATAGATAATTTAAACCAAAATGATAAAGAAATTCCTGTAGCGACATTTATTGCTCTTAATTGACTTCCAACTTCATTTGGAATAACTAACGTAGAACCGCTTACGCCATTTTCAAATGCTGCTCTTCCTAATACATAATTAAGACGAGAAAATACAGGGATATTTCCAGTTTTATCAGTTAAATTATATCCATTTCCAGAACTATCAAGATATCCTTCACCATTTCCTAATTCATCAAATTTATAATGTATTAATAAACTTTTATCAACAAAAGGATAACGCGGAACATAATTAAAAGTTAATAATTCTTGAGATACAGGATTTCCAATAGTTGTTGCTGCACCCACATTAGATTTCATTCTTATTATTACTATACCCGAACCTCCTTTACCACCACTAATTGAACTTACACTATATGCGCCTCCGCCCCCACCCCCTGTATTAGCTGCTCCAGCAGTGCCACTTGAACCCCAATTTCCAGTTCCACCACCTCCACCATCACCCCCGGATGTTACACCATTTCCACCTCCAGCACCTCCACCTCCATAAAATGCTAACGTACCTGTAATACTAACCTGTCTTCCATCTCCTCCTTGTAAACTTCCATCTGTTCCACCTGCTTCTCCAGCACCCCCACCTCCTCCCCCAGCATATGTCGCACCATTCTGTCCATTAAATCCACCAGCAACATAAGTTGTTCCATCCCAAAATGTATTACCTTGCGTAGCATTCCCCGATGTTTGACTTGTTTGTCTATTTCCTCCTCCTCCACCACTCCCCCCGTGTCCAGAATTCCCATACCCCCCTCCCTTACCAACTAAAGATATATTATCTAAACTTATAGGCTTATCATTAAACATAATACTACTATCATATCCTGTGCTAGAAGCTGCACCGCCATTTCCAACAATTATTTTATAAGTACCGGACGCAAATATTTTATTAACCATATATACAATACCACCACCTCCACCGCCTCCATTTGCGTATACACCTTGTCCTCCTCCACCTCCACCGCCGACTATTAATATATCGCATAGGGTATTTTGCTCAAATGTTATAGAATGAGATGTTTGATTTTCTGTTCCTCCGCTATGTACAAATGTTCTTACATCATATGATTCTTTTCCGTAAATATACCATTCGCCTATAGACATCCATCCATCTAAACCCATATTCTTATTAACAACTAAAGCAAAGTATCTAAAATAATTAGAAGTTGATACTTTTTCTTCGTATTTACTTGACACATAATCAGCAACTACTAATGGAGTTGATTTATTAACTAATTCAACCCAATTTATATTATCATTAGAACCAAATATTTTATATACTGCAGGGACTCTGCTAGTTCCTCCTATACTACCTGCTTCAATTATATATCTTGTTAAATTAATTGCTACTGGTAATTGTACTTTCACCCATTCTCCACTATACCCTGCTAAACTCTGACTGCCAGTATATGTACCCGCTGGAGAACCTCCGTATGCTCCAGTTGTAGAACTTATTGTCCATGGAAATGTAGTACCATCTAATATTCTAAATGGAGGTTCGTTCGAATGATTGCTTGAAGCCGATACAATATATGTCCCATTGCCATAAGATTGTCCTGTTATTGTTCTCGTTGCTGCTGTAAAATCTCTTAGTGGCGGGTACATTCTTTCGACACTTGTAATTCCTGGGGTTACTACAGGTTCTATTATATTAGAAAATTCATCGCCGTATAAATACCATTCGTCAAAATTTAATGTTTGGCTATTTAATGTAGAACCTACTACTAAAACAAAAAATATATATTCAGAATATATATTAAAAGTCAATTCTGTATATATACCATTTGCATAAGTTATATTTGTAGATGTTCTGTCTATTAATAATACCCAATCAATATTATTATTACTTCCGTATATTCTGAATTTACCAGGAGAATTTGAAGAATATCCTGTCCTTTGCTTTATACTATATTTTGTTAATCTAATTGCAATAGGTAATTTAATTTTTAACCATTCTCCATAATACAAACCATCATCAAAACTCTCAATTATTTTATTAGTAGGTACATAATTAAAAGATGTATTGTAATTAGTAATAGCCCAATGCCCGCCTATAGCATTACTTTCGTTAAAACAAAAACAAGGGTGTGTATAATCTACCGGTATAATTTGTAACTGTCCAGTATGATATATTGAAGAACCTGTAACGACATATGTACCATTTCCATAAGATTGTCCAGAAACTATTGTAGTTTCAGAAGTAAAATTTCTAATAGGAGGATACATTCTTTCTACGGCATATTTATTAATTTGTCGTGTCATAGAATATCTCATTGATATATAATTTTTATTTGTTGAATTATAAATAATATTTCCGTGAACAATATTTCCATTGACATTTTTAATTATACTTGAAGAAGTATTTGTTAATTTTATTATATGTTCATCGTCTAATGTTAGTAATTTTTCTCCATTAATTTCAACCTGTGAACCTGGTTGAAAAGATACAGAATTAGTATTAAGGTGTGTTTCTGCCACTTCAAAATATATTTTTGCATAATCACTAGTAGTACTATCACCCCAACCTGGATATCCACCTACAGAATCTACGTGTGATTTCCCTCTAACATGTGTAGCATTACTACCAATTTGTACCCAATCTTTATTATTTGCAACAGACGTATTTACAACAGGAGACCACACATCTAGAGTATTCCATTGAGTAAATACATTAGGGTAATTCGTCATATAATCTCTTAATTCAATAATAGTTGGTAATCTTCTTCCATTTAAATTAGCTTCTGTATATGCTTCTTGCCACGAATAAGGACTTTCATCTGTTCTGTAAGAAAATGTAAATAATTTTGGCGTAGATGTATCAATTACATCAAAATATATTTTTGCATAATCACTAGTACTATTATCACCCCATGAAGGATAACTGCCTGTTTCTTGAGTATGCGATTTTCCTCTAACGTGATTTACATTACTTCCAATTTGTACCCAATCTTTACTATTTGTATATAATGGGTTAATAACTGGCGTCCAATAATCCAATCCATTCCATTGTGTGAAAACAGAAGGGTAATTTGTTATATACAATTTTAATTCATTAATTGTAGGTAATCTTCGTTTATTTTCTATAGCTTCTACATGTGCTTCTTGCCACGAATAAGGGCTCTCGTCTGTTCTATAATTAAATGTTAATAAATTATTAGGTATATTAACCGGGATGTCATTATCATATTTAACATATACTCCTCCAGTTACAGGTAAAAATACATATCCATGTGTATTTTTGTCAGCGTATATTTGCGCACCTGTACCAAGCCAAGTACCATCAATATTAATATAATTCATAAAAATATTAGGATCTGGTAAATCACCAAGTGTTGAAGAGCGATTATATATAAATTGATCATAATTCGGTCCATTATAATTTGTAGAATTTTTAGCAGCAAATCCATTTGGTCTCATAGTTGTTTTATATGCATGAATATATGCCGATTGATAATTATAATTTGTTGTAAAACTACTTGCTCTTTTCATTTCACTTGGTTCAAAAACCATCCACAAATCTTTATAGTTGGAATTTGTCTGGCTAACATGAAGTACAAATAAATAAAATTTAACATTTGGTTCATTAAATTCAACTGCCCATTCATTGTTATTATCATTTGGATTTCCTATTGTAAATGTACCGGATATACTTGTGCTATTAAAAGTATTTCCTGAATAAGAATCAATCTTATTAGCAGGTTTGTGTTTAATTTTAACCCAATTGTCCATTCCTGTCAAATAATTAATATACGCACTTTCATTATATGCAAAGTTTAATGTTTTATATGTTAGGGCATTTATATCAGGCATTGCTGCATTTAATATAGGTGCATTTATAAACGATTTAATCTTAATAACAACTATACCAGAACCTCCATTACCGCCATTTGCATCCCCCCCTGTTGTTCCTCCTGCTCCTCCGCCACCACCTAATCCATTTGTTCCATTTACACCATTTAAACCTCCAGTTCTTCCACTCCCCCCCCCTCCTAAACCACCACTTCCATTTGTTGTACTTGCATTATTATCATCAGAAATACCTCCGCCACCTCCTGCATAATATACATTTGTTCCTGTGATATTGATTTCTAATCCGTCACCACCATCTCCACCTTTTGTACTTGTTCCATTACCCCCAATATTTCCTGCACCACCACCACCGCCAGAACTAAAAAATGCTCCATCTAAATAATCTCCACCCTTATTTCCATAACCATTAATTGATGATATCCCAGTAGTTGCTGTTTTTTGTGTCGCTAAACTTCCTATTGTTTTATATCTTGTCCCTCCTGCTCCAGACCCTCCTGTCCTATTATTTTCTCCATTAAAAGCAGACTTTTGTCCTTGACCTGTAGCACCACCAAGAGCAGTAATAATATTTGTATTACCTAGATTAATAGTACTATTTTTTCCATCTTCTGTAGATTGATTATCTAGCAATGTTTGTCCTATACCCCCTTTACCTACAGATATATTGTATGTTCCTGCAATTAATGTATAATTTGTTATATAAACTAAACCACCTGCCCCTCCTCCACCACCAGCTGATTTGCCGCCGCCACCGCCGCCACCGACAACTAAGATATCGCATATTGCATTTTTTTCAATAGTAAAGTTATATATCGATTGATATTCAGTTCCATCGCTATGCAAAAATGTTTTTAATTCTTCTTTACATACAATTGTCCTTAATCTAACAATTACAATACCAGATCCACCATTACCCCCTAATTGATTTGGATATCCCCCGCCACCGCCACCACCTCCTGTTCCATTAGTGCCTGCAATACCTATACCATATGAAGCCGCATTACCATTACCTCCTCCTCCTTTACCTCCATTTCCTGCCATATCACTTGATGTTGAAATACCCGAACCACCCCCTCCTCCTCCAAACCAACCATCTTGACCTACATTTGTTCCAAATAAATTACCATAATATAAACCAACTCCTCCGTCTCCTGCTTTACCTGTATATGAAGCATTATTTATATTTTGAATAGCGTCTTGACCTAAACCTCCGGCACCACCACCTCCACCTCCTACCAATCCTGTTAAAACAATATTGTTATCTCCGCCTGTATAATTTTGCCATCCTCTACCTCCTTTATATGCCGAGCCTCCAATCACAGCTTGATTTGTTTGATTTATTCTTTCGTTTGGGTTAATCCAACCTAAAAATGATGTATTTGCATTCCATCCCATAGCACCTCCTCCAGAAGCAAATCTATTTGTTGTATAATTAAAGTCTGGTTTTGTTATGCTAAATCCTGCAGCACCACTTCCTCCAAAAGCTACATTAGTTCCAAATTCACTATCTCTCCCATTTTCACTAGCTACTTCATATCCTGCAATACCTCCTTTACCAACTTTAATTGTATAAGTTCCTGGAATTAATTTTTGATTTGTTAAACACATTATGCCACCAGCACCGCCACCTCCTCCTTGACGACCCCCTCCTGCTCCTCCACCACCAACTATCAATATATCACAAATTGTATTTTGACCAACAGTTATATTATATGATGTTTGATTTTCTGCTCCTCCGCTATGCATATAAGTTCTTATTTCCTCGGTATTAACAATTTTTTTGAACTTTATTATTACAATACCAGAACCGCCTACTCCTCCTAATTGATTTGCATATCCTCCAGCACCACCACCTCCTCCAGTTCCGCTAATTCCTGCTACACCAACTCCTCCAGAATTACCATTTCCTCCTCCTCCTGTTCCACCACTTCCTGTTATATCGCCTGATATAGAAGCACCTGTTCCCGCACCACCTCCACCAAACCAACCGTTTTGTCCTACGTTTGTTCCAAAAACACTGCTATAATTTAAACCTATACCTCCATCACCTGCTTTTCCTACATAAGAAGCATTATTTGGTGTCGCATCTTGACCTAATCCTCCTGCACCTCCACCACCGCCTCCTAAAAATCCAGTTAATAAAGTATTAGAATCTCCTCCAATTGAATCTTGCCATCCTCTCCCTCCCTTATACGAAGAACCTCCTTCTAAAGTTAAACTAGTTTGATTAGTTCTTTCATTTGGATCATGCCAACCTTCGTACGGGTCTCCTTGAAAAAACCAACCTGTAGCACCACCACCTGATGCAAATCTATTTGTTGTAATATTAAAATCGGATTTTGTACTACTAAATCCAGCACCTCCGCTTCCTCCATAAGCGATATTTGCACCAAACTCACTATCTATACCATTATTTGCTATACAATTAACAGAACCATCGGGTGCATTACCTGCAATACCTCCTCCTTTTCCTACTTTAATTGCATAAGATGTGCCGCCAGATAATGTTTGATTAGATAAAAACATTACACCTCCTGCCCCTCCACCACCTCCTTGTCTACCACCTCCTGCGCCACCGCCACCAACTATTAATATATCACAAACAACATCTTGTTCTATTTTAATATTATACGAGGTTTGATTTTCAGCTCCTCCGCTATGTGTAAAAATTCTTAATTCTTCATTATTAAAATCATCGTATATAATATTTGTATTTACTGGTTCGTTTGTTAGCGGTTGTGTTTCTGGTGCCATTGCTATCGGTATGTTGAGGATATTGCTTGTATTAACGTTTGTTTCGCGAATATATAATTCTGATTTTACACATTGAATATCAAAATTACTCGTAGAATAATTTACATTTATATTAGAGCCATCTAAAAGAATTGGCATTATATAATATTATAATTATCTATATATTCTGTATAAATGCGAATAAATAAATTATATAAAAATAAATACAATACTTAACTATTTCATTTAATTATCTTAAGATTATTAATTTCTTCTTGTATATTTTCAATTTTCGTAGTTAATTCTTGAATTGATTTTACTAGAAGAGGTATTATAGAAGTATAATTAATACTATAGAAATCTTCATTATTTTTAGGCTCATTTACAATATTTGGGAATACTTCATTTAATTCTTGAGCTATAAAACCATATGATTTTTTATCTGTAAGTTGTTGTTCTAATGTTAAATATGAAACAGGATTTAAACTAATAACATCATCTAATACATTAGTAATACTTTCTATATTTTTTTTAAGTCTATAATCACTTGCATGTGTAATATTTGTAGCCCTCACATTACCAATTACATCTAATTTAATATCACTAATTTGAGGCGGTACAGTTCCTATACCAACTTTATTATGTGCTATAGTTATTGTCGCATCGGTAGGAGTATATGGAATTCCGTTATTCCATATTTCACTTGCAGTCCAACTTGATGATGTAAGCGGATAATTTGAATTATAGGAAGAATCTATTGTTGCGGGTCTGTTAATATATAATCTACCAAACGTATTATTTAATTTTGATTTCCAATATGCTGTATAGTACACGGGTTCTATTGTATTTGGTAAATCTTCATAAGAACCCGATACATTTGTTATAGAATGCGAGTATTGACTATTGTCTGCACCCATATTATGAGATATCCAACATGGCGTTCCTTCTAAAGCCGCAGAATTTGAACCATTTGCATTTTCTACTAATGTCCATGGACCCGTTCCAATTTTTCTGTATAATTGAATACCCCACCAGCGTGAATTTTCAGCATAATCCATACCAATATGACAAGACATTGTAACAAGTACTTTAGAAGATACGTGGGATGGTTGTATTCTCACAATAAATCCATTATTAATATCATCATCTATGGCAACCCATGCTGTTGTATTATCGCCTTTTGTTTTTGTTTCTCTATATGTATTATGTATTGTTTGAATTATCATTCCTTGAGTAAATTCTAGAACAAATGGTTTGCCATCTATTTGATATTTTGTTGCATTTAATGTACCATATACATCTAAAGTATGATTTGGTATTGTACCAACACCAATATTTCCATTAATTCCGTTGATAGTTAATCTATCATTTATCAAATTATTACTTCCGGAAGAAATTATATAATTATTATTACTATTAAACATTTTCCAACCATAATATTTATTGTTTGCAAATGAATTATTTACTCCATTAACTAATTCAATTGATGTTATACTAGTTTCTGTATTAGAAGGATCTTGTATTTTAATATTAGCGGCAGTTCCATATACATTTAATAAAGATTCTGTATTATATGTTCCTATACTTATTTTAGAGTTTACGAATAAATTAGAATTTAGGAATATATTAGAGTTTACGAATAAATTAGATGTAGTTCTTATTTCACCAGATACATCTAATAAATATTCTGGATCACTAATGTTTTTTCCAATACCTATCTTACCATCTTTTTTAATAATCATATTGCGCTGCGTATTTGTAAAGAATTGCAATTCGTCATTATTAAATCCAGGAGTTGTTTCTGCACTAATATAGGTATCATTATTTAAGTCTTTAACTCCTCCAAGAGAACCCCATTTACTTCCAGGTCCATAACCCTCAAATTGTTCATATTCTGTATTATAGCGTATAATTCCAGGAACTAATATAGATTCCACAGGACGTTCTAACGTATTTCCACAAGGTATTTTAATACCATCTTTTGTATTTACGTCTAAAAACACTATAGGATTATCTGTATTTATACCAACTTTTCCATCATATTTAATATTAAATAATGAAGAATTCATATTTGATGCTGAAAATACATTATTATTAGTTGCAATTTGCTTAATAGTTACAGCGGTACCTTGACCATTATTTGTAACATCTAATTGTTCGGTCGCATATATATCTGTATTAAAAGTTGTTATCGTACCGTGAATTATTAAATTAGAAGCTGTTAAATCTCCGTGCACATATAAATCACTATTATATTTATCATCAATAATGAAACGGTTATTTGTCCCATCTGCTATATAATCTGCTGATAAATTTGTTATTCTAGTTCCTATTAAATTACTAGTTCTCTCTACATAATTACAAGTATCTCTAATTATATCACGATTATTTATAGTATATATAAATCCGGATGAAGTATCATCTACTATATTAATATTACCATTTACATCCAATTTGCTCACTTTATTTGGATTAGTCACGCCTATGCCTAATATACCATCGTTTGTTAATGTAAATACCTCTTTGCTAAAGTTTGAAGCACTTATAATATTTGCACTGTTTATTTGACGCATATTCATTAGAACACTTTTAGGATCAGTTACTCCTAATCCTAAACTTCCATCATTTGCTAAAGTCAATATTTCCCTGTTGAAGTTAGAAGCACTTATAATATTTGCCCTTCCTTTTTGCTCTATAGATAGAGATGTATTATTTCCATAACCATCTATATGTAAATTACAATAAACATATAAATCAGAATATAAATCTAAATAATAAGATTTTATATTTAAATTATTGGATGTTTGTAGAACTAAAACATCTTTATAAACATCATCTTCATTATCATCAGTCAAAACACCATCTGACAAATAGTCCTTGATATTTAATAATTTATAGTTATTATATTTTTTACCAGCAGTAATATTAAATTCTACACCATTAGTTCCTGATTGATTAAAAATTATATTAGGCGAGTTTATTTGATATTTACCAGTAAACGAATTTCTATTTAAAGCTTCAATTAAATTATTTCCTAGCGCATCGTATATATTACCTGCAATTCTCAAATCACTACCTATATTAAGAACGCCTCCTGCATTTATTCCTCCATTAATATGTAAATTTTTATTCTCATCTATTTTAAGTGCTGTAAAATCATTATCTGCAGAATCATTGTATTTAATTTCAAATATTCCGTCATAACTATATATTTCATGTGTATTTTTGGCAGAATTTACATTTTTTTCTACATCATTTATTAATGATATGTGAGGATAATATTTTTTTCTATTATAATTTCTAATATCTATTCTAAAATTTTCACTATTAGCATTAGTATAATTATTGATATATTCTTCAATTACTAAAATATTATTACAAGTATAACCTAAAATATTAAATGTATCGAGTAATTGAGTTGATTTTATTAATTTTAAGTTTGTATTACGCTGGGTGATAGAACCAGCATATTCATCAATAGAACCAGCATATTCATCAATAAAATAATTAGAAGTCTTGATAATAACATTATTACCATTTATATTTGAAGAAACAGAGAGTATCGGGTTTGTCTTGATAAGTTTTTCAATATATAAATTACAAGAATTTATATTTAAATAATTGCTATGTATAGAATAATATTTTTCAATATAATCATTATTAGAATTATATCTTATAATATTATTAGTTAATGTCTTCAAATATAAGTTAGAATATTCAATATACTGAGGCAATGTAGACATTGCATTATCGGTAATATATATTCTTTCTTGACGTAAATCTGAATATATCAATTCAGTTACATATTTTCCAGGATCAAATGGTTGTAGTGTATAGATAATATTGTTACTTATATTAATATAATTACTATCATTTATTTTTTCAACGCGCACAGGCTCACTATTAATTATAATATTACAATTAATAACATCAGATTTTTTATATTTATTTTCATATATATAATTAATTTCTAAATCTAAATTACGTTCTGATAATGTATGTGTTATATTATTATTTATTGTTATTTCTTCAATATTATTATTAACTATTAAATCGTCGTTAATATTATCTACAATTTTTTTAGGAATTATTTCTAATAAATTATTGTAAAAATTATTATTATATTTACTTTTACTTGATTGAGTACTTGTTTCAGAAACATATTCTGTATTAAGTTGATAATTATAATAATTATTATAATTTGTTACTAAATTGCTATAATAATTTTTATAATTAATATCATTAATTATAGTTGTATAAAATAATATTTTTGATAATATTTTTTCTTCTTTGATAACAAAATCTTCTTTTATAGAATCATCTGTATTTATAATATTATTATCAGTGTCTACTTCTGGAAAATCAGTTATATTCTGTACTATATAATTACTATACGATTTATTTATGTTATTCCATATATAAGATGAAGAAAGAGAAACATTTTCATATACTATATCAACAGAAGAATTATATATATGATTGTAACTATATCGGTTAGTAATTGCTACAGATGAATTATTAATTTCACTGTTAATAACTAGAGTAGCATTATTAACATTATTAACAATATTTACATTATTAAAGTCTTCGTTAAATCCAAATCTTGCACCGTTTCTTAAATTAAAATTTTCTATAGCATCAATTGTAAATACATTTTTTAATGTAGGATCGTAATTATTATAATTTTTAGAATCAATACCTATAGTAAATTTATGCATATTAGTTTCATCGCCTCCAGAAATAGAATGATATATATCATTTCCTCCGGAAGAATTTACTAAATTAATACTAGCGGGATGAGAAGTATTTGTAATCTGCATTCCATATTTGGCACTTCCATCAATATGCAATAATATATTTGAATTTTTACTATCTCCTAAACCTAAATGCGTTGTACTATTTATAATATCACCGCTGTCATCTGTTGTATTAACAATTCTAAAAAAATTCTTATATTTTGCATTATTTAAAACATTAAAATCTAATATAGTATTACTATTATTTATATCATAACTTGTGCTAATTTCAACAGAACTTTTAACATTTTCATTCATATCATCAGTATCATTAAAATAATAGAAATTGCTATTGTAAATCGCTAATTCAATTGAAGAATAACTAATATCATTTTTAGAATATGTAATAAATTTAGTAGATGGTCTCCTGATAGTAGTATTATTTATATTTTTAACAACTAATGGTATTTCATTTAAATTAATAGGGTCTATTATGATATTCTCTTTTGGTCTAAAAATATCAAATGATGCAACAATCTTATCTGATGAATTATTATTGTAACCATTCAATATATCGCTAGAAACATAGTTAAAATATTTATCTACTTTTTCTAAATTAGTAGATAATGCTTTCAAATTAAAATTGAAATTACATCCATAATTATCTAATATATTAATGTTTCCGTGAACACTTAAGTCTCCGTATATAGTCATTGCAGAATCATCATCATATTTTACTTTTGGATTATTAACATCAATATGATATTTTGATTTTTCGGTATCATAATAAAATGACATTCCGTAAGATGTTGGTTGAATCGTTTTATCCGTATATCCAATTTGCAAAGGTCCTACGCGTTTTATATCCCTACAATCTAGATCACAAAATTTATGATTTTTATAAATAAACCATCTTTCTTTATTTCTATCTGAATTTAAATCTTTTTCATATTCGCATATATCAATACCGCTATAATCAGCATTATTTTTTTTTCCACCACCCCTCTCACCTCGATATATTCGAATAACAGAATAATTATAATCAGTTGTAAATATATTACGTATTTGCAATGGAGCGACATTTTCTTCACCTTTCCATCCTATTGATATGTATTTATTTGTATGAAAACTTAAATCATTACTGGCGCGTTGAAGTGTTTCTAACAAAATATTATTTTGATAATATAAATCAGTATTAATACCTTTTTTTACATTTAATCCCTTCATATTAATTGCTAATTCACCAGATTCATTGTAATTTATGCAAAATTTATCACATATTTTATCATATACATTGAAATAGTTTTTGTCGCTATTATAAACAAATTGTTTCGTTTTTTTATAATTATTTTCTCCATAAATATAATATTCATTTGCAGAAATGTTACCATTGATATCCAATGCAAATTTAGCATTAGGATTTATTTTATTGATACCAATATTACCTTTTAATAAGGATAATGTTGGTGGTGTATTTTGTAAAAAAGAATTATTAGTCAATGCATTAATATTTACACCAGGATAGAAATATATATTATTTTTTTTTCCAACTACTGAATTTGTATTAATTATTAAACTATTATCATTGTAATCAAGGCGTGCTAATCTGCCAATATTAGCAACATATACTTTATTTTCAACGGTATTTTTTAACAAGATATCAAATGAATTACTTGTAGCAATGTCATCTTTAATAATATTTAAAACTCCATCAAAAGTATCATTTGGGTTAAGACCCAATCCCAATTTTTTAGGAAAACTTACATTACAATTTGCGTCGAGATAAGCGATATTACTGCTTACATACATGAAAATAAAATTACTTCCATTATCATCATTAATTACCTTAGTATAACCTGTAGTAGGGTCTGTTAAATCGAGGGGCAATACTCTTTTATTATTAATAAAAATATCGTTTTCGACGTTTAGATTAACATTCTTTACATTAAGCATAGTCATATTTAAAAAATTAACATTTCCGCCAAATGATACGTCTCCGTTGAATATAGATTCTTCTTCAACATATAAATAACCTGTTTTAGTATTATTTTGTATTATTATGTCATTTGTCACATTGACATTATTTGCAGTAAATAAATTATCTACTGTTAAATTATTATTAAAGAAGTATTGCGATCCAGTAAAATTTCCTTCATTTATTTGAGTAGCGTTTAAAACTCCGGCGCCTTTATTACGAATATAAATATCGTCAGTATGTTTATATGTTCCTGTAACATAATCTTTAATCAATATATTTTCAAATGCAACTAATCCTTTAACATCTAATTTTGCATGGTCTTCTTTATTTAAATTTTCTAAAATTTTATCATTCTGAAGAATTTTTATATTATATATGTATTTAGTTGATATATTTGTACCAATACCCACATTGTGATTTGCATCAATTGTCATTGCAGGTATATTACTATAGTTAATATATGTAGGTGTAGCATAATTTCCATAAGATTCTTCAATATTTTCAGCAGATTTACTAACGTGAAATTCCAGAGGAACTCCGCGTGTTGTAGAAATAATAGCAGGCGATTCGTTGCAACCTCCAATAATACCCATACACATTCTTACAGGTTCACTATAGTCGTTATTTGTATCATTTCTAATAGAAATGTGCATGTTGTTGAATTTATTATTAGGAGTTGTCACAATATTTAAAGGATTTGTATTATTATACGTGTCTACTTCTCCACCAAATGTTACATAATTAGGTGTAAATAAATTTGCAATTTTATAACTATTATTATATATATTATTATAATCTGTACTATAAATACTAGTTTTAAAAGGTTGTGTTGCCGCTAATTGAGTTGCTGTAGTAATAAAAGATTTAACTAAATTACATGTAATTAGATCTGTATTATCTAATATAATATTACTAAACTGTAGTCCTGCAGCTTTTATAATACCTGAACAATGTATATTTTTATCTACAAATAATGATGTATCTAGTGTTAATTTATCGTTAGCTAAATTCCTTGATGTATTAATAGCTACGCCGCTATCATTTACAATAAAATTCCATTTTGTATTTTTTGTATCTTCAGTGTCATTAATATACGTTTTTTCTCCTACAACTAAAAATTCCTCATATTTTTTTAAGTCTATTTTACTTAAATTCTTGGCTTCGTCCTTATCATTGAGTTGTAATCCAATTGCAACCGAATCAATTTGTATTGTAGGGTTGGTTATATCATTGATTAGATAACTCATATATTATCTTACTCTATTTAAAAGAAAAATACATTTAATATTTATATATATATAAATATAAAAAATGATATATTATAATTAATATAATTAATATAATTAATTATAAAGATGAAACGTATCGAGAATATCCATAATAAAACAATGGAAATAGGTATTGAAAATCAACCATATAATAATAAAAATATATTATTGCAAAGAGAAGACTTAGATAATTTATTAAATAATAATGGTTTAAAAGATTTAGAGGTTAAGAATATTAACTTATATCGAGTGGCATTTGTTCATAAGTCTTATTGTACTATGAAGAATGCTGATTTTGATAAAAGTAATGCAAATTGCCCAACTGATTGTCTACCTTTACAAGATATGTCATATGAAAGACTAGAATTTTTAGGTGATTCATTACTTGGAATGATTGTAACTAATTATTTATATCTAAGATTTCCAGACCAAAACGAAGGATTCTTATCAAAAATAAGAACAAAAATAGTTAATGGCAGAATGCTAGGTTATCTATCTGAAAAGGTAGGATTACCTAAATTTGCTATAATTTCTAAACAAGTTGAAGAGTCGGGAGGAAGAAATAATTATAAAATTATGGAAGATATATTTGAGGCATTCTTAGGAGCACTTTATTTAGATTTTCAAACAGACACTGATATAGTATCTCTTCCACCGAATATTAGAATAACACCTTCTAGTGGTGCAGGATATTATATCGTAGAAAGTTGGATTATATATATTATAGAAAATTATATAGACTTCTGTGAACTAATTAGAATAAAAAATAATTATAAAGATATGTTAGTGTCGCATATGTTGCATTATTTACAGGATGTACCGCAATTTAAAGAATTAAATATTACAACTAAAGATAATATGCGCATCTTTAATTACTGTATTAAAGACAAAAATGGTTCTATTATTGCAACTTCAACAGGAAATACAAAGAAAGAAGCAGAGAATAATGTATCAAAAGAAGCATTACTATATTATAATGTGAATATACAAGAATATAATTCTCATATATAAGAATTTATAATATACCTTCATATAATTATAATATATAAGAATTTATAATATACCTTCATATAATTATAATATTATGACTGATAATATTAATATGAATATTACACATTTAGTTTTATCAGGCGGAGGGATGCATGGTGTAATGTTCATAGGTGCACTAAGATATTTATATTTTAAAAAATTAGATAAAAATATAACACATATCGCTGGGTGTTCTATTGGATCTTTTATAGGTCTTATGTTTGCTTTTAAAATGCAAATAAATGAGATGGAAGAAATAATATATACCGCTAGAAAAGACGAAGAATTATGTAATGTTCCTATAAAAAATTATATTAAATTAATAACCGAATATGGTATGTGTGATGTGTCAAAATTTATAATTCATCTTAAAAGGGCAGTTAAAAATAAATATCCTTTTTTAGATGATATCGTTACTTTTAAAGATATTGCAAAGAAATTTGGTATAAATTTATATATATCTTCTACTAATATTAATTCATGTGAAAATAGGATTTTTTCAATTGAAGATACTCCTGATATATGCGTATTTGATGCGTGTTGTGCTTCAATGTGTATTCCATTATTATTTAAACCTATATACATAGATGATTATTATTATGATGGCGCATTAACAAATAATTTTCCTATAAAAATATTTGAAAAAGTTCCTAGTGAAAATATATTAGGAATGATATTACAAAAAGAAAATAAACAGATTATTGAAAAAACTAAAAATATTAATCTAATATATATAATTAAACAATTGTTTACAATATTTAACAAATTAAGGGTAAAACATGTTCTTTTTGAGCAAATAAAAAATAGCAAAATAAATAATTTTTATTATCCTACTAATTTACCATTAGATAATACAATGAATATAACATTTAGTAGATTAGGAATGAAATTAGAATTAAAAAAAAAACAAATTGATGATATGATATTTGCAGGTTTCGAAAGTATGATGGAATATATGGATGAAAGATATAGTGATTATATTGAAGAAATAAACGAACGTACTAAACTTACTATAGATTTATAATTTTATTTTAATTTTAATTTTATTATTAATATAATAAGGTTTATTATTTATTATTTTAGCATTTAATGGTTTTTTATCAATAAATACATTGTTTGGCATCTGCAATAATTCATTGATAATTCCTTCTGATAATTTATTTAAAAATTTAGTATTTTTTATATATATATATTTATTATCTTTATAAATATTCTTTAATTTATATTTAAAATCACTGACAAATATCGAAAACTCATCAGATGGTAAATTTATAGGTGCGCCAATGTCTGCAAGCCAAGAATCTTTTGAAATATTTTGATTTACAAATGGACCCGTTATTCTTCTATAATCATCAAAAATATCATAAGTGTCTACGCTATTTATAGTTGTACATAAACCAAAATCATATATATACATAGAATATTTGCTAGTCTTCAAATAGTAATTTTTTCCGTTTATATTATAATGATAATAACCTGTTAGATTATTATTGTAATGGTATAAGAAATTGCCCCAATGACAATCTCTATGTATATATCCTAAATTATGAAAAGTTAATATTGATAAAATAATTTGTGCAAAAACATTATATAATAATTCATTATTCTTTAAAAAATCTTTTTTTTTACATAAATGCTTTAAATCGCCGCGCGCAAGTTCATTTAATAATATGATATATGTTCTGTTATTAATAATATCTGGTAATTTTTTATTTGACAATATGTTGCATTTAATTACTTTATAAGTTAAAATAAAATGTTTAGATATTTTTGTATTAATGATTAATTCTGTTATTTTACTATTTAATTCACTTTCTAATATGTTTCTATTGTTTTGTATCATCAGTTTAGCAGCTATAGGGTACTTACCAATTTCATTTTTAATTTTTGTAATATAGATATATCCATATTTACTCGATGTTCCAATTCTTTTTACAAGGGTTATTTTATCCTTTATCGTATAATTTATGATACTTGTTTTTTCAATATGTCTTACATTTAAACATTCATTATTACTGATATCTGATATTTTATTTAGTATATGGTTATAATAAAAAATTCTACTATCTAAATTATATTTTATATTTTTGTCATCAAAATATTTTTTGATATCTTTTATGCCAATAAATTTGTTATTTTTTTTTACTACTACTTTCTTTGCAGATATGTATTTAGAATCGATTTTATTAGACAATGACCCTTTTGACATAAATTTACTTTTATATTCGTGTGATGAATTCATTTGTGCTTTTCTATTATAGTACAATATTCTAATATATTAATATAATAGATTTGTTAATGAATAATACTGAACCTTATATATTTGTAATAGATTTAGATGGAACTATAATTGGAAATTGTACATATCAATGTGATATATATAATATTATGGAATTAATAAAAAGTAGTAAAAAAAAAGATTTAAATAAATATAAAATATTGTGTGATAAATCTTTAAATGATAGTTATAATGACAAATCTTTGCTCATAAGACCGCATTTTTTCTATTTTGTTCAATCTATGAAAAAATTATATTCACAATCGTATTTTTATATTTATACAGCATCAGAAAAAAAATGGGCAATTAAAGAAATATCTATAATAGAAAAAAATAATAATTTTAAATTTGATAGACCTTTATTTACTCGTGATAATTGTATTATAGATAATTATGGTAATATAAAAAAATCGATAACAAAAATATTACCTCTTATAAAAAAAAATGTTAAGATGCCTGCTTCATATGATATTAAAAAGCACCTTTTAATAATAGATAATAACCCTACATTTATAGATTATAAGGATAATTTGTTATTATGCCCTACATATAACTATATTAAATTTAATAATTTAAAAGATATAGTACCTGACGAAATTAATTGTAATAATATTAAGAATTATGTAACTAGATTAACAAAAGAACAGAGGATATGTAAAAACTATGATAGTCAGGAATGCTTAGAAAAAATATATAAATGGTTATATAAAAAATGTAAAAAAATAAATAAATATAATATGAAATATTTAAATGACAATTTTTGGAAAGATTTAGTGATACTAATTAAAAATTATAGTATAAAACATTATACTTCTAAAAATGTTGAAATTATGCAAAAAAGTATCAAAATATAATTATATAATAATAATGTAATATAAGAATGATATAAATGATATATGTTAGTTTTGATATTGGTGTTAAAAATTTGGCACTTTGCATAATTAAAAAGGTAGATGAAACTCATATTTTAGAAATCATAGATTGGCGCATAATAGCACTTGCGGATAGCAAGAAAGAAATTAAGGGAATTGAAGATATAACTGAAAGAATTTATATGGCGATGGATAACATAATGGGTGAATTAAAAAATAAAAATATAAATATAATTGATTATGTATTAATAGAAAATCAACCTTCAAATTTAAATGGTATTATGAAGACAATACAACATATAATATATGGTTACTTTAGTTTAATTAAATTTTGGGACAAAGATATTAATAATGTTCTCCTAATAAATGCTTCTTTAAAAACTAAAAATCATAAGTATATCATTAATATTGAAAATAATAAACAGGAAGACACTAAAAATAAGAAGGGATTTAGAAGAGATAAGTATAAAATTAATAAATTATTAAGTATAGAATTATGTAGAGAATATATAAGTGAAGATGAAGATTTAAAAAAATTATTTAATGAAAATAAGAAAAAAGATGATTTAAGCGATGCATGTTTGCAGGCGATATCTTATATTAGAAGCGTTGCAAAGGAAGATATTACTAATAAATATAATAAAATATATATGAGCGAATTAATTGAAAATAGTAAATAAATTACATCATTTTTAGAATATTATTTATTTTTATAAATGCGTATTAATGTAAATTAAAATATTATAATAGATATATAAACATTTAATATCAAAATAAATATATAATATGGCTTTAATATCAACTCTTAATAACAAAAATGACGATTTGATAGAGTTAAATAGGGACAGTTTTAAAAACCAATCTTTTAATTTCAATATTCCTCGCGAAAATAAGAAATCATTTGACAATTCGTTAAATAACGAATTATTTAATAGACAAAAAATAAGTGATGATGTTATATCTATGTCATCTGCAGGTTCTTCCCGTGCTAGTTCTCCAGGAGGAAAACAAAATTACATGAAAAACATGGGTTCTATTTATAGAAATAAGGATAAACTAGTTAAAGTTAAAATGTTTGATAACGATGATGATAGCGATAGTAAAAAGAGTGGTAGAAGCAGAGCGAGTGCTAAAAGTTATTCTAGTTCTGCAAGTGCAGAAAGCGGTGATACTGCAGAAAGCGGCGAAAGCGGCGAAAGTGGCGAAAGCGGAGAAAGCGGCGAAAGTGGCGAAAGTGGCGAAAGTGGCGAAAGCGGCGAAAGCGGTGAAAGTGGCGAAAGCAGAGATAGTGAAGGGAGTGATAGAAGATTATCAAGAGGAGGAAAATATTCAAATGAAAGAAAGAAATATTTAAATCCAAAAGAGTTGCTTAAACTAGAACTAAATGAAAAAAGAGAAATAATATATCAACTTGATAGATTACAATCTAAGGGTTTTAAAGTTCCTTTTAATTTTAATATGAATTCTGACCTTGAAGAAATGAGGACCGAATATAACAGAATAATTAGAGAAAAAGAGTTGGATGGAAGTATTCGTTTTCAACAAAAAATGCTAATGGCATTTATATCAGGTACAGAATATTTGAATAGTAGATACGATCCTTTAGCAATTCGTCTTGATGGATGGTCTGAACAAGTTAATGAAAATATTAATGATTACGATGATATTTTCGAAGAGTTGCATTATAAATATAAGGCGACTGGTAAAAAAATGGCGCCTGAATTAAGATTGTTTTTATCTCTATCAGGTAGCGCATTTATGTTTCATTTGACAAGTAGAATGTTCAAAGAACAACCTCTGCCTGATATTGAAAATGTCTTGAAATCTAACCCAGAATTAATGAAACAATTTCAAAATGCGGCGGCAAAACAATATATAATTGGTAACGAACAACCAACGCCTCAAATGTCACAAAACAGGGGTTCTGGAAATGATAGTATGGGACTATTTAATATGGTAAGTAGTCTATTTGGTTCTTTAAGTAGCGAACCTCAACAATCTAGTATGCCAATGTATCAACAATCACCTCAAATGCAACAATCGCAAAGAATGCAACAATTTAATCCACAATCACAAAATTCTAGAAAACCTGCCGAAGATATTGATAATATTATAAGAAATGTTCATAGTAAAATTTCAATAGATGATAGCGATAATAATATAGAGACACTTTCTGTTAGTGACGAAGAAATAACTTCTATTATAGAAGATACAGCAGATGTTCAAATATTAAAAGGTAAAGGTCGTCCTAAAAAAGGCGTTCGAACTCTAAATATTTAATTATATTTTAATAATTATAATAAAAATAATAATTATTGCAATAATATAATTATGCAATTATGCAATTAATTTATTTTCTATTTTTTCTTAAATTTGTTATCTTTTTAGCAGAGTTTTTAACAAAGCTGCCAACATCTTTAACAGATTTTACAATTCTATCAGGAGTGCGTTGTAAGGTTCTCATCGGGTTGCTTATAGTTTCCTCAATTTCATCTTCAAATACTTCAATTCTATTTAATAGATTGCTTAGGGTGCTTAATAATATAGGTATAATTATTATGGTGAATAGTAGAGTTAAGAATAAGAATAGAGATATCATAGTTCCTACCGATATTATGTCTCTGCTTATATCTTCCGAGCATTTGCATTTTTCATTAGTTAAATATCTAACATAATCAAAGGCATAGTATATGTATACTACAAACATTAAGAAGAATATGAAAGTAGCAATTGAGAGTAATTGAACTACTACATATCCCATGCTTTTAGCGACACTAGTCAGCGATATAAATGAAGTTATTAAGAAATACGCTAATGCTATTATTGTAAAGTTTTTGATAAATTCTTTGTTAGGGTGTTCTGAACATTCACACCCCATATTCTCTAGTTTATAAATGTAACTTAATATTATTAATAATAATATTGCAAATATTGCTTGAATTAATGCACTACTATAAAAAGACAGACTATTATTACTTTCTTTCATTATACTATTTCTTGCTCTATACTATTATATAGAAATAATTTTTTTATAATTCAATAATATTATAAATAAAAAATTTCGTCGAACTATCAAAATTTTTTATATCTATATTTTTAATTTTATCAATAATTTCCGGATATTTTTTAATAGATAATAATTTATAAATTTGTTCTAACAATATATCAATTATATATTTATGGACATCTTCATTTATTATATTGATTACATGTTCAAAAATATTATTCAATAATACAATTAATTCTTCGTTTTTATATTTCGCCCATACTTTATTCATATTATGAATGTTTTTTTTCCATTTAATATAGTCACAATACATATCATATTCATCATTTAGTAACAATAAATTATTTTCATATACATATGCCGGAGGGTTCCATTCTTTATTATTTAAATAATTATCCCAAATTTTATTAATATTTAATACAACATAGTCTTTATCAAATAAATCTAATAAGTTACAATATATGTCATCTTCGCTTGTTTTTATATAGTTCAAAACAATATTAAATAGTTCTTCCAATATTTCATTTTTATTAATGATATTTTTTATTTTTTCGTATATATTTTCCTTATTTTTATGCGATAGTTTATTTAAATAACCTATTAAACTCCTTTTAATCTCCGAAGTTTTAGAAAATTCAGGTATTATTATATGAAACCTAATTTTAGATTTAGGTTTATTATATTTATCTTTATTATTATATATTTTCTTTGCCCATATCATTTTAGGGTCATAAAATGAGTTAAAGCATGTATATGTTTTTTTAATATCGGTAACCTTATCTAAAATATTTTCAGGAATATCAGTTATATTGTTATATTCATTTTTAAATTGTTCTATATTAATCTTTATGATTTGTTCGCTCATTATATTTAATTATAAAAAATAATCTTATATATTGAATAATTTAAAAATGAGTACATAATTTTATTTTTTCTATTTTTTAAATAAACCTTTTAAAATTTCTAAATATTTCTAATTATGTACTCATTTTTGTAAAGTTATAATATACATAAAGCAGAGACACTAATTAATAATAAATATGTACAAGATATTAGATACACTAGATGAACTATATACTAATAATTTAGTTTATAGAACAATAATTGTCTGTAATAATACGGACGATTATAAATATATTTTAAATAAGAACAACTATGATGTATATGTTTTAGATAATTATAATGAAAATTTAAATTACGATTCATTAGACATTAGAATTTTTTTAATATCTAAAGAAAAATTCATTAAGTTTATAGAAGATTATAATAAAACATCAGTAGATATCTGCTTTTATACATCAGTAGTATTTGAACCAGAAAAAGACGGGACTAGTGAACTTAAAAATACATACAATAAAATATGTAAAAATACTACCCTAATAGTAGATATGTTATAATGTAATAAATAAAAAATTGACACGTTTATTAGTATATTAATTACCTTATATTATGAACAAATTTCATAATGCAACAGGTGACATTTCTGGAATATCTAATATTACAGAACTATTTAATAACTCCTCTGTAAAAAAATGGATTAAATTAATCTCTGTCGATAAAACTATCTTATTTGATGAGTACAATAGAAAGGAGTATTTTACAAAAGTAGCTGATATTGTATTAGATAAAGAAGTAAACATTACAGGTAGTAATGTAGGAAATAAAAAAAGAAATTCATTAATTCAATTTATTCCTTCTATAGATGCTAATGATTATAAGAAAAAAACTGAATGGTTATATTTATTCCTAATAAATAATAGGATTGTAAAAATTGGCGGAACTAGAACAGGTCTAAAAGAAAGGACAGGATCTTATCTTTGTGGACATCACGTAGAAGAAAGAGGTAAGTCAGGAGATTGTTCTAAAACAAATGGATTCATTTATAATACATTTGAATTTTATCTAAATTTAGGTTGTAAAATGCAAATGTATGCTTATCAATTGCCAAAAACTGAATTTAATATTGAAATATTAGGTAAAGATACAAAAGTAAAAGCACAAACCTATCATGCTTATGAAAGTGCATTCATAAAATATTACGAACAAAATTACAATGAAAAACCTATATTATGCTGCAATAGTGATCCGGATTATTAAATGTTAGTGGATATGTAATAAATCTCGTCATTAGTAATATTAAAATAATTATATAGTTCTTTATGATTACCTGAATATTCTATAGATGGTATGGGAAAACTTTGCAATATTCTTATGTTATTAAAATTTCCCCATCGACATATATTATTTATAAAGATATATAGAGGATGTTGTAATATTTGTAAGTATTTTTTTGCCTGTTCTTCATCGTCGCATAGTATAAATACAATAGATTGTGTCATACCGCAATTATCAATAAATACGCTATATTTATCTGTAGTAGATATGAAAACTTTGTATCCTTCTTGAAACTTATGGGGTTTAGAAGAATATACTGTTTGACTAGGTGTATGTATTAATTTATATTTATATTCCTCATTTTTTTCATCACGAATAAAGTCGCTTTTTGTATATTTATGTAAATAACTACTTGTTTTAATTTCGAATTTAGGCAATTCTGTATTGTCTACAGTTTTTGCTAATATATTTTGCACAACCTGATTATATAATAAAGGGATGTATTTACGAGGTTTTGATATAACAGAACTAACATATTCCTTCTTTTTCCATATACCTGAAACATTTATATTCTTATAAAATGGACAATTTTGAATTATATACCATGTAAAACTAGAACCTATTTTTTTGAAATACTTTTTAGCAGTATGTATATCTAAATGAACTATTTGCATCGATGTAATAATTTCAATTAATACATTTCTATCAGCATAAGACATCCAATTATCAGGTGTTATAAATAATAAGTAACCATTCGGTTTAAGTTGCGATAAAGACTTTTCAATAAAATCTTTAATAAGATTATGATTTTTAGAAGCTCTTTTTCCATTTTCTAAAATTTTTGCATAAGGAGGATTTGCAACTATTAAATCATATTTTTTATCACTATTGTGCACAATAAAATCGTAATTACTTATTTGTAATTTATATTTTTCGCTGCAAAATACACGACGAACATTTTCCAATCTATTTTCATTAATATCATTAAATTCTAATATATTTTCCAAAATTTGTTTTTTATCATGATACTTTAATAACTCAAATAAAATAGGGATACTAAAATTGCCATTACCACAACAAGGATCTAATATTAACAAATCGTTTTTTTTCCATAATTCTTCAGGTATTTTTGTAATCATATCGCTTATGCAACCAATTGGTGTAGGTTCGTCATTAGTAGATTTATACGTGCTTTTATCAACATTTAATATTTCATCATAATATTTTTTAATTTCATCAAAAGAATCCGTGTCTATTGTTATATTTTTAGATACAGAAACTTTAACCGGTACAGATTTATTTACATTTGAACTAACACATATAGTTTTTCTTTTTACATGTTGTGTATAATGAGATTTGCTATTAAACTCTTTGCCACATTTTTCACAAATAAAAATAGACATAATTAGATATTATTATATAATTTTAAATCATTTTTTATTATTATAATAAATATTTATAAATTATATTATTATTATCTAATAATATTTTAGAAGTTTGTAAGATAATAAATGGCAAAGCGTGGTATTTCTAGTGATATGATTAGTATGATTAGTATGGGTTTAATAGTTGTATTTTTATTAATTGCAATTGTAGCACTTTATTATATGAATGGTAAAAATTTATTAGAAACCTTCACATGGAATAAAAAATATTGTTTAGAATATTATTATATGGATGGGTGCGGACATTGTGATAGATTTAATGAGAGTGGTGTATGGGAAGAATTAAAAAACACATACGGAAATCAAATAGAATTTAATAAATATAATAATAGAGAAGTTAAAGATAAAGTAGATAAACATAATATTACAGGATTTCCTACAATTATTGTTACAGAAAATGATAATATAAAAGCAGAATATAACGGTAATAGAGAAAAATGTGATATAGAGAAATTTATAAGTAGTTATATATAAATAATACATATAAATAAGAATATAATAAAAATGGGTGCCGGATTAATGCAATTAGTATTATATGGGAACATTTCTCAATATATTACTCTAAATCCTAATATTAATTATTATAAATATTCACATAATAAACATACTAATTTTTCAATAGAGCAGATTACTTTAACTCCCGAAGGTAGTGCAAATGCCGGATTTAAAAGTAGTACTGTACTTAATTTTAAAATAAAGAGATATGGCGACTTTTTATCGAATATTTTTTTAACCTTTAAAATTCCAGATATTTATTCAAATAATGAGCTTAAATTTAGATGGATTACTAATATTGGGTACAATTATATAAAAGAGGCGAGAATAAAAATAGGTAATAATATAATTGAATCTTTATATGGCGAATGGTTAAATATATGGGATGAATTAACTAACAAGGATGGTATTAAATATAATAAATTAATAGGAAATATAGATGAATTAATAAATCCTTATAATTTTGTTCCAAAATATACAGTTATTAATAACAGATTATATAACATCACATATCCTATATCTATTTATAGTAGTACTAATAATAATCCTAGTATAAAAGGAAGAAAGATACAAGTACCTTTGAACTTTTGGTTTACTAAAAATCCTTCGTTGGCACTGCCATTATTAAAAATGCAAAATATTGAAATATTATTAGAAATTGAAACAAATCCAAAAGGTTTTGACGGATTATATCAGGTATGGAGTAATATATTAAATATGTATGTAAGTCCCCTGTTATACGAAAAAGTACATTCAAAATCAGTAAATATAGATAATTTTGTAAGCCCTAATGATACATTATTTGATGTAAGAAACGAATTAATATGCTCATATGTTTATCTAGATAGTGTAGAAAGAAGTAAATTATTATTAAATACGCAGGATATTGATTATGTAATAAGTACACCAAAACGAACTCACGACCAATTTAGTGCAAACGAAACAACAAAAACAATTTCTATAACAAATGCTTCACATCATATTAAAGAATTAATATGGATTGTTAGGAGAATTGATGTTATAGATAATTTTAATAATTATACAAACTATACAGCGACACACGAATATAGCGAAAATATGGGAATATTAGACAATATAGAGATAAAATGGAATAGTACAATATCGCGCACTGATAATGATGCAGAATATTATAACCATATTGTACCTTATAAATATCACACAAACGTTCCGCGCACAGGTTTATACTGTTATTCATTTTCCTTATTTCCCGAAAAACAAGTTAGTGCAGGTTCTTATGACAATAGTAGAGTTACAACATCGCTAACTATAAAAACTAAAGAAACTCTTAAAAATAATAGTAAAGTAAATTATATTAATGATATATTATCAAGTTTAGGAAAATTTTATAGTCCTTTAGTGTATGAAATAGTTATATATGCTATGGATGTAAATGTATTACATATAACAAACGGAAATGCTGGTTTTAGATACAGTTAATTTATTTTTTATATTCTTTATTATTAATAAAAGAATTATGGATTTATTTACTATAATTATAATAATAGTTTTCGTATTTATAATTAAATATTTAATTGATACTATAAATTCCTTAAATTTAGAAATAAGAGAGATTAAGGAAAAATGTATAAGTAATAATAAAAATACATCATTTAAAGAAACAACAAATGTACCTAAAATAAGCATGAATGATATCATAAAGGGTATAACATATTTTAAAAATTATGTAGATGAACAGAAATACTAAAATTATATAAACATATATAAATAATATAAGCGTTTATAATGAAATGCCGAGGAAAAATAAAAAGAATGAAGTAAAATCTACAATAGATAAAAAGAAAGGATTGATGAATACTATGGTCAAAGATGTAGTTTTAGTAGAAAATGAAGATATTATATTGCAATTACCTATATCATCAAATGATATAAATAAAATAAATGTTAATGAAGAATTATTGGAGGCACCCAAACCTTATGAACCTTATTGTTATTATATTAATGAGACAAATGTCTATAATAATATACAAGATAATTTAATAATTGATCCCAATGAAAATAATACATATTTTAATAATGTCTGTGAAAATAAGGATAATACAGAATATATAAAAAATGGAGATAATATAAATTATAAGGAAAAAAACGATAATGAAAATATTATAAAATCTACAAATAATTGTTATTGGTGTTGTCACCAAATAAACGAAAGAATATATGGAATGCCTTACAAATATAATATATCTTCAAATACCTATATATTATTTGGAAATTTTTGCTCCCTAGAATGTGCGAATGCCTATAATTTTTCTTCACATTGCGGTAGTGATAAAGTGTGGGAAATAAACAGTTTAATACAGATGTTAAGTAAACATTTCGGGCATACAAAACCAGTGCGTCCCGCACCTTCGCGATTTTTATTAAATATTTTTAACGGTCCTTTAACAATTGATGAGTTTCGTAAGGGACATCTATCAAATGATAAAACACACCTTCTCAATCTTCCACCAATGATATCTACAACATATAATTATGAAATTGTAAATACATCATATCTAAAAAATATTACAGATAATATGAATAATAAAAATGAAGTCAAAAAAATTAAAAAATGATATAAAGCTTTTATAATTATTATTATTGTGATTAAATGAGCGAATTTAAAGAAGATATTTACTTTTCACCATACAGAGTATCTACTATAACGTGCAATGCGAATATAGGCAAGGATATTAATTTAAATCTTAAAATGTTATTTGATAATATTTTAATTGTAAATAAGGAAAATAGCGAAGCAGGTGTTGTATGGGTTCAATATATGAAGGAGGGAGAAGAATTAAATAGAGGAGAGTATCCTAAAAAAAGGAGAAAGAGTAAAAAGAATAAAATGAAAAAAAATCGTTTTGATAATCAAGTTACAATTATTTGTAAGAATAATGGTTATATGCCTAATATAAAAATATTTAAAAATGGAAATATACAATTGACTGGTATTAAAAATATTAATGATACTGAGGTTATTGTTAATCATATTATTTATAATATTGAAAACATCTATAATAATATTACTAAAGATATTATTAATAATCGATGTGAAAACTATGAATTAAACTTGAAATTTCAAAATTTTAAAATAAGAATGATTAATACAGACTTTAAACTATATTGTGATAGCGAATATAAAATAGGGTTTGGATTAAAAAGAAAAGAAATTCATAAATTATTTATCAGTAACCTCTATAATAATAAATGTTCATTTCAACCTGGTATTTATCAAGGAGTTAAATTAGAATATTTCTGGAATAAATGTAATCTTAATAAAAACGGTATATGTTCATGTCCTAAACAATGTTATGGTAAAGGAAAAGGTGAAAAAATAAATGAATGTAAAAAGGTAACCGGTGCTTTGTTTGAGAGCGGAAGCATATTAATTACAGGAGGAGTTTCTTTCGAACAAGTAAATGAGACATATAATTATATTTGTGAATTCTTAAAAAAACACAAAGATGTTATCAAGAAAACTCAACCTTCTGCTATTATGATGAACAACGAAACAGATGATATTGTGTTGCAAAATAAAGTTTCTACATATGCTGAAATTGATGAACATATTGTATAAAAGTATGTATATCTATATTTTTACATAATGTATATTATTATCTCATTTTTACTTTATAAGATTTATTATAATTATCATATAACATATAAATAATGAAGAGTTTTTGTTTTTTAACTAACCTATATTATACATCTGTAAGAGATTTATATTAAATTATTTATAGAAACTATAGTTTCATTATTTATACATTTAGATCTATAAATTAATTCAATACTTGAAGATGTATTGTCAAAACAAAAAATTTCATCAATTTTTTGACAATTTAATTTTAAATATTTTGGTATATTAAATGTCAAATCTCTATACGATTTTTTTGCATAATCTTCATTAACTGCTCTTCCGGTTTTAGCAATTCTTTCTTCTATTCTATTTTTTGCATTAGTATAATTATTATAGACAACGCATAAAACAACATTATAACCGTGATCTTTTATTCTAGATATAACAGTAGTATAATAATCTTCAAAATTAGTTCCTGTTCTATCAAATATAATGTTATAATTATTTTTCAAAGCATTATCATATAATTGATTATTAATTTTATTTGCTTCACTATATTTTGTTCTGTCTGAATAAAAAAAATTCTCTAAAACATCGTCGGGACTTACTATTACATAATCATCTAATTTTTTTTTAGTTATATCTAATACAATTTTTATCCCTGAAGTTTTTCCACTACCTGGGCCTCCAACCATAATAATAGCATTTTTATTGCGTTTTATATTTAGTAATTTATTATTTATATATTTATCTATATCTTCCTGTGTAGGAACAGAAGAAAGATTTTTAGGCGATAGTGGTGAAGTGTTTTTAGGCGATAATGATGAAGTTTTTTTAGGCGATAGTGATGAAGTGTTTTTAGGCGATAATGGCGAAGTTTTTTTAGGCGATAATGATTCTATAATTAGATTCTTAGTCAAAGTTTTAAAAGGCATTGGTTAATATATATTTAGATAATATATATTATTTTCTATTAAAAAATAATTTAATAATTTTACTGCTTTATTAGTAGTTTTATATTCAATATATGACTTAGGTAATATTCTTATGTTACGACAGGACAGATACATCTGGAACATCGTGAAAACTTTGATTTGCGTCGTAGCAGCTAAAATTATAATTATTTTCTATTCCATTATTCACTGTATATTTTTTATATTTGCTACTATTTACACTATTATTACCTGGTCTGTTACCAGAAGGTATGTGATGACTAGCATAAAATTGCGAAGCGTATGCTACTGCATCAGGTTCGACAGGAGGCATTTTATAACTATTACCCCAAGGTTTTTTATCAAATAAGACATCTCCAGTATATAAACCCGCATTTTTTTGCTGTGGAGGAGCATATACTTCGTCATTATCTAATACGGCATATTCTAATCCTTTTATCATTATTCTATTATATTAAATAGATATTATTATATAAAGATAAATTTTAATTATTAAATTAAAATGAGTAATACTAATAATGGTTCGAAAAAAAGAAAAGTCGCTAATTTTATAAAAGATGGGATGGAGTCAAATGATATAAAAAATTTAGTCCAAGAAGTTATGTTATATATGACAGAAAAGAAAAACTCTTTTTCTTCTCACGAAGAATTATTAAATTCTATGAAATCTTCAATAGAGGGTTTATTATTTTTTGAAGAGAGATATCCTATGTTATATGCTATGGTTACAAAAGAAGAAGGATTTGATTATGCAAGTTTAGAATATTTTTTAAATATGAGAAATAAAATTATTAAAAATGAATTATCTGTCGAAGATGCTTCTAAAGAGGTTGGTCAGGTTTGGTTTGATAAATATTACAAAAATCCTAAAAACGAGTAATAAAATATATTTATTTTTATAAAATATATTATAATATCTAAAATATATTTAGATGATAATTGAACTTTTTGTAATATCAATATTTATAGGCATTTCTATAGGAATTATAGGCAGTGGTGGTAGTATATTATTTATACCCGCCCTTATGTATTACAATTTAACTTTTCAACAAGCAGTTGCAATTTCTCTATTTCTACATAGTATTCCCAATGCATTACCCGGACTATATTTATATTATGAAAAAGGACATTTAGATTTACAAGTTGCAGCAATTGTAACTGCAGGTTCAATAATAGGTATAACCATAGGTTCATATTTTGTAATTGAAGATTATATTAATATTAACGTATTATATAGATTTTATACTTTTATTTTAGCTTTAACCACAATATATATGTTATATTATTATTGTTGATGCAAAATATTCATTAAAAAAATAAAAATTGATATAAGCGTTTAAATATATATATTTTTTAACAAAGTATATTATGAATAGCGAAGTGCTAATTTTCAACGTCCCCCCTAAAAACCTTAAGGAATTAATTGTCAACATCTATAATTGCCACGATAGTAATTCTACATATGCCAATACACTAATCTCAATATTGAAAAAATATCACTTCTGGCCCAATATTAAAGTTAAGAAATTTAAAAACAATGATGATTTAGTTCTTCTCCATAATAATTATAAAATGGGAGCAAATGCAGGTGAGTATAAAGAACTTTACGAAGAATGTAGAAGTATTGTTCTCGATTTCACATTGTCTTGTAACAATAATGTTGTTGTAACTTATGCTAACTCTGTTCCTCGAAGAATTAGTTACGAAGAATATATGTCAACTTTGTATAATGAAACAGATAAATGCTATGAGGCGTATGATGGTACGATTATTACTGTTTATAATTATAAAAACAAATGGTATTTTGGAACTTCAAGTTGCCCAGATGCAAATAGTTCAAAGTTTTCGCACCCTACAAAATCACACGGTTTAATGTTTGACGAAGTTCTCTATAAGTATTATAGTCGATATCAAGAAATCCTTAATATGTTACACGGACTAACTCAGGAAGAAATTTCACAAAAACTTCGCGAAATGTTTGTTTCTAATTTAAATATCGAGGATGCTTACGAATTTGTTTTAATTCATAAAGAAAATAAGCATATTGTAGATTATACAGATGTTCTCGGGGAAGATTACAAAGAATTAGTGCATATTAATACTAAAAATAGAACTACTCTATATGAATACGATAGTAATAGTTCATCTATTCAAGAGCTATTTAATCTAGGTGTTAAATATCCTTCGTTCTTCAGTCAAGTAGTTGATGGTAATAATTATATTAGTAATAATATTACTTATGGACTAATTATTAAAAAGAATGTAGGTCAAGGAGTTACGAAGTTATATAAAATCTCTTCAAATTACATTAATCATCGCGAAGAAACTGATCCGTGTCACCCTAATCTATGGATGAATATTCTAGAAGTTTATATGAAAAATAAGCAAAATTATACAATCAAGGATTATATTGCAACTTATAGACCTAATATTCAACTGCCTATTGATAATAATGGAAAGGAAATTGATCCTACATACCTAGTTCATACTATCATTTCAACGATCAAAGATAGTTTGTATGGTTATTATAAATCAACGACTACTTATAATCCAAAATATAAAAGATTTAAAATGATTAAGGAACTTGATAAGCAATTTGCACCAATTATTCAATATCATTTGGCACAATTGAGAAATCTTCAAACAAATATTTTTAGTAAAAAACTAATTACTTCTTCTAATATTTACTATTATTTATGTCAATGCAATGATGTAAAAAATATTAAAACTCTTATCCAATTCTTCGCATCTAATTCAATTAATGAAATGCAACCTAGAACATCAATGTGTTTTGCTATAATGAATAGTCTAATTTCATAAAATCTAAAATATATTAATTATAATAGAAAGAATATAGAAAATGTACAATACTTATTCTACACAGGCGTGGGTATATATGTTAATAAGTATAATTTTAACAATTATTTGTATATCGCTAAATATATATGTTCAAGGAGCAGGATTATATTTATTATTATATATACTTTTTATATTTATAATATTTATAACAGCATATAATATAACATGTTTAACAAAGGGAGAATGTAATACATGGGGATGGATAATAAGTTTAATGTCTCTAGTACCTATGATATTAGTAACAATAATTTTAATTATTTTAGCAATGTCTAAATCATAAATATTTTTTATTTTTTAAAAATTGATATATAAGATAGAATATATTAATATATTAATAGAATGTTTCACAATTATAATTTTGACCCTTCAGACCCTTCAAATAATCACAGTTTTGAAATTCATAATATTGATTTATCTATTGTAAGTGGTATTAGAAGAATAATAATGACAGATATTCCTAACATCGGCGCAATTGGTGAAAAACTCGAGAAGGAAGAACCTACAGTAAATGTAAAATTTAATTCTGGTGCTCTTCACGATGAATTTATTATTCACAGAATAGGTCTAATTCCTATTTGTATGACTGCGGATGAAATTGAAAATTATGAAGATAATTCGCTAGTTCTAGAATTAAATGTAAATAATACTACTAATAAAAAAATAGATGTTAGGACTTCTGATTACAAGGCTTCTTTAAATGGAGTTGAATTGAGTGAAAAAAAATTAAAAGAATTATTCCCACCAAATAAAGTTTCTAAAGAAAATATATTGATTACTCGCCTAAGACCCGGAGAACATTTGCATTTAACTGCTGACATTGTTAAAAGAACTGGTCGTGATAATGCCTCGTTTAATCCAGTATCATTAGCGAACTTTTCATATATTCAAGACCCAGTTGAAGCAAAAAAATGCGATAATATTTTGGATAAAGAACGTGCATATTACAAGAATAATTACGGAGATCCTATTAAGTTTAAATTTGATATTGAATATATAAATGTAAATATGGGACCTAAATATTTAATTCCCAAATCATTGGATATTATTACATCAAAATTAAATAATTTAATGCAAGAATTGGTGAATATTGAGATATCAGAATTAGTAAAAATTCAACAATTTCAAGATGTTAAAGAAACATATGAATTTATTATTGAAAATGAGGATGATACATTGGGAAATATTATACAATCCTATGTACATAATAAATATGTAAGAGAAAGCAATAGTATTGATAATATTTATTGTAAATTTATAGGATATATTTGCCCACATCCTTTAAAATCGATTATGATAATTCGTATTACTTTAGATAATGTAGAAGATCGCAATATGTTCATATCTTTTATGGAAAAAGTATGTAAAGAGATTATTGAAGATATTGTTTCTATTAAAACGAAATGGAATAAATTTGCTTTAAATAATAATATATCATAATTTATATTATTATATATTAAAAGAAGAGTAATATTATTCTATAATGTCTATTGAAATTGATGATTACACATATAAATACGAAGATGAAGATTTAGATGATATTGAGTATTTAGAAATAATGAGTTTAGACGATATAATAAAGGATAACCCTTCTTTTATTGCATTATCTGAAAATGATATCCTCGATAATTTATCTAATATGTTTTTAAACAATAAAAAGGCAAAAAATGTAACAAAATTATTTTATGAGATTATAAATGATATAAATGAGAAAAGAGGTGTGTTAGATAATTATGATAATTATATATTTAATGCAGAAGTTGAAAAAGAAAAAAACGATGTAAATGAAATAAAAGAACAGGAAGATGCTTCGTATTTTAATAAATTAGAAAATAGAGAGTTTAGTCAATATATTAAAGCAAAAGATAAGTATTTTTTTTGCATAAAATATAATAACGAATCTACTAATATTCGCTTTATGAATGATAAAAAAATAAATATATCATTAGAACCTTATCACAATAATGAGTTTCCCATATATTATCCTGTTTTTCCAACTGATGAAGTAAATATTCCTATAATATCTGCATATTATAAAATACCGAAATCTACTATTAGTGATAAAATATATGAGAAGATTACAGATTATTTAATTAATAGCAAAAATATAAATTTAAAGAATGCAAATAATTATGATAATACGAAAGATTTAGTTAAAGATGTAAGACCTGATATTCATCATATAATTAAATATATGAAAGAAGATGAAAGGAATGATTTTAATTTAGATTATAAAAATATAGATGCTATATTTAAAAAGTTTGGTAAATCTCTTGATTTAATTAATCAAAAGGATTGTGATATTTTATGTGATTATATGATATCTGTTACAGAATACGAGAAGGAACGAAAAAATATATTTAGACGTATTAATATTAAGAAAAGTGACATATTGAATAAGAAACTGGTATTTTTTGATAAACTAAAATCTATTATAAACTTATTAGATTTAAAGGAAAGTACCATAAATTTTCTAGGAAAAACTAAAATTATATTAGAAGAACATCTTTCTACAATTGCGGTAACAGATGAATTAGTAAATTTAAATAATTTAAATATAAACAAGTTAATTTTGCATATTAACCAAACAGAAGAGGGAGATGTTCTTCAATTATTAACTAATATTAAACAATCAATGCATATAGCAAATATTAAAGATACTATTATTGAAATAGATAAAATATTAAAAACTGTAGATAAAAAACCAGAAATTATTAAAAATTATGAAATATTAAAACATAAGTTTGAATATTCGAGAAATCATATTTTTGACTATGATAAAGATGGTAAACATTACTTAATATCATATCGCGAAGTAAAAGAAATTAAGGAGGGAAAATATAATGATAACTACGAAGGTATTCCATTAGATAATATGGAAGATACTATAAATGTAGATGATCAAGATAATATAGCGCATGAAGTATATGATATTAAATATGTTATTGATACTATAGATATTAATAAGTATTTAACGAATATTAATTACAAAACAGAAGAGGGTTTTATAGACGGTATTAAAAACGTGCTTCCTGAATTAACAGAAATTAGTAAAATGTGTAATCTAGAAATAGATTATGATATATTATGTAGCGAATTATTTAAATATAATAGAAGTATTCCTTCTAGAAAAAATATATATATAAAAGAGTTTAAGGATAGAAATGTTGAATTGAATAAGACACTTTTAAATATATTAGAAAAGGTACCTCCTAAAAATATTTTAAATATAAATGGATTAGTCAATGAATTAGACAGAGATACTCTTGATATTATATTAATTGCTACTAAAGAATGGTTATCGTCTATAAAAGAATTGTTTATACATGCGATTTCATTCTGGATATTAAATGTTCAAGAAAAAATATTAGATGATACTTTTCCACTCGATGAAAATTATTTAAATGATAATTATATAGTTAATTGGTATAAATATGGTTCACCTTTTAATAATTTAAAAAAGAGCGAAGAGAAAGGAGTTCTCCCATATATAATAAATATTGCTAAGGAGTATTTAATAAATAAAAATGAATTATCTATAAATGCTGATAATTTATTGAAAGATACTATTAAATTTATTGAGGATAAATACACACCTTATTTAGAAAATATGAAAAGTAAATATGAATTGTTAAAAAATAAAAAGAAAGAAATGCGAGGTTTAATAGAAAAAGAGAAATTTAAAAATTTACGTGATAATAAAATATGCGTAAAGAACGTAAATTTGTGTAAAGAACAACACGTGAAATCTCTATTATATATGCCCGATATAGATTATGTAAAAATACATAAATTTTTACATGGGTGTTGTTTAAAAAAACTAGATGATACTTTTAGCGATGATATTGATTTAAAAAATGCTAAGAGAAAGGATTTAATTGCGTGGAAAAAAGAATTCGCTAAAAAAAGAATGACAAATAAAACTCGCGAATTAAGATTTATACCAGAAAAAGTCAATAAAGATAAGGCTGTTGTAAAAGAATTAGATAGTATTTTTAAAGAAGATATAACTTATGATATAAAATATTCAAATATATTATCATTATGGTTAGATGAAATGAGAGAAAAACAAAATAATATTCTTCCTGTCAAAGTTATAGATGATATAGAATTTAATGCAAAAAAAATAGATATTGCTATTAAAAACAATTTAAATATATTAGCGAAAACATCTAAAAATTTAAAAAACGATAATTTTATAAACGGTTTTTATAAAGATAAAATAAAATATAAGAGCATAATCCTCTCTATTATAAAAATATTAAATAATTATTCAAAGAAAAAAGATAATATCGAATTAACATTATTAATTGATATATCAATAAAAGATTTACGAAATATTATAATAGATTTAAATAAATTAAATAGTATATTGGTAGAAGATAATGAAATAGACACAGAGAGAATTAATAGATATATAGTGAGTAGAGCATTATGCTGCCCGTTTAATCCCGACGAATTAGTTAATGGGTCTCTGTCTTCTCATATTATTAATAATAGTACAATACAAGAATTAGCAAAAAATATATATACTGATATATTAAAAATAATTGAACTTACTTTTCCAACTGCAGAAGAAAATATTAATTTTTTAAATGAGCAACGTGAAAAAAATAAACAGAATAAAATAAATATTTTAAACGACAAATCTGTTGAGGAGAATTTATTAATAAAAGAATTAAAAAAAGCAGGCATAAAACATAAAATAATGAATGAAAAAAAAGAAGAGGTTTTTGAAATTGAAGAGGAAAATCCTACAGATGACGCAAGACCTGATAGTAAATTGTTTGACGATATATACGACGATGATATTGACGCTATTAATAAATATGATGATGAACATAAACTAGGGACTTACGATGATGATAGTGATGATGAGTTAATGTTGACAGAAGATATGGGTTTTATATATAATTAAACATTTTCTCCAGAACCATATACCTTTTCTGGTTCATCTGATTTTAATTCTTTAGGTGGAGCGGTTGATATATTTACAAGTGTAGCACCTGGAGTATCTTTTTTTCCTCCACTCAATCTTTTAGCGACGTTAGCATTTCCTATAATACCGTTTAATTGAATTGGAATATGTCTATCTACATCTGTAAAACATTTTGCAACTTCAATTTTAAATTTTACAGGAATTTCTTCAAAAGAACAATCTTGTATTAAATTATCATATTTTAATGATAATAAATTAAATGTTTCTTTTGATACAGTTCCGTCACAAGCTTCTATTTCTTGAGATAACAACATAAATTGTTGGGATAATTTTTTAAATATTTCAAATTTTTCACTTGCTTTAATACTATTTGTAAGAGACATAATTAATACACTTACGGCATTAACAATGATATTAGGTATTTTTATAGAATTTGCATCTTCACTAATACTATTTATTATACACATAGTAGAACTAGTTAATACAAGAGGAATTGCAAAACAGAATTTTACAAAACTCCAATGTGAAGATGCTTTTGTGCAAAGTAGTGTCATTGATTCGCACTTATCTAAAAGTTTTTCAATATTATGCATAATTTTTTTTAGTTTATCTAATAATATAACATTTTTTTATTTGAATTATTATATTAGAAGATAAAGTGTATGAATATAGAGGTGAAAACTAATGATTGGATTCTTCCAAATAGAATAGGTTATAATAAATTCATATATAATACATTTCATCCATCTAAATATAGCAAGAAGAAGATAGAATCGTCATGTAATTGTACAAAAGATAGTTGTGATTTAGATGTATCAAAGGTGTCCCTATTTCCACAACAAAGAATTATTAAAGATTATATGCAATTTGATAGTCCATATAGAGGCATCCTTTTATATCACGAATTAGGTTCTGGTAAATCTGCAGCATCAATTGCAGCAGCAGAAGGATATATTAATAGAAAAAAAATAGTAATTATGACACCTGCATCATTGTCGCAAAATTATGAAAATGAATTAATGAAAATATCTACTATTGGTTTAAATTTAAAGAAATCCTGGACATGCTTAAAAGTAGACAAAGGAAATGCTAATATGATACAAGAATTGAAAAAATACGCAATTCAAAAACAAATAATTGGCAAAACAGGTAGTGTTTGGGTCCCTCTATATAAAGGAGATATAGATGGTGCAGAAATTATAATTAATAATATTAAATATACTGATTTAAGTTCTAATTATAAAGAAGAAATTAATAAAACAATAACACATATAATAAGGAATAGATATAGATTTATAAATTATAATGGTTTGACAAAAAAATTAATAGATGAGTTGGAAAAAGATGGAAACCCTTTTGATGATACATTTATTATAGTAGACGAGGTTCATAATTTTATAAGTAGAATAGCAAATGGGTCAACATTAGCAATGAGAATATATAATTTTTTAATTAATGCTAAAGATATTAAAATGGTATTATTATCTGGTACTCCTATAATAAATCAACCTTACGAAATATCATTTTTAATAAATTTATTAAGAGGACCTATGGTAACACATAATATACCAATTTTACATGGTACTACTAATAAAAAGAATTTAGTAGAAAGAATAAAAGATAGTGAATTATATAGTTATATAGATGAAATATATCAAAATGATAAATATGTAAATATAATATTACTACCACAAAATTATAGAAGAATAGATTATAATTCTTCTCTTATTGTTAAAAAACCTTGGGATAATGAAGAAAGTTATATTTTAAAGGAATTAACAAATAAAATAAACGCAGAACCTGTGATAAAAAAAATAGAAAATGCGAGCATAAGTAAGATAGACCCTAAAAAACCTTATATAATAGTAACAAATGGAATAACGGGTTCGCAAAAAACAAAAATGGCGGAAGAAATAGTAAATTATTTAAAATTAAAGAATGATAATGTAAAAATAATAATAGACGATTTAATAAGAAATAATAAGGAATATAAAAAGAGGGTTCTTGAAATAATCAAAAAGGTTAACGCTGAATGTAATAATAGAAAGGTTTGTATAGAAGATAAATATAAAAATCCAGATGAGAAATTATTAGATTCTTTTGAAAAGGCATACTTTGATATAAGGAAGGGTGAAAATTGCACTGAAGATTATTCAAACTCATGTGATAAGTTAAATGATTTAAATTTAGAAAATGCATTAAAAGAAAATAAAAATATAATATTTGAAACACAGGGTTTAAATGTACCTTCGTGGTTATTATCTCATCCGTATCTTAGAGAAAATTATAATATAATATTTGGTTATTCTCTTGCACCTATTAAAAAAGTAGTTGATGTAATAATTTCAAGAGCGATGGCAAACATTAAAAAATATGAAAAAGACCCTATTAAAAATCCCGCTCCTAGATTTCCCAGTGTTAACAAAACAAAGATTAAACAGAATATTGTCAAAATAATGAATACATTAAAATTTTTGAGAAATAGTTGTATTGATAATATTAAATATTTAGAATGTGGTAATAAAAAGATAGATAAATTGCTTGTATACAATAATAATACTGAATTTAAACTTGATTTAGTGTATGATAGTAAGAATAATATAAATGAAGAAGAATTTGCAAATATTATTAAAAATATTGTTAGAATAGACGAAGATGAAGAAGGTCTTAAATTATCTTTAAAACATAAAAGAACTGTAGATTATGTTTTTCCTATTAAACAAGATGAATTTAATAATATTTTTATAAATAGCAAGGACCCTGAAGATATTAAGGTAATTAATCAGGATTTATTTAAAAGAAGAGTATTAGGAATATTAAGTTACTATAAAACAACTGGTTCTGAATTATTTCCGAGATTATTACCTGAAAATATAAGATACATTTATATGACTAAACATCAAATGAAGAAATATGTTGAAGTTAGAAAAAAAGAAATAGATATGGATGAAAGAAAGAAAAAGTTTGCTAATAAAGGCGGTGCTGATACTAGTTCTGTTTATAGGGCTTTTAGTAGATTAGTATGTAATTTTGCATTTCCAGAAGAAATTGTAAGAGAGTTTCCGCAAGATATCCGATTATTAAAAAAGAAGGAGTTATCTCAAAATGACGATGATAAAAATAGCGATAATGATGATGAAGTTGGTATAGATATAAATAAAGAAGTTGCTGCTGAATATGAATTAAAATTAAATAATGCTTTAAAGGAATTGAGAAAAGGAAAATATCTAGATATTAAGAATTTAGAAGAAAATTATAGTCCTAAATTTGCTCAAATGTTAGAAGATATTAACACATCTCCAGGAAGTGTATTAGTATATTCACAATTTCGTGTAGTAGAAGGTTTGGGAATATTCAAAGAAGTTTTAAATAGACAAGGATATATTGAAATAAATATAGTAAAAAATGAAGAATATGGATATATATTTGATGACCCAGATGTATTTCATAAAAAATACGACAATAAGAGATATGTTGTTTTTAATTCTGACCGTGTAAAAACGAGTATATTAATGAATATATTTAACGGCGACTTTACAGACCTGCCAGAAAATATAAAGAATAGTCTTCCAAATAAAGGCGTAGGTATAGACCAACGATATGGAGAACTAGTTAAAATTATGATGATTACTCAATCTGGTGCGGAGGGTATTTCTTTGAAAAATGTCAGAAGAGTTTTAATAACAGAATATTTTTGGAACTCTGTTAGAATAGACCAGGTAATTGGTAGAGCTGTTAGAACTTGTAGTCATATGTCTCTTCCTGTTGAAGATAGAAATGTTGGTGTATATAAATATATTATGAAATTTACAAAAGAACAAATATTGTCTAATCCAACAATTCGAAAAAAAGACAATGAATTAACAACTGATGAACATATATTAATCAAGGCTCAAAAGAAAGAAGGATTGATAAAGACATTTTTAGATATGTTAAAAGCATCTTCTATAGATTGTATCATACATTCTGAAATAAATAAACCTCTAGAAAATGGATATAAATGTTATAATTGGCCAATAAATATCAATAATAACAAATTTTCATACACTCATAATATAGAGGATGATAATAAAATACAATTATATAAATTATATGAAAGAACTAATAAAAATAAAGGAAAAGTTGTATCGCGTGATGGGAAAAAATATATACTATTAAATGATAAATTATATGATTATTTTAGTTATAAAAATGCCGGAGTATTATTATCTGTTTAACATATAAATAATAAATTATAGTAAATAAGAAGCGTAAATATTTTGTATAATTATATTAATGAATAATACAATATCTTTAGATATTGATAAAAAATGCATTTGCAGATATAATAATTTCAAATTATGCAATCGTAATATAAATGGTGTAGAGTTTTGTAGATATCATAAGAATACAAAAAATTGTTATATACATAAAATATTTTACGATGTTTTTAAAAGTAAAAATGAAATAAATATAAATGATTTATATGAATTATATAAATATCTTAATAATATTAATTATCTATTTATTAAAGAACTATATATAGAATTATTGCAAAATATTCCATATAAAATGCTATGTAATATAGCAGATAATAGTAATTATAATATATTCAAGAAAAATAATTATAGTAGTAAAATGGAAAAATATATTTTTTTATATGAAATAAATAAAAATACTTATGATTTAGAAAATAATAATATATATATATCAAGTCTAATAAAAATACAAAGAAAAATAAAAAATAAGCAAATAATTAAATATAACCCTAATGACGATACTTATATGAATAATGAAGAATTATTTACTGGAGAAAATACATGTGATATACCATATGAAAGACTTTTCATATTAAAAAATTGCAGAGGTGAAAAATACATATTTGATGCTATTGAATTAGAATATTTTATTAGAACATGTATAAATAACAAACAGGATCCTTATAATCCTTATAATAGAGAATTATTAGATAATAGTATTATTAAAAGTTTAAAAAATTTTATCAAATATCATAATCTACATATAAAAGAAAATGAATATAAATGGGAAACTAGTATGCACGCATTTACAGATTTGGCGATAGAAATAGAAAGACGTGGATTTTATAATAGTCCTGAATGGTTTAAACCATTAACAAATGTAGATTTTTTAAAAATTATAAAGTATTTTAAGTTGTTTTCAAGTAGTATTCCAGAAAATGTTACATATTTTAATAATATAACAGAAGATACCTTAATATTTGATTTTTGCAAAGATGCCATTAAAATGTTTAGAGAATGCAATGAAGAATTATACATATTGTGTTGTAATTTTATAAAATCATTAGCTATGTGTTCTAATAATTTTTATGAAAATATGCCTACGTGGTTAATAGGTGGTTCAGGTAGTATAAATATAACAAATCCTAATAATATTGCAAATATTCGCATAAATACAAGTATTGAAACATTATTAGAATTTATAAATAGAAGTAGTTTAAATGAATTAGAAAATAATTTTTTATTATATTATTATGTAGAACATATTTAAAGTTGACAATGAATAATTATGATATTAAATATACCCCTGATTTTGCATATACACCTATTAATCCAAATATAGTAATGAATAATATAATTGAAGAAAAACAAAAAAATACATATGATATATATATAAATAAATTTAAAACTGCTTTTTATGGGTTTTTTTTATTTATTACACTATCTCTTCCTGTAGCATATAAAATTATAGATATGATAGCAAAAATAATATCAAATAATATAGAACTTTATGATTTAAATACAGATGAACCTTCTCCATTAGGACGTGTAGTAATGGGTTTAATATTTTTCGTATTAATATTTATATTATAAATATAATTTTTACTTCTTCTTATTTACTACCTTTTTAACAGCAGGTTTTACAGGTTCTGGTTCTGGTTCTGGTTCTGGTTCTGGTTCTGGTTCTGGAACCGGAGTTGGCACATCATCAACTTCCTCCTCTTCCTCCTCCTCCTCCTCCTCTTCTTCCTCCTCCTCATCATCTTCTTCTTGTTTAATTACTTTTTTGTTATCTGCAACAACAGCAGATACTTTCTGTACAGGTTTATTAATTACTTCAGTATCTACATCAATATCATCATCATCGTCTTCTACATTTTCATCATCACTATCCTTTACAAATGTAAGTTTTGAAGAATTAATTTTTTGGAACTTCGCAGATACAATCTTCCAACTGCATCCAAACATTCCAGCAGAGAACCAAATGCCATTTAGTTGGATAATAAATTGAGCCTTTCCACCTTTAAGACTTGAAACATACTCTTTAAAATCGATTTCTCCATTATCCATATCATATGCATCAAAGTCGAATCTATCTTCTAGAGAATTATAAGGAATCTTTGCCTTAAATGTAGGAGGATATTTATCAGCATACATTCCTGTTTCTTTATCCTTGTCGCGGCGAACAATACGACTGAACATATTTGATACAGTTCCCTTGTTTCCATCAAAATTATTCTTAAACCATGCTACACGATTGACAAATGCATCTTCCATAATTTTATTTTCAAGTTCAATAAGTTTATCGTGAAATGTTTTAATTTTAGGATTTTCATCGATACCCTTAAAAGATACTGTAATATCAAACTTTTGAGTTTCATCTTTACTCTTAGGATCGTCTTTGATAAACTGCATATTATCATTTACACCATAAGGAATATTTAGTAGAGGAGTTTGCATATTAACTTTAGAACCTTGATAATTTACATAAACAGATTTTGCACCTGATTTCATAATTTTCATTTCTGAGTACTTAATCTTTTCGACATTGAATTGCTTGGGGAGTAGAACGTTCATTGTTGTATATATATATTAATTAATCTTTATATAGACTATCAATTTTTATTATTTATATCATATTATTTTTTTAAATTAAAAAAAGTAGATACGAATTTGGTTTCAACGCAAAATAAAATATGTAGAAATTGTCCTAAAATAAATAAATAAATAAATATTAAAATTACATTAATTTTAAAAAAATATGATATTATTACTGCTCCTATAAATGTCATAATAATATCAATTATTGCATAATCAAATACTCTAATAGAGTGTATACCTTCTCTTGGAAGTCCTAATATATCTTTGTATTGGGAAAAAATACACATAATACTTATATAATATATAATATAATATTCTAATTTATTATCTAATTTCGAATGAAGATACAATGAGACAATTAACTAGATTTTTTGTAATACTAAATTTATTGTTAGTATCATTTGCGCATAAAGAATACATTTCGTTATACATATTTTCTACATAATAATTATATGCATTATCAATTCCGTAAGAAAGTAGGATATTATTAATATCATATACTGATAACTTATTTATCCCATTTTCAATAAAATTATTTAAGTCTTGATTTAAGATATCTTTGTTATCGTGACAATTGTTATTATTATAACAAATATCATCGTATATATTATTGCAAATATCAAAAATGCTCTCGTGAATAATATCTTTCATAAAACATTCGAACATCTTATAATTACTATAAGTAAAATAAAAATAGTCTTTATCAATTTTTATTATTACACCAACCGAAAAGAAAAATGAGACAAGATTATTTATTTTTATATATCCTAAAACTATGTTTTAGGAAATTTGTTAAATTTTCTCTATTTATTTTGATAGTTATTATATTTTTTATTACAACATAGAAGAAATACAAAAACAACTAAAACAAATGCTGAAATATTATACTATTTATTTGAACACAATATATTCTTATTTGATCCATAACAAATCAATAACGGAAAATTGACAACAATTGAGATAATGTCTTACTACCAAAAAGAAGCAGAAAACATTATGAAAGAAATTGATGATACGCCTTTCTTATAAAATATCATTTGTGATGATGATATGCGTGATTTTATAAAATAGATTTTCAAAAAAGGGAATTAAAAATAAAAAATTTATTTACTTTATATTAAATAATAAATACAATATACTATTATACACAATACTTAAAAATGAATGAATTTCAACCGATTAATATTGCTGATGGTAAGGAATAAATTATTGTTATCAAGAAAACAAAAAAGGTTAAATCTGAATTATTAACTAAAAAGGTTGAATTAATAATTAAAGATAAAGAAAAAATGTATTTATTAATCAAGTATTTCGTAAAGATATATTGGCAAATATGTTGGCAAACACAAAATTAACAGATAAAGAATTATTTGATGTGATCATATGTCTAAATATGTAACATAAAAATAATAATATTATTGAGACGATTCGCGACTCTTGCTTTTACTATGTGATTAGAATTATTAAACAAATTTTTTTCGTGATTGAGAAGAAGTTCTTTTACTTGAGAAGCTGTCTTCTTTTTCTATAAGACATAGTTCGTTAATCGCGTCTGTTAATATAGCACTACTATTTAATGAACGCAAATCCAATACTCTAAGTAATGGATTATAATATTGTGAACTTTCTAACTTTTTTCTGCTAAACTTGCTGCCAAATATCATACCTTCGCCTACATTTTTTTTAACAGGCATTATAAATGGAGTATTTTTACTAAATGGTGTAGGGTTTTCAACATAAATACGCGAATCCTTATCTTGTAAATTATTATACCATAGCGAATAATTATATTCACCTATTCTATTTTTGACAGGCAATGCTTCAATCTTTATCTCTACATTATGATCATCATTTATATTATTCGAATTTAAGAAAGTTTTATGATCTAAAGCATCTAACGCGTATATTTTATTCTCGCTTTTTACATATAATAAAGGGTGTGTATGTTCCCAAGTAATAATATTTATTTTATCAATAGAAGGGAAAAGCGTATTTTCCATAAATGACGAAGATTGACCTTGCGATATTTGTTGCGAAAAAGAACGCGATAATTTTTTAAAGGACGATGATTTAAAACCACCCATCTGCGATTTAAGGTGTTTATTTAATTCAAATTTTTTATCTTTCCAATACTTATTATTTAATGAAGTATTGGTTATTGCTGTACCATAACCATAATACTTAAAAATCATAAATTCATCATCGAGTTTATGATATTGAAGATATATTTTTAACATAACATGCAATAATACTTCGTGTTCTCTACAATCTCCGAAATATAGGTTTCTTATATTAGTATTAGACATACCTTTAGTTGCCAAGGATTTAAAAGAGTCTTTCTTAAAACATTCAGCTACATGTAAATTATTTAGATAATCCCAATAAGAAAACATGTATATTATACTTGTATTTAATCGCAGCTGTATCCATTGAATTATTAATTCAATAATATTTGATTGTAAATATTCTGTTGTTATATTTCTAGGCGTTTCACCCAATAACTTTAAATTTTCTAATACTTCTGTAAAATACTTTATATCATATTTATCAATAATAAAATTAGGTACTCTTCCCCCATATTCAATGTTATTATTTAAAAACAACCCCTTATCTCCAACACATGCCTTCAAATCATATATTGTTGCGTGTTTATCTAAAAAATTTATTATTTCTTTTTCAGAAGATAAAAAGGTTTTCATAATTCTAATATCTAATAAATATAAATATTATAAATATAAATATAAATATAAATATTTACTAATATTTTATAAAAAATGATAATTTTATATATATTAAATAATAAAAAGATGTCAAGATTAGTAAAGCAAATTGTAGATGAATTGATGGATAAATTAAAAAACGCTGAACCAGAGAATGTTATTAAGATTATAAGAGAAATCAGATATGATATTGAATGCGAGAGAATAGAACAATGTAATTTCGATAAAGAAAAATAAAATTATATACTATTTAAAAAATATTATAGTAAATTATTTATAGAAATGATAATTTAATTATTTATACATTTAGATCTATATATTAATTCAATACTTGATGATGTATTGTCAAAACAAAAAATTTCATCAACATTTTGACAATTTAAATTTATATATTTTGGTATATTGAATGTCAAATCTCTATAAGAACTTTTTGCATAACCTTCATTAACAGCTCTTCCTGTTTTAGCAGTTCTCTCCATTATTCTATCTTTTACATTGGTATAATTATTATAGACAATACATAAAACTACATTATATCCTTTACCCTTTATTTTAGATATATCATTATTGTAATACACTTCAAAATTAGTCCCTGTTCTATCAAATATAATGTTATAATTATTTTTCAAAGCTTTTTCATATAATTGTTCATTAATTATGTTAGCTTTATCATATTTTGGCTTTAAGATAATAAAAATAAATAATCTTGTCTCATTTTTCTTTTCGGTTGGTGTAATATTCATAATATTCATAACGGGTATGTATCTGGAAATATTTCTAAATGTTTTTTTATGATATTATCCATTTCAAGTAATTCTTTACTAGACGAGTTATTTTCTATAATTTTTCTTGATTCTAGACTAATCAATTCTTTTTCAAAGTTAATTCCTAACGTCTTAATAATTTTAATATAATTATATAATATAAATAATTTACGCAATAGAGGATTAGAATATCCAGACCTATTCTTGTATCTTATACTATTATTTAGAATTTCTATATAATCTAACAATATAAACTCTATAAAATAGAGTTGAAACTTATCTGATTGCTTATTAAACATATCTAATACATATTGTGTAAATTTTTTGCTAAACTCACATGATAGAGTAAGTGTATCAACACTCTTATCTGTAGGGATATTATTCTTTAAACAATTGAATATACGAACCGAATAAATTTCAGCGCGATTTTTATTATTCGTGTTAATAATATTCTCATTTTCTCTAGCTAACTTACAGATATTGTATATCTTCATACATTCATTTTTTTCTTTTACATTTTCAAATGCCTTTTCATTGGCGAAGAGAATTTGCATTACAAGCGAACTATCCATATTTAAAGGATGTAAATACAGATATATCAAAAAATATCATTTTTTATATTTATATAAAAAATTTAGCACTAATTTTTAAATATATAAAAATTATTATAATAATATTATATAATAAATACTACGTATTGATTTGACAATTGTAATATAACTACAAATTTAATATTATTACTTTACGTTATTTTTACTTAAAATTTATAAGAAGTATTTTATTATTTTATTATAATAGGGTTGTATGGGAAAAGCTCCTAAAATTCTAACTAATGATAAATACAAATATTATGAACTAGAATTTCCAATATATAAAACTAAGGGGGGATGCTCTCTTATAAAAATAGGAAATGTATTTTATAATATGGAATGTCATAAAACAATTGATAAAATAAAGGAAGAATATAATAGAAGTATAAGAATAGAATTATTCGAAGAAGATAAAGAATATGTTATTATCTAGTAACATATATACATAAAAATTGTAAAAAAATAAAACTAAATATTTTTATTTATTATAGAGAAGAAATACAAACAAAATGAGCAAAAAGAATACTATTAAACATTTAATAAATTATTTTAACAATTATGATTTTGCACATTTTGTTAAAATAGTTAGTAGCATTGAAGTGAATTATTATAAGTATTTAAAATGCATTTTAAAGAAGGATATATTTAAATTATCAAAGGATTTATTAAATGATGTAAAAATCAATGATAAAAAGGTTGATATGATTAAAACTTTAGGTAAGCATTTTAGTAAACACGATTACAACTATTTTTTATCAAAAATAAGTAATAATATTGAAGGTGATATAAAATATAAAAATTATTTAAAATGTATGTCTACTAAAAATATAAATAGCATTTATGATATTATTAATAAAAAATATATGGATAAATATATAGATGACCAATTAAACTTACCATTTAATTCAGAAAGAAAACCAAGAGATTTAAATTATATTACAAATGTGATATTAGAAAGAAATAGAAATAATATAGACAAGATAATAGAATATGTTTCCAAATTAAATAAATTATATAAGGGCGAAATACTAAATGTCGGTGATATGAAAATAGAGATAGTTGGAAGACTAAACGATGATTCAGATCCTAATATATTATCATATTTATATTATGGAAAAATATTAAATGGTTCTGTTAATGGAAAAGTAGAAGTTGTAATAAAATCACAACCTATTTTTCCAGATAATATTAAAGAATTTAAAAAATATTATGATTACCAAATACCTAATGAAATAAATATTATGAATAAAATTAAAAATTATTGCTACGATTCGATAACAGCAAAAATATATGGATATGATGAATTAAAACCATTAAAAGAGGGGGATATTAATAGATATGTTTTAATTACTGAAAAATTAGGAAGTGATTTAAATAAGATAAATATTAATAATAATTATTCTGTAGTTTTTATAAAAAATTTGTGCATTAAAATTTTAAAAGCTATACAAACAATTCATAGTTGCAGTTTAAATGAAGGTATTTCATTCGTACATCTAGATATTAAACCACAAAATATTGTTTTTACGGATGAAACGGAAACTTCTATAAAATTAATAGATTTTGGATTTACAGTAAATATATTAAAAAATAATAAGAGAGACCTTAGTATTTTAAATAACGGAGGTACAGAAGCTTATATGTCTATATCTCAACATGAAGATAACTTAATTGATTATATGGATGATTTTCAAGCGATAGCGTGGATATTATTAGAATTTCTTAATTTTAATTTAAATACTGTTAATGACTGTTATATTTTTAAAAATGAATTTGTTAATAACTACAAGAATAAAAAATTTATTAATAGAATAAGAAGGGGTAATCTTACAAATAATAATATAAATGTTATTGGAAAATTATGTGACTATACAATTAAAAGAGCAGATAAAAAAGATAGATATCATACAGATAAAAAAATAAATGGTATGTATTATTGTGATTATAATGTACAATATTATAAGGATTTTGAAAATATTTTAAATATGCTTCAATAATTAAAAATTAAGTACATAATTTTATTTTTCTAAGATTTTTATAAACTTTTTGAAATTTCTAAATATTTTTTAATTATGTACTCATTTTTTTATTTTTAAGATAATATATATTTAATGTTAATAAATATAAAGATAGATAAATATCTTATCATTATAAATATCATAAATATAAATATACACAATAAAACATCTATAATATACCTCTCAAAATCATATAGTGCATTGTCGAGAACAACTAGTATTTGATTTATACCTGTATTTCTAGCATTCATCATTATTGTGACAATTATATTAAGAATGAAATCATTTTTTATAATACCTTATTTTATTTTAGAACATAATAATGATTTGCGTCACTATCGTTACTATCGTTACTATCGTCACTATCGTCACTATCGGTATTCTCAGTATCTTTTTTACCTTCATAAAAATATAAAAACACCTTATAAAAACATTTAGGTAATATGTGCAAATAACACATCCTATTACTAATAAATAATTTTTATTACCCCCTGTGGGACTCGAACCCACACTCTTTTGATTAGAAGTCAAACGCGATATCCAATTTCGCCAAGAGGGCACATAAAAATATAGAAAAAATATTAATTAAGCGTATTTAATGTAATACACTATATACGTATATAATTATATTTTGTATTTGAACGCGCAACTATATAAGAACAATATACAATATAGGAATTATAAATGGATGTAGAAGGTATAATTTTAGTATTATCGTGTCAAAAGCATAGATATACGCGATTAATAAATTTAAATCTTAATAAACACTCGTATAATAATTGGAAAGTTATAAAAGTAATAGGAAAACCATTTATGAAAAAAGAATATGAATTAGTAGATGATATATTATTTATAAAATGCGAAGATAGTTATCTACATTTATTAAAAAAATTAGCGTTGTCTTTAAAATATATTTACAAATTATTTAATATAAAACAAGGCGTTTTAAGATGTGGCGACGACCTTATCTTTAATGAAAATAATTTAATAAAATTTTTGGAGGGAGAAAAATACGATTTTTATGGTAAATCTCCAAACCCTGATGCGTCTCTTAAAGATAAAAAATTATTAGAAAATTTGAAATTTAAATTAACCTATGATAATTTTATGTTAAATTATTATTTAATACATGCAAAAGAACTCACTGATAGTCAACACGGGATTAATATGACTATAGAAGAACTCAATAAATATCTAGTAAGACCTTCATTAGATGGGCCTACTGGCGTACTTTATTATATATCAAATCATTCGTGTAATGTTATAATAAATACAATGGAAAAAATATCATATAATATATTTCATCTGGATGAATATTCAAATAGTTATCCATATATTATCGAAGATTGCGCTGTTACATATATTATGTATCGCAACGAAATACCTTATACTGACAATCAATTGTTTTATAGCGATTATAAATATGATGATAAAGTTATAGCGATTCATACAAATATAGAAAAATATACTCAAATTTAATAATAATTATCTTATTAACATCATTTATAAAAAATGATATATATGTAAGTATTATAAGTATAAGTATTATGTGCGATAATTGCGACTATATTATTACAACTGAAAGAGCAAAAGATAAAATTATAGCAGGAGTTGATGAAGTTGCAAGAGGGACATTTATAGGTCCAGTAATTGCAGCATGTGTAGTTTTACCAAAGGATTTTCCCGATGATACATTTAAACAAATTAAGGACTCTAAAAAATTATCTGAAAATAAAAGAGAATATTTAGCAGATTATATTAAAAGCGTATGTATAACATACGGTATAGGAGAAGTTTCTAATAAAGAAATAGACGAAATTAATATTTTAAATGCAACTATGAAGGCTATGCATAGAGCAATTGATGATGCATATAAAAAAAAACCATTCGATTATTTATTAATTGACGGACCTTGTTTTAAAGGTTATATACCTCCAGGTGAAGACAAAGATTTCATAGAATATGAATGTATACCTAAAGGAGATGCTACATATTTAAGTATAGCATCCGCATCTATAATTGCAAAAGATTATCATACTAAATTAATAAATAAATTAGTAGATGATAATCCTAATTTATCATTGTATGATATAAAAAAAAATAAAGGATATGGTACAAAGAAGCATCATATTGCTTTAAATACTTACGGACTTAGCGACTTTCACCGTAAAACATTTGGAATATGTAAACAATTATCTATCTAGAGTTAAGTATAACATCCTTATTCTTATAGCAATCTATATCACTCCACGATATTTTACATTTATCTGCATAGGCACATCTCAGATCTGTGCTATTATCTTTTTCTAATTTAGACAATAAATTAGGATATACTTCATTACATATTAAAGGAATATCATTGTAAAAATTATTTGTTATAGCTGCATTATCTTTGACTAATGAATTTTCTGATAAATGTAATAAATGATCATATTTATTCTTATATATACCTGATATTTGTGCATATTTTTTAAGTGTTGTATCAATTTCATTATCATCGTCTGCTATTTCTCCTAAACTCTTTATTAAATATTCTTTGGTATTAGTATCTTTTTTTTTATATGCTTCATTAAACATGTTATCGCCGTATAAATTGTTTTTCATTAGTTTTTGTTCATCTATTGTACCATATATATTTTCATCTATTTTACATTTATAGTCTATAAATAAATTAGATGTTCCAGAGTCTAATATTGGGTCTTCTTTAGTATTTAATATATATTGATGATTATCACTACCTTTTTTAATTTTTGCTACAGTTTCAACATTGGCTATGTGTGTTGTTGGAGCATCATTATTATTATATTTAATATTTGTGATTATATCCCCTCTTTTTATATTATCTTCTTTTACATATGACCAATAATCTGGACAATTATTAAATTTACTTTTAGGTTTTCCTAATTTGCGAGGTTTAATATTATAAATAGAATATATTAAATATATAATTATAATTATAGCTCCTAATACATATGTCATTACTGCAGGAAAATATTTATCATATATATAAGTTCGACCTACATCTGTAAATAAAACAGTAACTAATAATATGAATGCAGAAATACCATATAAGAAACATACTGTCCACGTCCCTTTATATAAATTCATTTTCTCTTTTTTGAATAATTCTAACTCTTTTTGATTAGGAACAAACGTTGTATTAGTTTCAGGGTCTATTCCAATATCTTCTTTATTATAATTAAATGCTGTTACACTAAAATCATTTCCCATTACTTTTTACTATACTTCTATAATATTATATTATTTAATTTTACTTTAATACATGTTTGTTATGTTAAGCGTTTTTGTTCCTTTTTTGGAAGGCAATATAGATCTATCCAATGGTTCTGGTAATGTACTTATATCTTTTAAATATTGTTGCGATTGTTTATAATTTGATATTATTTCCGGAACACTCCATTCAATTACGCGTACATTTAAATCCAATATTTGTTCCCTTATATTATTAGTACTATTTTTTCCATATTGAAAATAAATAGAGCGCATAATTATTTTTAATTCATCATCGCTTTGTCTCGAAATATTTATTTTACCATTTGTAATATTTAATATTTTATTTCTAATTCCTGTTTGTAGAATATCTATATTATAAATCGAAAAAAATATTTTTGATATCTCTGTACAATCTAAATTGCGAGAAATAATATTTCCTTGATGTTCACTCGCTATTATATTTGCATTTTTAATATTTAAATTATTATCAACCGATATTGCGTCGACGCGACCGTTTAAAAAGTTCATCCTTTTTAATACTGGATTTCCTTGATCCAATTCAAAGTATTCCATTCTTCTTAATATATATAATTATTTTCATTTTATATAATAGTAGCAAATAGTATTTTATGGTAGATTGTAAAGATATTAAGATTTGTTCGCAAGAATTATTAAAAATTATAAAAAGTGAAAAAAATGTAAAAGAAGAGCAAAAAATAATAAAATTATTAAGCGAATATATAGAAAGATTAATTTTCAACATAACTGCACTAGCATCTCTATTATGTTTAAAAATTGGTATTAAAAAAATAATGGACGAACACGTAAAATTTATTTTACATTATATTAATAAATATTGCAAAACTAAGCAAACTATTAACAAAATGAAGGGAGGTGCATTTAATACTGTGCAATTTTTTGGCGTAGATGAAACAAACAGATATAAAATACAAAACGAAGGATCAGATATAATGAATTGTGATTTTAATAACAATATAGCGAGACCAGAATTAGGATTAATGACAGGTGGTAAAGTAATGTGTAATAAATTAAATAGAATAATTAAAATGAAGGTAAGACATGTATTTAAACATTTTAATGTAAAAATAAAAATTAGTTCTCTTGAGATAATTATGAATAAGTTTGATAATATCTTAAAAGATATTACTTATAAAATTAAAAATAACAAAGGATACACTATAAATTATAATATTGTAAAGAAAATAATATATAAAAGCAATATTATGAAAAAATGATATATAAAAATATGTGATTATTAATTATTAAAAATGCCAATAATTACATTAGATGGTAATATAGGATCGTATAAAACTAGCATATTAAATTATTTTCATAAAAATTATAAGACTGCTATTGATGTAGAACCTGTAGAAAGTTGGAACGATTATCTTAAAACCTTGTATAATACGCAAAACAGTACTTATAATTTTCAAATTAAAGTATGGATGGATAGATGTTGGATACAAGAAAAATCTAATACTATAATATTAATGGAAAGGAGTCCTTATTTCATTAAAAATGTTTTTGTAGAAAAAGCATTTGAAGATAAAACAATAAGTGCAGAAGAATATAAGAATATGCTAACTCTTCATAAAAGAACAGATAAATTATGGGAACCTGAAGGACTTATATATTTGCGTTCTAATCCAGAACTATGTTTTAATAGAATTAAAAAAAGAGGAAGAGATTCTGAAAAAAATATTAAATTAGAATATATAAAAAGAATACACGAATTACACGAGGAAAAATATAATGATGCTGTTAAAAATAATAAGAATATAATATGTATTGATGTAGAATATAAAAGTATAGCAGATATATGTAGTGAAATTATTTCATCTAAAATATATAGTAATTTAATAGAGAAAATATATAATTAAACCTGCATAATTGGAGATTTTGTTCCTAGAAAACAACTATAATACAACCTATCACAATCCTTATATTCTAGTGTAGGAGTCGACGTATGAATAAGTTTCCTATTATTAAATATTAGTAAATCATTATTTTCCCACTTGACATCAACTATGTTGTCTTTATTTACAATATTTTTTGACATTAATTCTCTATATAAATCAAAACTATCACTACAAGACATTTTATCAAACTTTACAAATCTAAAAGGCGAAAGCATAAGCGCCTTTCTATTACGATTAGAATTAGAATAAACTACGAGAGATTCCTTAGTAATAATATTTTCTTCTTTTTGTATAATTAATTCATTAGATTTAACTCTGTTATACCCTGTATAATCGAAGTGAGAATTCATCATACCCGATTTTGTATTTGAATAAATTACCTTCATATCGTAAATCTTATCTTTAATATTAGTATCAACGCTATCATATGCATCTTCCAAACTTGCAAATAGCGTATTACCTCCTTTAGATGGAGACTTAATCATATACATACTCGAAACAATGGGTGGTAGATAAGTTCCTTGACCTACAATATCTTGGTGCCATACAAGAGTATTTTTAAATGGGTCGCTATATTTAAGATAGGTATCCTTAATACCATGAAGATCCTTTATATAACAATTTCCTCTTAGTGCTATTTGCGGTACAATATCTACTTTAGAATATTCAAATGGATGAATAACTTCGTTATTATGTTTATCATCAAATAATTTACAAAACTCATAATATTCAATTGGATTAATCTTTTGATTTTTAAACATAATTAATGGTACTGAATTAAATAACTTAATAAATTCCGTTTTTTCATAATCACTAATTTGTTTAATATTAACATTTGTAACAACAGCATAATTTCTTCTCAAAGTAGGAAAAGTAATTGTATATGAACATACAGTATTAATAAGATATGAACAGATTAAAGCTATAATTAGCATTGACATTATATTGAGTTAATTTAGTTAATTCAAATAAAAATAATATTAATCAATTTTTTATATTTTTTACAAATTATCTTTAAGTAATTCAGGATATAAATGTAGATTATTTGTTGACAGAGCCTTTACATAATCTACTATAGAATTCGATAGTAATATAGACGCTTTGCGAGGAGCAGTACTTGGAATATTTGGTACACAATATATGTTAACTCCATTATATTCAATTATGGGTTCGTCTATCGAAGTTATTTTAGATTGTTCTGTAATACCACCTTGGTCTATTGCGACATCCATTATAATTGCTCCTTTTGTCATAGAATCTAATATATCATTTGTCAATAATCTATCAGCCTTCATTCCTGTATTATATATTGAACCGATTATTATAATAGATTTTCTCATTATAAAATTTAAATTATCATTATTCATACTATATATAGAAATATTCGCTAAATTATCATATTCGTGCTTAATATTTAATATTTTTTGATAATTATTATCAATAAGATTAATATTTTTATATCCTAGTTTAATAGCGATTTTCATAGCAGATAATCCTACATTTCCTGTACCTATAATAGTAATATGAATATCATAAGAATGATTTGAATTATTGGATTTAATAAATAAATCTGCAACGTTAAATGCTTGTTCGCCTGCAATTACAGACATATTAGATAGAATTGGATAATATATTTCTCCATTATCTTTTTTAATTTTTATAATTTCATATGGATAACAAGAGGCACCTGAAGATTTCATATTATCAACAAGCGTTTTATTGCTTGCAAAATGAAAAAATGTGAAAATAGTATGTGTATTATTAATTAATCTATATTCACCTTCTTGCGGTTCTTTAACTTTTACAATTAACTTACTTTGTTTATATAATTCTTCAATTGTATCTACCATTATTGCTCCAACTTCAATATATTCATAATCATTATATCCAGAATTAATACCGGCGCCTTTTTGAAAATATACTAATATACCACTATCAACAATCTTTTTAATATCATCAGGTATCATAGATACTCTATTTTCGCAAACCTTAATTTCTTTTGGAATTCCCACTGAAAGCATTATATATATTAATATGTTGCATATTTTTATATATAAATTATTCATTTAGAAGTTTATTAATAGTTTCTATTATAGTAGGTCTATTAGCACCAGAAAATGAAAATATTTCTCTATTATTTTTCATAAATTTAAAATGGGGTATGGTTACTATATTATTAATATCTTCAATGTCATCATTCTTTTGAATATCTACTTTTATAAATTTAATATTATTATAGATGTCAGATAACTCTAACATATATGGATAAATTTCGCTGCAAGGTTTGCAAAAACCAGCAGAAAATATAATTATAATATAAATATTATCCTTCAATATATTTTGATATTCAATATTATCACTGATATTTAATATAGGCATTTATCTATATATGAAAGTTTAATTTATTTTTTATTTTTTAGTCGCAAATATAATAATTAATAAAAATTGATATATAAAAATATAGTGTTATTTATACCTTATATTAGAATGCCTCCCAAAACTGCAAAAGAATTAGAAGTAAAGACTGTCGAAGAGAAGTATAAAAAGTATGAACTGTTAGAACATATTCTAGCTCTTCCTGATACTTATATAGGTTCTATCGAACCGCAAAAAATTACTAGTTATGTCTTTGATGAAATTTCTAAAAAAATGGTTATGACAGAACTTACATATAATCCAGGACTTTTGAAATGTTTTGATGAAGTAATTGTAAATGCAATTGATCATTCTATGCGTTTAAAAGCAGAAGAAGACAAGGGTAAGGAAAATATCAAGCATGTAAAAAATATCAAGGTCTCAATTGATAAATCAACAGGTTCTATATCAATTTTCAACGATGGTAACGGTGTTGATATCAAAAAACATAGTACTTATGGAGATTTATGGGTCCCCGAATTAATTTTCGGAGAACTTCTTACATCTACTAATTATGATAAAGGAGAAGAAAAAATTTGGGGAGGTAAAAATGGTTATGGTAGTAAATTAACAAATATATTCTCTAAAGAATTTACTATAGAAACTGTAGACCATTATACTAATAAAATATATACACAGACATTTCGTAATAATATGACAGAACGTGATAAACCAACTGTTAAAGCGTGTTCAAAAGCACCTTATACACAAATTACGTTTACTCCTGATTACGAAAGGTTTGGTATTAAAAATATAACAGAAGATATCTATAAGTTATTTCACAGACGCGTTATCGACGCATGTGCTACGACAAATAAAGATGTTTCTGTTTCATTTAATGGTGAAAAAATTTTAATCAAAGATTTTGAAAAATACTGCGAATTGTTTTTGGATAAGAAGGAGCAACCATTAGTATATGAAGCGTGCGGAGAAAGATGGGAAATAGCTGCTTCAATTTCAAATTCAGGTTCATTTGAATATTTATCATTTGTTAACGGAATAAATACAATTAAGGGAGGTAAACATATTGAATATATTACAAATATGATAACAAAAAATCTTACCGAACTTACATTGACAAAAAAGAAAAAAGTAGTAAAATCCCAGCATATTAAAGATAATTTAATAATATTTGTAAAAGCTCTCATTGTTAATCCTAGTTTTGATTCGCAAAGTAAAGAGACATTGACAACTCCTGTAGCAAAGTTTGGGTCTAAATGTGAACTTAGCGAAAAGTTTTATGAAAAATTATTTAAATCAGGGATCATTGATAAAGCATTGAGTATTACTGAATTTTATGATAAGAAGAAGTTGGTAAAAACCGATGGTAAGAAAATCTCGAGAATTATTGTTCCAAAACTAGATGATGCAAATTTAGCGGGAACAAAAGATAGTGCAGAATGCACTCTTATTTTAACAGAAGGAGACTCTGCAAAAACTATGGCGACAGCAGGTCTTAGTGTAATTGGTAGAGATAGATATGGTGTATTTCCACTAAGAGGTAAAATTTTAAATGTGAAAGATGCTACTATGCAAAAGATTTCAGATAATAATGAAATAACTGCTATTAAAAAAATTCTAGGTTTAGAACAAAATAAAAAGTATAAAGATATAAGTCAACTGAGATATGGTTCTATTATGATTATGACTGACCAGGACCACGATGGAAGTCATATCAAAGGACTTATATTTAATATATTTCAAAGTATGTGGCACGAATTATATGAAATATCAGGGTTCTTAACATCGATGTTGACACCAATTATTAAAGCAACAAATAGTAAAAAAGAAGTCATTGAGTTTTATAATATGTCCGACTATGAAAAATGGAGCGAAACAGCTAATGCAAAGAATGGCGGATGGAAAATTAAATATTACAAAGGACTTGGAACATCAGATGATAAAGAAGCAAAAGAGTATTTTAAAAATATGAAAAAAGTAACATATATGTATGATGATAAATCAGATGAAGTTATTGATTTAGCATTTAACAAGAAAAGAGCAGATGATAGAAAATTATGGCTTCAAAATTATGATAAAGATAATGTTTTAGATTATTCAAAACTTAATGTTGATTACAAATCATTTGTTGATAAGGATTTAATTCATTTCTCTAACAGGGATTTGCAGAGGTCTATTAATCATATTTGCGATGGATTAAAAGAAAGTACTCGTAAAATTATTTATTCGTGCTTTAAGAAAAAATTATATACAAACGAAATAAAGGTAGCACAATTATCTGGGTATGTTAGTGAAGTTTCTGCTTATCATCACGGTGAAAACTCACTACAACTGGCGATTGTTGGTATGGCACAAATTTACGTAGGTACAAATAATATTAATTTGCTAAGTCCTAATGGACAATTTGGTAGCAGGTGCCAAGGTGGTCAGGATGCATCGTCCGCTAGGTATATTTTCACCCTATTATCAAAACTAACTAGATTGATCTTCAAAGAAGAAGACAATGCTATATTAAATTACCAAGATGATGACGGACAACAAATTGAACCAGAATATTATGTACCTATTATTCCAATGGTTCTTGTAAATGGAGGTATTGGTATTGGCACAGGATATTCTACTAATATTCCTCAATACAATCCAGATGATATTATTAATATTTGCAAAATTATTTGTAATGCTATTAAATTATCTGATATTAATATTGATTCTTTAGAAGATATTGAAACTATTTATAATACAATTAACATTCTAGAAATTAATGAAATCACACCATATTATCTAGGATTTAAAGGTAGTATTGTAAAAGCAGAAAAAAATTCATATATTAGTCACGGAATATACAAATGGATTGATGATGCTACTGTTGAAATCACAGAGTTGCCAATTGGAACCTGGACAGAAGATTATAAGGAATTCCTAGAAAATATGATTACAAATAATCTTAACAATTTAAAATATATTGAAAATCACTATACTTCAAAAAATGTAAAGTTTATATTACATTTCAACACAAATGTTCGTCAAAATATTGAAAGAAATTTTGATGTATTATTTAAATTGCAATCTAGTAAAAATCTTAGCATCAATAATATTCATTTGTTTAATAAAGATGGTGCTATTCAAAAATACGAAACTGCTGTAGAAATAATTAAGGAATGGTCTGAAACAAGGATCTTAAAATACTTTGAAAGAAAAAAATATCAATTGAAAAATCTTGAAAAGGAGGCAAACATTTTAAGTAATAAAATGCGATTTATTCTAGATGTTATTAATGGAAATATTCAAATTATGAATAAAAAATTGAGCGAGATTACTTTGAGATTGATAGAATTAAAATATGCTCCAATTATTGATACAAATGAAGAAACAGAAAAAGACGAATTGCATGAAAATACGGATGTTGAAATTAATCACAAACATTATAATTATCTATTAAAAATGCATATTTCACAACTTACATATGATAGAAAAGTAATATTAGAGAAGGAATATAATGAATTAGATGAAAAACTTAGAAATCTCAGAAATACAAATATTGAAGACTTGTGGCTTAATGATTTAATAGAGTTAGAAAAAGAATGGGGTCTGCATAAAGATATCATACTTAAAGAGTATGAAAATGACAGGTTAGGTATTGTAGATTCTAAAACGGTGAATAAAAAGAAAGCTAAGAAATAATTATTAAAATGGAGGTAATTCAATATCATTTTCACAACATATATTATATATTGTTAAATAATCTGTATGACAATCATTCTCAATTAATTCACATAAATATTTTTTTAAATTATCATCTATATGTAATGTACATATATAATTTATTAATTCATTATTTTCTGATATACGTATATATTCGAAACTATCTATAATATCATCCATATTATTTTTATAATATATTTTATATATCAATTTTTATTGCACGTATGCTCGTATAATATATTTATATTTTGTTTATCGCGATTATTATATAAATAATATGCTTTTTCTTTAATTTTGTTTACAATTTCATCTGTATTATCATTACCTTCGTAAATATCATTAATATCAGCAACTTTAGAAATTATATTATACCAAATGTTAGAACTCCTATGTTGAGGATTACAACCTGTATATATATCTTCAAAAGGAAAACAAAAGAATGGGAGTTTTGTAATATCAGGAGGTTCTTCGTTTTCAATTGACATTCTAGGAAGATTTTTTATCGTCATATTAATTTTACAACAATATTTCATAGTAATATTATCGTGAAAAATAATTTCATTCATAGTACGTTTTCCACTTATGCACGTATTTTTATTAATATTAACAAATTTATTAAGAGACCACGGATAATAAGTATTATTTTCAGTAAGTATACCATTATAATCTGTTAAATTTATATGATAATTTTTTTGATATAATAAATTTTTTGAAAATATCAATATATATTTTCCTGGAAATATTATTTCGCTATCTATGTTATATTTTGTAATTAGAGAAAAATAAACTCCAGGAAATTGGTCTGTTGTATTAAATATACTTGTTTTTAATTCTTTCCATCCCATACAACATGGGTCGTCTGTAGAATGAACTAAATAATAAATCTCTTCCATAATTATTTTAAAATTATATAAGGATTTGATTGTATATATATATAAAACAAAATCATTCATCATTTTTTCATTTAATATAGCCTATATGGCATTCTGTCATCGTGCCCGAGCGGTCTAAGGGGTCAGACTTAAGATCTGATGTGCTTAAGCACTCGTGGGTTCGAACCCCACCGATGACATAATTGTTATAACTGCTATATTTTATAAACTACATTCATTTAGATATTACAGAAGTACATATTGTAATATAATCGTGTATTCCATACATTTTAACATTACCTGATATGTAATAATACCAATTAAATGGTATTATGAGACCTTTATTATCTAATTTTATAGTTGTAATATCACTATCTTGACTAGGCATTTCGTTAATTAATTGTGAATTTGGATTGCATAAAGAAATTTCTGATGGATAATTATCTGCAGATACTATAAATAAATACTTGTACTTATTTTTTTCCCATTTATAATTATTATTTATATTGTATATAATATTAAAATTAAACCAGTTACTAACTATTGTGTCTATATCCGTAATCTGTTCTGATATAACAATGGGTTGTTTTTTATATAATAAATCAAAATCGAAATTTTTAATATTTACTTGATATATAGAAATTTCATTGTTATGTAAATAGTAAAGAGAAGCATATAATAATAATATTATTATAAATAAATAAAAGTACATTTAATTTATATATATATATATATTTTGCATTTTTATACAATCAAATAATAATTATAAAAATTATAATATAAATAATTATTAAAGATTATGAGCGATAAAACTAAAGATGCTATAAAAATTGTAAATGCAGTCAAAGGGGTTGACACAATGTCGTTGACAGACATTTTTTCTAATACAAGCAAACAAACAGAAGATATACATGCAAAAATAAAAACATTTATAGATCCTAAAATTAGCAATGAAGAAGGACCAAAAGCTGGAGCATCAAATTTAGTACAGGCAATTGCATCATTAATTGGATTTATTATATCTATTATAATTTATATAATAACATATATTATAATTTTATGTCTTTATATTATTCTATTTATATATAATTTATTATTGCGTTTTGCTAAATTATTTGGCGACTATGAATTTTTTAATGATTTTGATGGAGAAATTCCAAATTTTGCCTATTTTCTATTTATAGATATATTAAAAAATAAGTCAGAATCTGATAAAAAGTTAAATTTAGAGAATGATACTCCAGGAAATATACACTATGAAATAAATGAAATATTTAATAATATTAAAAGAAAATTACAAAATAGACTCGAGAAATATAATTCATTAATTAAAAGTTTAAAGATTGAAAGAGATAAGGAAGAAGAAGAAAAAAATAATAACGAACTATTTCAAGAAAGCGAAGCTAATAAAAAAGAAATTACATTTGCAAACATAAATTCTTCAGAAAGACAAGTATTATGGACAAGTATATTGAATGGATTTAGACAAACAGGTTTTAAACATATACCCAAATTAATTATGGATATTTTAACATTTATATTTATTAATCTAAGATGGTTTATAGGTATACTATTTGAAGGTTTAAAATATATTCTATCTGGATGTTTTTTAATTGCAAAATTTTGTTCAAAATCATTTTTAAGTACTTTTCAACAAGCTACATTAAGATGGTCAAGACCTTTTGCTGGTCTTATGATTATAGTATTGCTAATTTTAGTAATGGTTTTAATATGTTATAATATGTATGCTCCCGAAGAAGAACTATATAATTCTAATTTTACTAATATTGGAGGTGGAGGTAGTTACGATTATAAATCAACTTATAATGATAATACCAGTTTTTTTGAAGCATTAAATAGATTACCTTTAGAATTTTATTCGTTTTCAAATGATTTTAGAATGATTTATTATGAATTATTGAAGAGACTGAAATTTTTTATGAATTTCAGTTCAGAAATTATCGATGATGCTAGAAATTTTGCAAGAGAACCAGAAGATTATGAACGTACAAAAAATAATACAGATAATATTTATGATAATATATATACATTTAATGCAAAATACATATCTGATATTATTGCTACTAAAGATGAAAAAGAAATTATAGAATTAAGAGAAATAATAAACAAACTTACTTTAGACAAGGAAAAATATGTTGTACATTTAATTAAACCAAAGGATATTAAAGATTGTGTTGATTATAGCAGTGCATTAGGACTAAATTTAAGTATTAATAATAGTCCCAATGATATTTCATGGAAAATTAAATGTGATGATAATGCATATTTTAATAATACATGTACGATAAAAGATATTGATATTACAGATAAAGAAACACATACTTGTAGTATTACAGATGCAATAAAAACAAACAAAGATTATAATAATATATAATATATTATAATAATAACATAAGAATTCTAAAAATGAAGGAAACATGTACTCATACTAGTAATCATATTTATGTTAAAAAAATAAAAAATAAAGAAGGTAATGAATATCAAATAGATACTGATAAATTATTTAATAGTAGTAATTTAAATACATATACAATAAATGATAATAGAATAGAATTTAATAAAAATATAAAATATTATGTTATTCAAGATGCAAACTCGCAATGTAATAATAATATAGAACAATGGCATAAATGGTTTACAACTACATATTATTATTTAGGTAATCGCGATGGACGTTATAATGAAATATCAGAAAATAATATTACATATACTATACCAAAAGGTTGTTTTAAGGAATGTAACGATAATTTTATAATTAATAGTGATTATAGATGTGAAGATAAAAAAACTTTTAAAGATGGTAAATATAGGAATTTTATAGCATATGATCCCTTTGCTATAATATGCATTATAGGAAGTATTGAAATTAATACAATAAATAACTATGTATACAGTGATACAATTGGAGGAAACTATTATAACACTATAAAAAATTTATTAAATAATGATCATAATATTTTAAAATCTAATAACATGACTTCAGGATATGATAAAATAAAGGATGCAATATTACTAGATTTAAAATCAAGTAATCAAAATAAATTTAATATTAAATTTCATCCTCTATATTCTATAAATAATGATATTAAAATTGCTTATAAAAAAATAATTGAATATGTAAATTATATATATAAAGAAAATGAAAAAGAAAAATCAAAAATTGAAAATAATATTAAAAAAGATATTAATAAGTTCTATACTTTATTTGATAAAAGAGATGAATTATACATGAAATATTTAAACAATTTCAATAAAGATAAAAAAAAATTAAATTTATTATATGCTTATTATTTATCCACGCAAATTAAAGATATTATAACAAAAATATGTGCAAATCCTGAATTACCTAGTGATATTAAAGGTGTTGTTATATATTTATTAGAGTATTGTATATTTATTTGTTTTAGTAAAAAGAGCATATATGCGGAACGTTTAGAATTATATGATATATATAAAGATATACTAGACGATTTAAAAATAACTAATATTCTTAATGACAAAGATCCACCGAATTATGATAAATTAGCGTGTGTTTCTAAAATACCACCTTCATCAACAACTTCAGGGATTTCTGCCGCTAGTATTATTGACAACCCAAAATCAGAAGATTATAAACCAGTACAAGTTAAATTAGATAATAATTCTATTTTTATATTCCAAGATTATGTTAATATACTTAATTTATATAAAAGTTTTTTAGTTGTATATCCTGTAGTTTTTATAATAATAATTTCAATATTTGTCTTTATAATGTTTTTATATTTAATAGATATAAATATAAAAGATCCTTGTATAAGACCTATTTCGCAGGCAATAAACCGTATATACGCATTTATATTATGGTTTAATTATATATTTAAATGGTTTACATTTAATATAGTATTTACATTTATAATTAAAAATATATTAAGTCTTTTCTATTCAAGGGTTGTATCTGATAAAATTAGCGAAATAATTAAATATATATTTAATACATATTTAACTCCTATAATTCTTTTAATAATTTTAATAATTTTAATAATCTTAATATCAACAATTAGCTTTGAAGATATAATAATGTTTATTCCATTTGTTATAATATTTATACTAGAAAGTATTTATGTTTTATTACTAATATTATTAGGTCTGTTGCTAAATTTACCAAAAATTGAGAATTTAATATTAATAGGTGTTATAACATATGTTATATATTTATATTATTATGTTATCTATATATTTAATTTTACTAACATCGAAGGGACTATAGGTAGCAATATAGTAATACAACCAGAATATGGTGATTTATTAAACGGCGGTGATTTAATAGCTACATTAAAAAATTCTACTGATTCGCATCAAATTATATGCGAAAGAAACAAAATAATTAATTATGCATTTTTACTAAATATGTATAAATATGCATACACAAGATTACAACAAATTAAATAATTTACTATTGCATTAAAATATAACTCTTATAACAATTAATGTATTTATCCATAGCATCGTATTTTGACATATTTTTAACACTATTCCACGCATCCCATTTTGCACATTCTTTAAAATATAAAAATGTAGGTCTTTGTGTATTACAATCACCAAATGTTGCTTGCTTATAATATTTATAAAACTCTAATTTTATAGTATCTGGCAATCCTATAGTTTCTAAATCTACAGTGCTTAGTATATTTAATACTTCTTTAAATTCCTTTTCTTTTTCTTGCTCCATAATATTATTATATTATAGTAAATTCTTATATTATTTTTATTTAAGAATATATCATATATATTATTATGATAAGATGATAATAGACGAATATATTGAATATATGGAAAAATATAAAGAACAATATGGTGATAAATGTATAGTATTTTTACAAGTAGGTTCTTTTTATGAAATGTATACAATAGCAGAATATAATAATAACGATAATGATATATATAAAATAGCAGACATATGTGGTATACAAACTACAAAAAAAAATAAGTCTATTAAAGAAATATCACGCAATAACCCTGTTATGGCGGGATTTCCTATACATTCTGTTAATAAGTTTACTCAATTATTATTAAATAATAATTACACTATTGTAATTATTCAACAAGGAGAAGATAACAAAAATGTCGTGAGATCTGTTGCTGAAATATTATCACCAGGTTCAAATATTAATATTACTGATAAAAAAAGTAATTATATGATGGTTGTTATATATGAATTAATTAACAATTATGTTATTGCAGGAATTTCAGGAATTGATTTATCTACTGGAAAAACATTTATATATGAAATTGGTTCTACTAAGGATGATCCTGAAATGGCAAATGATGAAGTATTTAGAATGATAAGTGCATATAATCCTATAGAACTAATAATTTTAGGAGATAAGATTGATGAAAAATCTAAAAAAAAAATATTGAAAAATTTAAATATTAATAATATATTAGTTCATTATAAATGGGATGATTGTAAATATATTTCATTTTATAAAAATATTATAAACCAACGTCATATATTAGAAAAAGCATTTTTTCTAAAGTCTGGTCTTGTTTCAATTATTGAGATATTAAATATGGAGAGACTAACAATAGCAAGAGAGGGTTTCTGTTGTCTATTACAATTTGCATATGAACACAATGCTGATATAATTAAAGAATTGCAAATTCCAGAAATATTTGAAAACAATAACAATATGACAATAGAGTTCAATTCAGCAGTGCAATTAAATATTATAGGAATATATCAAAACGATAAACCATTAATAGATATATTAAATAGATGTGTTACTGCATTTGGTTCTAGATATTTTAAGGAAAAATTATTAGCACCAATGATTAATATAGAGAAAATCAATAAATCATATGATGATATTGATAAATTATCAATAGATAATAATTTTGTTAAAATAAGAAAACATCTTGCAAAAATATCTGATTTAGAAAGGTTTAAACGTAAATTACTTTTAAATAAAATTTATCCATCAGATTGGATTAATTTTCACGAATCAATTGATTCGTGTCTCGAAATATATAATGATATAGGAAGTTTTGATGATTATCAAACAAATAATATTGATATAAAATCTACAATTAAAAAAATAATTGGTTCTTACGAAGACATACTAGATATGGAAAATTCTTCAAAATATAACTTAGTAGATAAAAACAATATGGGAAATATATTTAAGGAAGGAATATATGAGGATATAGATAATATAACTAGGGATAGTAGAAACACTTTTAAAAATATTGAAAAATATTGCGAAGAAATAAATAAAATAGGTTTAAATGATAGTACTCTATGTAAAATAGATTATATAGACAAAGATAGAGAATATTTTATATTAATAACTAAAAAAAGATACGAAGTTGCTTTGAAAAATAATAATTCTTATATGTCTGAATTTAAAGTAAAGCAAATATCTTCATCTTCTTCTAATTATAAAATTACAAATAAGTTTATAGAAAAATATTCTAAAAATATAAGTGAATATGATGATAAGATAGCAGCACTCGTATTAAAATATTATAATATGTTTATTGCAAAATTTATTCAATTAAATAGTGAAAACATTGATATTTTAATTAAGTATTTAACTAGAATTGATATTGCCGCTAATAATGCAAAAAATGCGTTTGATTATTGTTATAAAAGACCTATTATTGATTTATCAGATGGGCATCGAGACTCTTCTTTTGTTAATATGAAAAATATGAGACATCCTTTAATAGAAAGAATACAGGATGAATTAGAATATGTTGGAAATGATATTAAAATAGATAAGGAAGGTGTATTACTTTATGGTATTAATGCTTCCGGGAAGTCTTCTTTTATGAAAGCAGTTGGATTAAATATTATTATGGCACAATCAGGGATGTTTGTAGCAGCAGAAGAAATGTTATATTATCCCTATAAAAGAATATTTACCAGAATTTCAGGTATGGATAATATATACAAAGGTATGTCAAGTTTTACAGTTGAAATGACAGAACTAAGAAATATATTGCAAAGATGTAATAAGTATAGTTTAGTAATTGGTGATGAAATATGTTGTGGTACTGAATCTATATCTGGTATTGCTATTGTATCTGCGGGTATAGATACTTTAATTAATAAAGGTGCTTCTTTTATATTTGCATCACATTTGCATGAATTAACTTCTATGTCGTGTATCAAAGAACATATAAAAAAAGATAAATTATTTGTAAAACATATTAGAATAATTATTGGAAAAAATAATGAAATAATATATGATAGAAAAATACAAGATGGTCAAGGTTCTAATATATATGGTTTAGAGGTTTGTAAATCATTAGATATGCCTATTGATTTTCTAAAAAAAGCAGAAATTTATAGAAAAGAGGTAACTGATTTAGATAACGATTTAGTAAAAAATAAGAAATCTAGATATAATAAAAATAAATTAGTGAATATATGTGAAGTATGCAAACAATCTAATGCAACAGAAACTCATCATATAAAATATCAAGAAACTGCTAACGACGATGGGTTTATTGGTTCATCGCATAAAAATGCTAAACATAATCTTGTTGCTATTTGTAAGCATTGTCATCATAAAGAACATAGCGGTGAAATTAAAATAATAGGTTATAAACAAACCACAAATGGTATTATATTAGATTATGAGATACCAAAATAATTATTGAAACTTTAGAAAAAATAAATTATACACTCTGCTACTTGTTTTTATTCTTAAATATTTAATAGAATAATGTCTAATAAAGAAACCATATTAGAAGGATTAACTAAGAAAAAGGGAGATGAATTATCTAAATTTTTACGAATAAATTCAAGTCCCAGTACTCAACTAATTGCGAATATGCAAGCAAGAATTAATAACCCACTATTTCGGCTCACTATTGGCGACTATGAAGCTATGTGTGGGAACAAGATTATGATTAAATTAATGTCTAAAGTTATAGGTTGTGAAGAGAAACAACTAAAAAAATTCTGTAAATATATCAATGTTTTTAAGGAGAATATCAAGTCATCTCCAAAATCTATTAAGAAAAAGATGAATGCTATGAAAAACAGGGGAAGTCTTAATTCATTACCTGATGATATTTATTATAAAATAGTAGAGCAATATAAAACAATTTTTAAAATTAAATATAAATTAAAGAATTGGATACCAATAAATAAATTAAATATTTGGATATTATCACAAAATCCAAATGCAATAGATTTTTTAAAAGAAAATACGAGTAAAATAAAATGGAATTATTTATCAAAAAATCCTAATCCAGAAGCTATTAAATTATTAAAAGCAAATCCGACAAGAATAGAATGGGAATTTTTATCAGAAAATACTAATTCAGAAGCTATAGAATTATTAAGAACAAATCCATCAAGAATAGATTGGGATTGGTTATCAGAAAATCCAAGCCCTGGAGCTATAGAATTATTAAAAGAAGATAGAGAAAAAATAGATTGGGTAGCATTATCGGCAAATCCATGTGCTATAGAATTATTAAAAGATAATCGTACTAAAATAAATTGGGAGATGTTATCAGCAAATCCCGGAGCTATGGATTTATTAAACGAAAATCCCGATGAAATAAATTGGAATAAATTATCAGAGAACCCGAATGCTATGGATTTGTTAAAAGCAAATCAAGATAGAATAAATTGGGGTAGATTATCAAAAAATCCAAATCCGGAAGCCATAGAATTATTAAAAACTAATCTTGGCGAAATAAATTGGTATTTATTATCAGCAAATCCATCAGCAATAGAACTATTAAAAGAAAATCGAGATAATATTAACTGGAATTATTTATCAGGAAATCCAAGCATATTCGATGAAATATTAGTGTAATTATAATTTATCAAGATTATTATCTATATTAATTCATATGTGCCGACATATGCGCCCTAAATGTATTCAAAAGGTTCACATGCACTACTTATTTATTTTTGAGTACATAATTTTATTTTTTCTTAAATTTTACAAAACTTTTAAATTATTTATTTATTTTTAAATTATGTACTCAAAAATATATATATAGATTAATTAAGTTAATAATATAATTATGAAAGTTATTAAAAGAAATGGAGAGTTTGAGGATGTTAGTTTCGATAAAGTTCTTATGCGTCTTAAAAATTTATCAAACGATTTAAATATTAACGTTTCTGAACTAGCGCAAAAAGTTTGTTCTAGAATTTATGACGGTGTTAAAACAAGCGAATTAGATGAACTAGCTGCATACTTATGTAGTAGTATGTCTCTAGATAATCCAGAATATAATGTTTTAGCATCTAGAATTATTATATCAAATCATCATAAAAATACATCACCTTCTTTCTCTGAAACAGTACAAATACTATATAATAATAAGGATATACATAATGCAGAATCTCCTCTAGTATCCGAAGAACTTTATGAAATTGTATCTAAAAATAAAGAAAAATTAAATACATATATTGATTATCAACGAGACTTCTCTTTTGATTATTTCGGTTTTAAGACATTGGAAAGGGCATATTTAATTAGGGTAAATAAAAAGGTTATTGAAAGACCACAGCATATGTGGATGCGCGTTGCTATTGGGATACACGGAAATGATATTAAAGATGTTCTTCAAACTTATGATTTATTGAGCAAAAAATATTTTACACATGCTACTCCTACATTATTCAATTCTGGAACAAGGCGTCCGCAATTAAGTAGTTGTTTTTTATGTTCAGTTAATGACGATAGTGTATGTGGAATTTATGATTCATTAAAAGAAATGGCATTAATTTCTAAATATGCAGGAGGAATTGGTATACACATTCATCAGGTAAGAGGAAAAGGAAGTTATATCAGAGGTACAAACGGAATTTCAAATGGTATAATACCTATGCTTCGGGTATTTAATAATACAGCACGATATATTGATCAGGCAGGAAAAAGATTAGGTAGTATTGCTGTTTATCTTGAAACATGGCATTGTGATATAGAAGCATTTTTAGAATTAAAGAAAAATCATGGAAGTGAAGAAGAAAGATGCAGAGATTTGTTTATGGCACTATGGGTTTCAGACCTATTTATGGAAAGAGTTAAAAATAATAAAATATGGTCTCTAATGTGTCCTGATAAATGCCCTGGATTAAGTGACGTATATGGAGATGAATTTAATAAACTTTACGAAAGTTATGAGAGTGAAGGTAAATACAATAAGCAAATTAATGCCCAAGACTTATGGTTTAAAATATTAGAATCTCAAATTGAACAAGGTGTTCCTTATATTTTATATAAAGATGCTGCGAATAGAAAGAGTAATCAAAAAAATTTAGGAACTATTAAGTCAAGTAATTTATGCGCAGAAGTTTTGATTTATTCTTCTCCTGAAGAAACTGGTGTTTGCAATTTAGCATCTATTTGTCTACCAACATATATTGAAAATGGTATATTTAATTATGAAAAACTACATGAAGTAGTTAAAGTAATAACTAAAAATCTTAATAAAGTAATTGATAAAAACTTTTATCCAATTGAAAAGGGGCGTGTATCAAATTTAAAAAATAGACCTATTGGAATAGGTGTTCAAGGTCTTTCAGATGTTTTTATGATACTTAAAAAACCGTTTGAATCCAAAGAAGCATCCGATATTAATAAAGAAATATTCGAAACTATATATCACGCAGCCGTTGAATCGTCAATGGAATTATCTAGAAAACGTTTTAATATAATTAATAAAATATTAGCGAAGGAAAGTGACGAAGATATTAATAATTATGTTAATGAATTTGAAATCAAAAATATGACAAGTAAATATTGTGGAGCTTATAGTACTTTTGAAGGAAGTCCTATTTCTGAAGGATTATTTCAATTTGATTTATGGGATGAAAAACCAAGTGATAGGTATGATTGGGATAAATTAAGAAATGATATTAAAGAATTTGGAATTAGAAATAGTTTATTGTTATCTCCTATGCCTACAGCATCTACATCGCAGATTATGGGTTTTAATGAAAGTTTTGAACCTATTACTAATAATATTTTTCAAAGAAAAACATTAAGTGGTGAATTTATTGTTATTAATAAATATTTAATTAAAGATTTGATTGATATGGGATTGTGGAACAAGGAAATGCGCGATACTATTATTTTGCACGAAGGAAGTATTCAAAATATACCAAATATTGATGCAAATATGAAGGAATTATATAAAACTTCGTGGGAAATTAAACAACGCGTTATTATCGATATGTCAGCAGACCGAGGAAGATATATTTGTCAAACACAAAGTTTAAATATATTTATCGAAGAACCAGATTTTCAAAAATTATCATCAATGCATTTTTATGGTCATTCAAAGGGACTTAAAACAGGTTCTTATTATTTACGAACAAAACCAAAAGCAAAAACACAGCAGTTTACTATAGATCCTGAATTTGCTAAAAAAAAATTGAGATGTATAGAAAACAATGGAGATAGTTGTATATTATGTTCATCTTAATGTTTTTTACTACCTTTAGATATTTATTTTGCTGTTAAATCGGCATTTTTGGACTAAACTCTTTAATAATTTAAATACACTATTATAATAATCACTATTTTCATCCTCATTATACTTTTTTTCATTATTGCAAATTTGTTCATTACATACTCCTTCTGTATCGCCGAATAAAATATAATATTCTCCTTTTTTTTTTATCTATATCACCATACGGATGATTACGCATAGTTGTTGATCTTGAAACGTTCATTTCTATATTTCTAATTATATATTTATATATTATTATATAAATATATATTATTATAGTAGTATATAGTATGTCAAATAATGAACCATTATTAACATCGTCGAATAGATTGACTATTTTTCCTATAGAACACTATGATATGTGGGAAATGTATAAAAAATCGGTTAGTGTATTTTGGACTCCTGAAGAATTAGATTTATCCAAAGACATAGACGATTTTAATAAACTTAATAATAATGAGAAATTCTTTATTAAGCAAATTTTAGCATTTTTCAGTTCAAGTGATACTATCGTTAATATTAATTTAGGCGAAAGATTTTTAAATGACGTACAAATACTCGAAGCAAAATTCTTTTATGGTTTTCAAATGGCAATAGAGAATATTCATTCGGAAACATACTCACTTCTGATAGACACATATTTTAAAGAAGCAAATGAAAAAGAAGAAGCACTAAATGCTATCAATTATATGCCCTGTATTAAAAAGAAGGCAGATTGGTGCTTTAAATGGATAAACGACGAATCTGCGCCATTCTCACAAAGATTATTGGCGTTTGCTCTTGTAGAAGGTGTTTTTTTTAGCGGTGCTTTTTGTAGTATTTTCTGGCTTAAAGAACGTAGTTTAATGCCAGGTCTAGCATTCTCAAATGAATTAATTAGTAGAGATGAAGGTATGCATGTGGAATTTGCAGTTCTTTTATATTCTAAAATTAATAATAGATTGTCTCAAGAAATTGTACATCAAATTGTAAAAGAAGCGGTTGAAGTAGAAAAGAACTTTATTATTGAAAGTATTCCGTGTTCTATGCTAGGTATGAATGCTGATCTAATGTCTGTATATATTGAATTTGTTGCAGATAGACTACTTGCTCAATTAAACTATGATAAAATATGGAATTCTAATAATCCATTTCCATTTATGGATAGAATTTCAATTGAAAGCAAATCGAATTTTTTTGAAAGTCGCGTATCGCAATATAGTAAAGCAAATGTAGGTGGTAAGCAAGAACATTCAAAATTACGCGCATTTTCTCTTGAAGCAGATTTTTAATTTAATAATTACTTAAAGAACTTATACATATTTTATATAATACAATGGATAGAATAGGAAGTATTTTCATTGAAATAAAAAAACAAATTAACTATATTATAAATGATAATGAAATATTATATTCTAATAATTATTTTAATTGTATAGATGAAATTATGGCAGTTTTGAGAAATACCTTGTATAAATTACAGGATATATATTATAAATATATATTATATCCTAAATTAAAAAAAATTTAATTTTTATTACACAAATTATTATTTGTGACATCATTATAACTAGTATATTCATATATAAATAATATTATTTATTATTGTACTTATTATGTTATTGTGTTATATCTTGTTGTGATAAACACAATTTTATTTCTCCTAAAGAAGCTATAGTATATCTTAGAATAATAGGATAATTATTTTTAAGATATAATTCTACATTATTAGATAAGTTGGTGCATTTTGTAAATATTGATAAATATTTTAGACTAAAAATACCTTGAATTATTTCTTGTTCTTCGTCTGTTTTATTTTTTGTAATTGTAATTGTTTGAGATTTTTCAGCACCTAATATAGTTTCTTGATTACAAAAATCTCCTTTACAACTTAATATTAATTTATCTCCAATGTTCCTAAATTCAATAAATTCCGCTAGATTATTCATATCGCGTATAATTTTTTGAAGATAATTTGAGGGCATATTTATAATAGTATGAAAGTCTACAGGAGGTATATCCAAATTTAAAACATCAATATCTAAAACTGATAATTTATAATTCGTCTTATAATTTTTATCATTATTTTCAATTGTAATACCTAGATGATTAGGGTCATCTTTTTTAATATATATTGATAAAATATCATTGTTAGTTATAGTCTTGATTAATGCGTGTAACCTTAACATATTAATACCAACATATGTTTTTTTAGCACATTCGTATATCTCGAATTTTTCTGCTTCGAGTTTAAGATGTATCAATACTATATGTGTATTGTCCATAGCGACTATCTTAATACCTGTTTCATCAATTTCTAAATTAACATCCATCAATATCTCTTTAAGAGCATCGATAACTTGTTTAAATGTAGATGCTTGTATTGTTTTAATATTTAATAAATATTCACTTTCCATATAATAAATAAAATATAATATCTCCTTAAATATTATTTATACCCATACTAGATAATGCAATAAATGTAATTAAAATAATAAATATAATTGTAATTGCTATTAAAATAAAAGGGTTGAATTTTTCATTCTTATTAAAATATAGTAATAATTTAATAAAAACACTTTTAATATTAAGATATATTAATAAAGGAACTAAATTTAAATTATGAAAAAATCCCCCTGTTTTTTCTACATAATAATTAATATCATTTAAATTAACTTTATTTTTATCAAAAATTTTTTTAAAATATTGATAATAATCGTCAATATTCATAAACCACATAACAATTATTATTATCCCAAATGTTATATTGATAACCATATACAAACATATTTCTCTTAAATTTTTACAAAATTTTTCTTCATTTGACGTAGGTTTATTATATGCAGGGCATTCTTGATAATCGCCTCTTTTATTAGAAGAATTTAAAACAATTCTTACACACGGTGGATTAGGCGCAATAACACTCGTAATTGGAGGTATATCGCTAGTCATTATATTATAATATGTCTATATTTAATGTATTAAAATATTTTATTATTAATTTTATTTTTTAGCAGTGCAATATTATAAATAAATACAATCATTATTAAATTTAAAAAATAGGTATTAAATAATTCATAACTTATTGTATATCTTGCATTTTCATATATTTTTTCTTCACTATCTGTTTCTAATTGTTTTATTATAAGTTTTGCAGGTTTCAAACTTTCATCGCTTATATAATCATTGCGATATTGAATTTTTTCATTATTTATTTCATAATATATTGTTTTTATAATATTCATTAAATAATTTGTAGAATCGTCTTGATTTTTTCTTAAACTATTTTTAATCATATACTGATACATATTGCTTAAATTTAAAGGTTTCAAATTTTCTTTTATTATATTACTAAATAAATCTATTGCATCATTAATTAATTTATTCTCTTCTTCAATAGTTTTAGGTTTAATTTTAAATGTATCATCCATATCTATATCTATTGTTTGTGATATAGTTGTAGGTTTTATAAATAATAATAATTTAATTAATTTATTATTTCTATAATTATCAATATGTTTTATTAAACCAGGTAAACCCGTTTCCTGTATTTTTTTTTCTTTATCATTAAGCGCTGTTCTTATTATATTTTGTATAGTTACATCTGTTTCTTTTTTAATTATGCAGTTAAAATAATAATGTGATAATATTTTTAAATATTGATCGACATATTTATCCACAATTATCAATTCATCTTCAAATAAATCATCCTTAAAAATTTTGTTATACTTACCAGAAAGTAATGGTCCAACCTTATATTCATCAAAAAATGATTTTTTTAATATAAATTTATTCCATATTACCTTATTATCTTTTTTATAAAAAATTACATTATTTTTAAAAAAATTTTCATTATCTTCATCATTTATAATCTTTTTTTTAATATCGTATTTTTTAAAATATTTAATTAAATTTTTAATAACAATAATTAAAAATTTTCTTAAATCCTTTGGTGTATATTTTTTCTGTTCTGTTTGATACTCATATTTATCACCTGTAGGTGGCATAATAAATTTGTCGATGTAGTTTTTTAAATGCAGAGAAGTTCCAGAAGTTCCAACAGATTTTAAGAATGCAGTCGCATATATATTTGGATTAGAAGAATTCGTAGTATCAGTAGAATATTTATTTAAAAAGTTGTATAAATTTTCATCTGTACCGGTTTTTAATTCATCATTATTATATAATTTATCATAAATTATTTTTCCAAGATATTCATAATCTTTTTTAAAATTAATATGGTCCAATTTTTCACCATAATCTATGCGATTATCTATTTCTTCATTGCTTTTATCTTTTAAAGTTACTGAATAATCTCCTATATTATCATTACTATTATATATCAATGACATAAATACGTTTGATATAATATATAATTCTAAATAATTTCCCTTTTCTAATGTATTATATTTTTCGTCACTTTTTGATTTGTTTATAACAGGAATTAACATATTATTTAAATCGTTTAAATCTCTTTTATAAGAACTATCTAAAACACCATATATAACATTGGAATTATAATTCGTATTAAAATTAATAAATATCGCTATATATAATACAAATATAAGTAGTAATACTATTGGTAATATAATTTCCTCAGCATATTTATATATTAATTCAGTATTAGGTATATATAATAATAGTATACATAATATGCCTATAGCAAATATTATTAATATAAAGTATATTAGCGTTTTAATATTTTTAATATAATAAGACCCTACATTATATTCTAAATCATAATAACCTTTATTTTTTAAATTTTCTAAAACATTAAAATATTTTTCGTAAAAGGTATTTTCACTATTATAAGAAAAATCTGCTGAATAATTTTCATTCGCTTCATTTTTAGTACTAAAAGGATCGTGTTCTGTACCAAAAAAATGTTCATCATTTGTAGTAGCGCCTATATTTACATTAAATTCAATGTATTTTTTCATATTTTCGTCTAATTTATTTATTTTTTCTAATTTAAGATTCCTAGGGTCAATAATAAGAGTATTAATATAATTTACAAATTCTAATAATTTTAAATGCTTAATATAATAATTATTTTTTACCTTATTTGTTACGTCAGTTAATTCTAATATCTCTTTTTTAAATTTTTTAATTTCATTCATTGAAAATAAAATTAAAATTGTTAATAATATATTCGTATTTCCTTTATTTATTATACACCCTGATGGTTTATTAGAACATAATGCAAACTCTTTAATTTTGTCTACAAATGTAGTATTTTTGCCATTAACTAAATCATATATTGTTAAATTGTTAAGAATTTTAATAGGATCGTATCTACTAATCGTAATTTCGGGTTTATCTGTTATTAATACATAATACTGATCGTATTCTTGTTGTGTTATAAGAAATACAGTATTTTCCTTCAATGTTTTATAATTTTCAATCTTTATATTATTGCTAATAACACTATCCCTTCCTTTATAAGAGTCATATATGTCAATAATATTATATAATTTAGTATTTATTAATTGAGGTTCAATTGTTTTATCTTTATCATTCCATTTAATATTAGCAATATTTGTATAGCATTTATTTACTATATCACGCGGATCATATTTTGTACTTATTTCATTTATTTTAATATCTAAATTATTTAAAATAGTATCTATAATATTGTCATCTAATTTTGGGTAATTATTTTCTGAAAAGGAAAGAAGAATATTCATTAAATTTAATATTAAATATGTAAACAAACATATAATAGTGATATATCCTACGCACAAATATTTATATTTTTTACCTCGTGTATAGTCTTCGTCGGGATATTGTAATATCTCTGCAAATTGAATAGAAAGTAATATATATAAACCACCCACTGCTATAATAGTCGCCCATATATAGATGTGAATATTATCAATATTAAAATTGTTTATTACATCTATATATGGATTATTATAATTAAAATAATTTTTATATCCTTTTTTATCGTTAGGTATGTATCTTGCAATAATAATTATTATTATAAATGCGAATATAATAAATGCCAATAAATATGGTAAAAATTTTATAATATATATGATGGTATCGCCTTCTATATTATTTATTAATGGATAAAAAATATTATTATATTCAATTAAATTATAAAATAAATTAACATATATTAATATTACTAATATTAATATCATAAAATAATATGTTTTTGTATTAAAAATATCATTTGAAGAAATTAAACTGTAACTATTATCTGCTAATTTAAATCTTGATGTTTCTGCTTCGCAGTAAATATCATTACAATATTTTTTTATATTAATATCAGCAACATCTTTAATATAATAGATTTTAAAAAGAGACATTGATATATTTTTTAATTCATTTATAAATATTATTATCATCATAATAAATGCAATAAATAACACTGTATTCATTTATAATATAATTCACTTTATACCTTATAAAGAAAAAAAAGATTATTAAATTATTCTAATTTCTTTTTAACAACGTGTGTAGAAATATAAAATATAAAAATTAAAATTATTATAGTTGCAATAATTGTAAAATTAGATTTTATAGATTGTGATAACACATATATTGACATAAAAATTAAAATAATATATGCAGTAATAAATCGTGTAATATCATCAATCTCGTTATTTATTTTTTCTAAATTACTTTTATTATTATAGAGTTCGAAATTATCTATATTTTCTAATGTTAATCTATATAATTTACTATTTTCAAATATATTGCCCTCGGTAATTAAACTTCTTGTGTTTTTTAAATTTATTAATTCTCTTACAAAAGTTTCATTTAAAGAAACCTCTTCTATAGAATTAATATCTTCTCCTGAATATTTTTTTATTATATCTATAATATCTTTATTTGCTGTTTTATATAATTCTTTTTGTTTAATTATTATATCAAGTTCTTTTAAAAGCATAATATAATCATATAAATTTGTATCTTTATAAATTTCTGTAATTTTTTTCAAAATTAATGAGAAAACTATTGTAAAAATCGCAACATTAAAGAATGAATACATTGTGGCATATAATAAATATTTATTTTTATCAGATGGGTCATTGTTGATTTTATTGTTTCCTGGCATAATATTATATAGATTTAATAAAAATACTAACCATAAAACAATAAATAATGGCAGACTATAATGTAAATAATCATTATATATTTTCATAATATTTAATTCACCATCAATAATACTAAAGAATCTATTAATTTCTTTTTTATCTGTATTTTCACTAGCAGTTTTTCCGTGGAAATACTTTTCTAATATATTAAAATCAAAAAACACATTGGATATGTTCCACATATATGTATTTTTAATTTTAACTTCATTTGTGTATACATTTGATTTATTATTACATATATTATTATATATTTCTATGTTATTATTTAGATCTTTAAAATATTTTAAATATATCAATGGTGTAAAACTCATAAATGTTAATATTAAAATAATAGATGTAATAGTTACCAATTCAAAATTTTCAGTCATAATATATAATATATTATATTCTAATATATATTATTTTAAATATTCTAGATTAATTTTACCTTAAAATAGGTCTTAATTCATTATTTACATATGTTCTTGAATTTAGGAAATTTACTTCATCAAAAAATTGTATAATTCTCATAATTCTTTCATCTTCATCCATAGAAGATTGAGATATATATCTATTTAATTCGTAATCTATACCGTTTGATGCTCGTCTAAAGGCGTTTTTTGAATATTCATAGTCTGGCATACCATTTTTATATTTTGGTATTTCATTAAAAAATTTAGTATAATCCATTATATTTGATAACATATTAAAAAATTCTCCATAATCTTCGTTTTTATCTGCAGAAGAATTATTATATATTTGTTTTGAATGTGTATATCTTAAATCATTAAATGTCATAGTAGGAAAACTCATATTATTGAGTAAATTTATATATAATATTGCAATAAAAAAATAAAAATTGATTGTATGTATTAAAATATAAATACCCTATTAATCAAATTATGTCTACATTTAAAACTCTTGCAAATATTGTTAAGGATAAACTTATTAATATGCCTGAAAATATGGACGATAAGGAAATTGTAAATTATGTAAAAGAAAGTATCAAGGAAGCAAAAGTTGAACTTAAAAGTAAAAAGACTTTGAAAAATAAAAATACCGACGAAGAAAAACCAAAATACTCACTTTCTGCATATCAAGAATTTATGAAAGAGCAGCATGTAATTTTAAAGGAAAAATATCCCGAGTTGTCAAGCAAAGAAAGGTTGGGAAAAATTGCCGAAGAATGGAATAAAACAAAAGAGAATAAAATTCTTAAGAATATTCCTCCTGTAAATGAAATTGGTGAAGATAAGGAAGAAGTTAAGGAAATTAATGAAGATAAAGAACATAATGAAATTGCCGTTGAAGAAGATAAAGTAGAAAATAATGTAGAAGATGTTGTTGTTAAGAAGAAACCTTCTAAGAAAAAATAAGATCAATCTAATTTGTTGAAAATTCTCGAATTCATAATAGATTTTATAATATTTATTATATATTTTTTATAATTGATAAGTATGTTGCAAAACCTTCTGCTATATTGACATTATTATTATAATTAGATATACGAATATCAAAGTGACACCAATTATTTCTATATTTTTGTGGTATGAAGTTCATTAAAAATAAACTAGACATAAGACCCTCACTATTTTTACATCCATATCCGTGATTTTTTACATCCGCAACTGATGATTTAATATAAGACATATATTCTAACCACGCTGGAATTCTTATATTTTTTTCACCATATATATTACCATATTCTATTATTTTATTTGAAATTTGTTCATTTGTTGTAAAATAAGTAAAACTGCTATGACAATTTATTCTTTCAGACCATCCTGTTAAAGTTGCAAAATCGAATATATAATCTGGTTTATATTTGTTGCAGGAATATGTTAAAGTATCTGCTAATATTAATCTTCCTTCTGCGTCTGTATTAACTATTTCTACATTTTGTCCATTATATGCCTTTATTATATCGTTAGGTTTTATAGATGAAGAAGATATAATATTCTCTACAAGAGGACATAAACATATTATTCTATTTTTATATTTTAGTTTAGATAATATATATACTATATTTACAGCAATAGCTGCACCTTCCTTATCCATAAACATATTATTCATACCATTAGATGTTTTTATAGAATAACCTCCGGTATCTATAGTTACTCCTTTGCCTATTAAGCAAATCTTTTTTTTATATTTTGGCGGTGAATAATCTATAATTAAAAATCTAGGTTTATTTGCAGAAGAGTTTCCTACTGCATTAATCAAATTAAATCCTATTTTTCTAATTTGTACATCATTAAAAACAGTTACTTTTACATTTTTTATATTTTTAAAAAAAAGTCTAGAGTATTTTGAAAATTTATCAGGAGTCGATATATTAGAAGGTTCATTTATTAAATTTCTTGTTATATATGACCCGTATACAATACTAATTATATTTTTTTTATTTTCATTAGACATTTGTGGAACATAGAAATATAGAGTTTGTGTTTTTTTATCTTGATGTTTATATTTATCAAAGGTATAAATACCTTGCAAAATTCTATAAATAAAAGCATCTATAAATTTTTTATCTAACTTCTCTAAGTTGAATATAACTTTATTCTTAAAATTATTATTATAATGTATTATTGTTTTAATTTTAGAAGAAACATTTATTATATCTAAATGATTTTTAATACAAATATCGCTATTATTAGAAGCAACTTTTATAACATTATTATCTTTGATATATTTATTATCGTTAATAAAATAAAATTTCATTTATATTATCTATTTTAATATTATTTTTTAATATTTTTTATTCTTGATTTCGTCAGTAACATCTGTTAATATTGAGTTTTCAAATCTATATATTTTATCAGCAATTTCTAATGCAGATCTTCTGTGTGCTATTATAATCATTGTAATATTCTTTTCAGTAGAACAATCTTTAATTGTATTTTGAACCAATTCTTCACATACAGGATCTAACGCTGATGTAGCTTCATCAAAAATTAATATATTAGGATTCCTTATCAATGCCCTTGCAATTGATATTCTTTGTTTTTGCCCCCCTGATAAAGAACTTAATTCGGTTCCCTCAAGTATAGTATTATATTTATTTGGTAATTTTGATATAAATTCGTGAGCATTAGCTTTAATCGCAGCATTTATAATATCTTCTTCGCTAATATTTTCCATTCCATATGCTATATTATTTGCAATTGTATCGCTAAATAATATACTATCTTGCGCAACATATCCAATTTTTTGTTTTAACCATTTATTATCATATGTATTAAAATCTATATCATCTATATAAATATTACCCTTATTTATTGTCAAAATACCTAGAAGACATTTTACTATTGTACTTTTTCCTGAACCAGAATTGCCTATAATAGCAATTTTATCTCCAGGATTAATTTTAAAATTTAAATTTTCTATTAAATTATCTTCTGCCTTCTCATATTTAAAATGTATATCTCTAAATTCGATTTTACCTTCTAATTTATTATTAAGAGGTATGTAATAACCTCTTGAATTTATATTAGTATCAAGAAGTTCTGTTATTCTCTTATAAGGTTCTCTGCATTTAAAAAATTCGTTATTATATTGTATTATTGCCATTATATTGTCGTATAAACTTTGATTATGAAGAATAAAAGATATTAGACCTTCTGTATTATTTAAATATTTTGCTGCAATAATTATCCCTATTGTTGTAAATGCTGGAATATTACTAATTATTAATAAATTTATCCCATATACAAGTGTCTGTTTAAAAATGAAATTTAATTGATTAGTACTAAACAAAATGTGTTTCTTATTACTTATATCTTCTGTAGCATAGGTTTTTATAATTGAAATATGCGATATTGTTTCATGAATATATGTATTTGTATTTCTATTTAATTCTTCCTGCCCTTTCATTATTATCTTGTTGACTTTTTCATATAATTTAGAAATTCCCATATTTATAGGAATTAATAGACATGCTATAATAGTTAATTTCCAAGATATTTTACTTAGCATCCATAATGTAGCTATTACGTGAACTAGAGACCTCGTAATAACATTTATATTTAGAGAAATACTATCTGAAACTATTCTAACGTCATTATTTATATATTCTAATAATTTATTAACAGGAGTTATTTCATAAAAGCGCGAATTCTGATTTATCAATTTATTGTATATAATTTTTCTCAATCTTATATTCATACAATTTTGTGAATATGTAAAACATGCACCTCTAAGTGAGCACGCGACCATAGCAAAAATATTTGCATACAATAAAAGAATTAACCTTTCTTTCGAAAAATCACCCAACATTATTTTACCCATATGTTCATTTGCATATACACCATAATATGAACCTGTGCATCCAAAAATTAATCCTGCTATGCTATATTTCTTATCACTTTCTATTAATTCTATATACCTTTTTATTAATTTCATTTAATGTATAAATATATTATATATTATTTATATAATATGGTTCATTATTAATAATTTTCATTGTTTTATTTACTTCAGTTTTCAATATATTTCCTCCATATTTTATAAACACATTTTCAAATAATATATTGAAAACGTCTTCTTGTATTTTAGATTTTGAAGACTTAGGCGACTCGTTATAATCCAAATTACTATTTTTTTTAGTTTTAAATGTATTCATTAAAAGTATCATAATATTATTCATCTCCGTTTTAAAATCAATATCTGGCGAATCATAGTTTTCATTTAAAAATGTTGGTATTATTTCGCAATAATCTTTAATAACATTCATCGAATTATTTTTGTTTATTTTTTCAACTAATCCAAAATCATAAATCATTATATTATATTTACATGCTTTTAGATATATATTTATCCCATTAAAAATATAATGATAATACCCTTTTTCATTATTATAATGCCATAAAAAATTACCACCGTGACAATCATTATGAACATTTGATAATAAATTATGAAACGTAGCTATAGATATAAATGTCTGAAATAGTATATTATATAATAATTCATTATTTGATATTATTTCAGGATTATTTAATAATGTCGCTAAATCGCCATTTGCTATTTCATTTACTGAAATTAAACTAGATTTTTCACTTATTTCTCTTTTTTTACATAGACAACTTCTATATATTATTAAAAAATGTTTGGATAATTTTTTCATAATTATATCATCTGTAATTTTATTCATTAAACTAATTTCAAATAAATTACTAGCGTTTGTCTTCATTACTTTTGTTGCAATTGGAAAAACTCCAAGTGAATTTTTAACAGATGTTTTATAAATTTCTCCATTAAAATTATCTTTACTTATTCTTTTCTCTAAATTTATTATATTGCGTATCGTATATCCTTCACTGTCTTTAAATTGCTTTTTTTCTAAACAATCATCGTCCTTTACATGCTTTAAATTATTTTTAATATAATTTAAAAAATATACTCTGTTATTTAGCGTATATTTATTAACAATTAATTTGCTTTTTAAAAATTTAGATATTTTATTTGCAGTTTTAAATTTTTTATCATCTTCAATCATATCATTTAAAAAAACAGATTTTGAAGACCCTTTGCTTCCGGACGAAGACCCTTTGCTTCTCGAAGACTTTTTTTTTGTAAATATTTTTCGCCTAATATTTGCTTGAATAATTTTTAATGATTTTTCAACATCTACAATGTTAGTATCCATAATTCATCTATTATATAAATATAAAATATAATATAATATATAATGAAAAGTATTATAAAAGGTTTAATGTATTATGTTGATTTAGTAGATTATGAAGAAAAAAAATGTAAAATAAATACTAAAATAACATATACAATCCCTCCATACCAATATAATAGAATGTATGCTTATCAGCAAAGATATATATGATTATAATGTACATTTATTTTTTTTACTATTTACCAATTCTTCCTTTGTTGGTTCATAGTTATTATTACTTAAATCTATGTCTTCTGGTATATTATCTTCTAGTAATTTTTTAAACATTAGATTTTCTAATTCTTTATCAATATATGTATCATTAACATAGAATGTATATTTAGCACTATTTGTTCTTTCATTTTCAACAGTTCCGTATTTCATTGGAATGTATTGAATAAAATCATTATTATTTTTAATATCGTAACCTTTAAAAGGAAATAATACTATATTATCTTCCGATATTACACCAATTATTTTAATTAATATTACATTTATTAAATTACCATTTGTAATAACAACAGCTTTTACATGTTTTCCTTGAAATTTACCCACTCTATATAATATTAAATCTATATCAAACATATAGTATTCTGGATAATCATTGTGATATCTATATCTTAACATTAAATCATGTACTATTTGTATTTTTTGTTTTGGATCTTTACCTGGTAAATCCATTATACTATTATTATTTAATTTTTCATCTATGAACTTATATATCTTATTATAGTGTTTTAATAATAAATTTATTTTATTATTATCTTTTTCAACCTTAGGATTATTCCATTTACTCCAATTATTACCTTCTACTGCTATTATTAATTCATTACAATTATTATTAAATACTTCTTTTAATTTTTCATTATAAGTGTTATTATCATATTCATAATAATATACATTTATAGCTTCTTTTTTTACGTTAACATCATAGGGTATGCTAGAATTTATAATATGTCTATTCCATGGATATTCACCTGTATTTTCATACATAATACGCGCATTTGAAGGCATATATTTAAAACGATTATCATAATTAATAGAATCATTATTCATATTGAATTTTTCTATTCTTTTTTCTTTATCCCTTAAATATCTCTTAGTTACTATAAAAAATATAATAATTACCAAAACTATTGATAATACATTATATAATAATATTATATTACTATAATTCATATTTATATGCTTCTATAATCTAATAAGGAAATTATTGTATTTAAATTGTTTTTTATTCTGTCTTCTGTATCATTTTCAAAAACATAATCATTATTATAACTATCTTCTTTACTAAATTCTTTAACATTTGCTATATTTGCACAACAATTTAGATCAGTAGTATCTGTACATTCGTAACAAAAGGGTTGATTATATTCTATATCGCTATATTTTGTAAATCCAATTCTTTTAACTCCTACAGGCAATTCACAGTATCCATTTATACATCCACCTCTATTATTATTATAGTTTGTATTTGCCTTATAATAAGGACATTCGTCATTTGAAGAACATTTTTTATCCCAAATACTATAATAGTTTTTTTCTTTACCTTCTTTAGTATAATAAGAATCGCATTCAAATTTTTTTTTTATATTATTATTACCATAACATGCATATACACCGTTATTTAGCATATTAATTGTATCTGCATTATTATCATATTCTAAATAATCTTTTGGTAATTCTAATCTTGTAATAAAATTCTCTATTATATCAATATTTTGAATATTATTAATGACATCATATTTCATAATTGGTATTAATACTTTATCATTATTTAAATATATATTATATGTCGTATTATCATCATTTTTATTAAAATAGTATTTTATAGTATTATAATTATATTCTATTGGAGGATAAAATAATTTTAATCTATAATAATCAAAATCTTTTAATCCATTTATATAATATCTTGATTTTTTTAATAGATTCATATATTCGCTATCAATAACAACATATGTAAAAAGATAATCGAATTGTTTTTCTACTAATTTTAAATCTTCTAGTTTAATTTTTTGTAATCTAATTCTTGTAATATCTTGCCTATATGCTTTTATAATTGCTTGAATAAATAAATAATCGCTCATATAAATATATGCAACTGTTTTCCCATTAAAATCCCAAATACATTTTTCCATACCAATTCTTAAATGACTTAAACAAACAAAAATACCTTCTTTATAAACATCATTTGATCTTATAATTATACCATTATTAAATATATATTTTGAAATATATGGATCTATAAGTAATTTAAATTTGTCTGTTTTTACAGATATAATTTCTTTTGAAATTTTGTTATTTTTTTTAATATAATCAATTATATTTACAAATGTCGTAGTTGTAATTTCTTGTTTATTTTTTTCGCTAATATTTAAAATATTATCATTAATATATGTATAATCATCGTCTCCATTTAAAAAATATTCATATTTATATGCGTACAAATATAGTAAATATAATATAATTATTGATATTATTATAAATATAATAACTAAAAACATATTATTCATTTTTTTCTTTCCTTATTAAAGTAGTAGATAAAGAATGTTTTCAAGAAAAATTATAAGTATTTCTATATATTTAATGATAGTTATATTAATATTTATAATTAAACCTGAAATTATGTTTAATTCAAAGGGAGAAATGAAAAATTTTGGTTATTATATAAATGAAGAAACTACTATTATTCCGGTAATATTGTTTTTACCTATATTAGCATTATTATTATTCATATTTACATTAATTATAGAATGTATATATACATAATATACATAACATACATAACATACATAACATACATAATATATATAATATAATGGAACTACTATCTGATGATGATTATAACATAATAAATATGTTATGCGGTAATAAAACAATATATTGTGAAATATTAATTTGGTTAAAAACATTTAATTATAATTTAAAAATATCAAAAGATAGTTGTATTATAGTAACTGGTAAGACATGTATAGGTAAAACATATTCAATAAATAAAATTTGTTCAATGATAAACTACGAAGTTATAAATATAAATAATAATAATTGTTATAATTCCGCTGAATTAAATGACATAATATTTAAGAGCACTACATCTTCACTTATACAACAGTTAACTAACAATATTAAAAAAAAAGTAATAATTATCGATAATTTTGATTGTATATATATGGCGGATAAAACAATTAATGCAACACTTTTAAAAATATTAATAGATAATAAAATTAAAAATATACCTATAATATGCTTAGCGAATGAGGAAATAATTAAAAAGATCGGTGACATAAAAAAAGTATGTAAAATATATAATTTGAGTATTCCTACAAAAGAAGATATATATAGTTATTTTTCTAATATATCTATATCATCTTCTGTTATTAAAAAATTATCAAAAAAAAATATAGATAATTTATATGAAATATCAAAGGGAAATTTAAGTAAGTTATTTAGTAATATTGATAAAAATAAAAATGAAATATTATATGACGATGAAGTAGATGATGATATTGATATAAATATATTATATTTAAATAATTTTAATAGAAATAAGGTAATAAGAATTATTAATAAGGAACAGTGGGTTGTACCCCTAAAATTTCATGAAAATATAATTCTAGAATTAAATAATCGCAATATATCGCTGAAAAATAAGATAGAATATTACAAACAATTTATAGATATTATGTGTCTATACGATTATTATATGTATAAAAACAATAATGAGGCGTGTGTCGCTATATTTGCATATTGTATATATCATTTATCATTATTTAAATATAAAAAGGATGCTTCTCCAAATTTAGGAAAATTTACTAAAATATTGACATATTTATCTTTACAAAAAAAAAATATAAAACAAAATTATAAATATAATAAATTTCCTTTATATCAAATTCAAAATTATCATATTAATTTATGCAATAGAAAATTTATCTCCTTTAATTAGATAATCAAAAAATATGAATAACATAGGATCCCCTGAAGAAAATAAAGGTATAATAGAAAATATAAGCAAATCGATTGAAGAATATGTAGAGAGTACTAAAGAAGGTATAGTAAATAATTCTGTTGTAAATAAAGGATCAGAAGCTATTACTGCTAGCTCGCAGATAGTTTCAAGTGCTGTAAATAATATGACTATGGAAAATGCAAAAGAGATTATGATTGATACTGTTACTAATAGTTCTGCTTCTATATATTTTATAATAATTCTTTTAGTACTTGCAGCAATAGTATGCTATATAATATATTATATTATAGTTGATAATATAATATATCAAAAAAGAATATTAATACCTGGTACTGAAACACCAGTATTGTGCTCAAAGCACACAAAATTACCTTATACTGATGTTTTAGATAGTGGTAATGGTAATAAGAGAACTTATTGTTTCTGGATATATATATTAGATATTAATGCATTACAAGGAGGAAATTATAGACATTTTGTTACTATAACTGACAAAAAAAATAAACCTTCTGAGGTTCATAGATCATCATTGTGTATTAGATTAAATAACAAGAATAATTCTTTAGATTTTAGATTTGGTACTGTTAATAACAATACTCCTCTCGAAATAGGCAGTGCTAATACATTTAATACTTTTATTGATGATTCTGGTATTAAATTAATGTGTGGAATTAATATAAAATATATTCCTATACAAAGATGGGTTCATGTTGCTGTTGTATTAAATGATAATGTTGGGGGAAGTGTAACCACATATGTAGATGGAAATTTTGTAGAAACATTAAATAATAAAAATATAAAAGATTTAGAAGGAGACCCTAATATACAAATAAATGTTGGTAAACTAAATTTAGAACATACTGGTACTTTATATGTAGGTGGTTTAGAAACACCCGTTGATAGTAATATTCCTCTTGGATTTTCTGGACTTTTAAGTCGATTTACTATATTTAACTTTGATTTAAATAGAAACGATATATACAAAGAATATTCACAAGGACCTATCAAAGGTGGATTGTCTGCATTAGGATTAACTGCATACGGAATTAGAAATCCTATATATAAATTAAATAGTAGTGATCCAATTGTATATTATTAATAGTTTATATAAATTTATTGTATTTTTTATTTCCATATTTAAATTAGATAGTTAAAAAATTTTAAAAATGGAGTATCACCCTATTACGCAAATTATAATATCTTTAATTATATTACTATTGATGGGATATGTGGCATATAATATATATATAATAGAACTTCGCCACATGTTCAAAGGAAACAATGATATTAGAAAAGAAACTGAAATAATAAATGGAATATATGATTATAGTTCTTCTGAAATAAAATTTAATACTGTAAACAAATCACATATGTATTATAGAGATATATCTCCTTCAATTAATCAGCAAGGTGGTGCGGAATATAGTTATAATTTTTGGTTATATGTAGACCAAAATGGATTGAATAAATTAAAAGAAAATTCTGATACTGCAGAAGTTAATAAAAAAGATATTGTATTGTTTTATAAAGGAGAAAAAGCTGTATATTATAGCAAAAATAATTATAATTGCCACTACAAAATGCAAGGTAGCAATAATTATGTCAATTTAATTACAAAAAATCCATTAGTTAGAATAAAACATGATGGTACAAGTATAGCGATAGATTATAATAATATTTTATCTCCAGATTCATATCAAAATAATTCTATTTATAAAAAATGCGAATATCAAAGTGTAGAAGGAGATTGGCAGGATAAAAATAAAAATATGTTAGGAATATATGATATTACATTTAATAATAAATGGTTTATGGTTACTATTGTAATAAAGGAGGTCTCAGATAATAATAATATTTTAACTAAAAATCGTGCAGTTTGCAGATTGTATATAAATAGTATGTTAATTTTTGAGAATAAGGTTGAAACAATGTATGGATCAGATATTTATTCCGCTACAATGAAAAATAATAAATCCCCTTTTTATATTAATCCAAATATGAATTTAAATAATAATGATATAGGAAAAAACCCTTATTTTAATATTAATACAGCAAAACATACTAATAATCAAAATGATGTTCGTGATTTAGGAGATATTTTAAAAATGGCAGATTTAAAATATTATAATTATGCAATAGATCAAGATATGATAAATAGCATATATAGAAAGGGATTTTATAAGGATGTAATAACAGCAACTAGTTTAGTAAATAAACAAAAACATTATGTATTATCTCAATATGAATTAGATAATAATAAGATTAAAGAATTATAATTTTAATATATATAAATATTAATAAATATTAAAACAAATGCCACCCAAGATATCATTGGCCGAATTGTATACATTGAAAGATAAAAGAGAGTTTTCTAAATATATTACCTTTGATAATATAATTAATATATGTCATAAAAAAATAAAGAATACCGCGACAATAGGTGGTATGAATATATTTTACGAAATACCTTATTATATATATGGAAAACCATTGTATAAAATTGAAGATTGTATAAAATATGTAGTAGATTCGCTAAGAAACAATGGTTTTTTTGTACAAATACTTCCAGAACCAAATACAAATATGATATATATATCGTGGAATCCAAATGAAATTAATAAAAAGAAATTATTAACATAAAATATATAAATTATTTTTGTTCATTTAATAATTATATAAAATAAATTGTAATAAATACAGACTTACAATTAATATAATTATATTAGTATTAACATCTAAATTTGCAAGATAAGATGCAATAAGAACTGAAGCAATAATCATTATACTATCCCCAATAATTGCATAATATGACATTTCTTCAGCATAATCTTTAAATACATCTATCATTTTATTTGAACCTTTTTGAATGGATGTTATCATTATATAAAATAATATGTCGTGAGTTATTTGTAAAATTAACATCAAAATTATGAAATTTATTATGGAAAACTCATCAAAAATATAATAATATATATATCTTGCAATTATAAAAACTATAAATATTATGAGTACATCTGCAATTACTGCAGATAATTGAAATTTTTTATACCAAAATCTTAGGAAATTACTTTGTATAATATTAGCGTATGATAAAACTATACCTATGGCATCAACAATAACTATTGCAGTTAAAATTGGCAAATAATCTTCTTTTTTATCAAAATAAGATATATCTTTGAAAGTCATTCTATATTATTATATATTATATAAGTTAGATATTTTTCATCATTTTATTAAAAATATATATAAATATATTTTATCTTATAATATCATAAGTATAATGCAAATTTTTGTTAAGACATTAACAGGTAAAACTATAACATTAGAAGTCGAATCTTCAGACACTATTGATATGATTAAAAGTAAAATTCAAGATAAAGAAGGTATCCCTCCTGACCAACAACGTTTAATTTTTGCAGGAAAACAACTAGAAGATGGAAGAACTTTAGCGGATTATAATATTCAAAAAGAGTCAACATTACATCTTGTTTTGCGTCTTCGCGGAGGATTATAAAGAATAAAAAATGACTCTCGTTTTATTTTTTATTATTACAATGACTAATAATACAAATTGCTATGTATTAAATGATATTTTTATAATATTGTTGATTTTTTATAGCATTTTAATTACAATTTTAATTTTCTATTGTTTACTAATTTCTATTATGTTTATTACAGAAAGAAAAAAAGAAGAATCTGTGAAAGTTTTATGTGATAGTTTGAGTTCTTTAGATAATATTGATGATTTGGATATATCTGATAATTGTGATACAGAATATATTAGCGGAGAAAAAATGCTAGATAATATAAAAAGAACTCCTGAAATGTACTATCATTACAAAATTATAGAGTATGAAATAATTAAAAATAATAATATAAGAGAATTTCATAAAAAAGAAACTTTCAAAGAATGTTTAGAAAATTTTGGTTTTCATTTACCATATAAAAGTGCTCCTGATACTCTAAAGATAATAATAAATCATTGCATAAGTGAAAATTATAATATTAAAATGGTTTTAGAAAAAATAGAATACGATGAAAAAACACAAATAAAATTAAAAATTTAAAAAAATAATTATTTTATGTTTATTGTAATTTAAAAATGTTCTATTATTTTTTAAAAATAATAAAAATTGATTACCTTTTGTAAATAAAATATTATACAAATGTACAAGAACAACATTCGCCCTACCAACATCGCACTCAATACTGACGAGTATTCTCTAGATTACAATGATGAGTTTTATGATGTAAGTTTGCTTAATAATAAGTTGTATAAGCAAAAGTCTAAGAAGAATAGTGACTTTAATGATAAAATTCAGGTAAAGAATAATAGTCGTATTCTTCTCGCACGTAATAGGGATGCTCTTTATGCATTGAAGAATCGCAGAACTGTAAACAACGATTGGAAACAATTCAATAATAATCAAATGTAAAGGTTTCTGTATCTTAAAGATTCAGTAAAAAGTTAATTGTAAAAGGTTATTAAAGGAAATGACATATATATGTTATTTTTCTTTTTTATAAAGCATTTTTAATTTTATCAAAAAATACCTTGTATTCATCATAATTATCTTTGAACAAAATTATATGCTTACCTATATACTCTTTAAATCCGGGTATAATTTTTAAGGGCATACTTTTTCCAAATAATTTCTTATTTTTAATAAGGTATGTTATGTTTTCAAATATATATCGTTGAATATATGCTGGTTCTACATCTGTATTAAAACTCAAAGGGATACTAAAAGTTAATAGGTGAATTAATATTGGACTTTTTTCAAAATTTAATTTATAGTTAAATGTATAACTTATACTTTTATCATCGTAAAAATTATTGCGAGTTTCTACTATTATATCACTTCTACCATTGTCTATTTTAGGTTTCTCTATATTAGGATATAATATTTTAATAGATCTCAATATATATTCTTTATCATCGTCCGTAAAATTCTCTCTTGTATAAGGATTTTTGAAAGGTTTACTATCTTTAACCGCTTTATTCCAAGCCTGATATAATGTTCGTATATAAAATGCTACACTATATGTATTGACACCTTCTTTATGTTTAATAGATATAACATTTCTAAGTTTTTTTAAGGGCATATCTTCCCATTTTTCAGCAAGATATGGATCAGTCTCATTAATATTATTTTTGGTAATTTCAGCGACTAAGTCGGTTTTTGTTTTTTTATATTTATCTATATTTGCCTTAGATTGAAAATGACTATGACCGCTTGAAGAACTTCTTGGAGTACCAGACCAACTTATAGATTTACTAATAGATTGAGAATTATAATTACTATTATTATCAAATAATATATTAACAATTGTTTTTGTAATTAATGAATCTAATAAATTCAAATGATTTTCTATAGTTTTGATATTATCGTAACTATATATCCTCACTACTTCAACTTCTTCTTTTATAATGAAAATAATAAATTGTAATGCTATACATTTTTCTATATTATTATTTAAATTTTTAATAACTTCTCTTTTATTTTTATTTGACGAAGAATAAAATAAAATATTACGCATTTCATCTAAGACCATAGTATTTAATCCCCTGCCTCTAATATCATTTATACCAATATAATATGTTTCTTTCCACATTTTTGCTAATATTCTTTTAGTTTTTTTAATTGCAATTTGTGTATCGGGTGCAGTAGGTGGTTTAGATGTTATTCCGGGCGTTCTTAATGGATCATACATATAATTTTCAACCCATCCATGTTGTAGTTTTAATATATTTTGAGTATTTTGATTATGATTATTATATATACTATTAATTATATCATTAATTTCAACCAATATTTTATTATAAGATTTTACATAAATATTATGCAAATTAGTGTTAGAAAGGTATTCGCTCAGTTTTAATAATCCTATATCATATGATATAGGTTTTGTAAATAATGATGCTATTAATTGTTTATTTTTCTTAAGAGTATTAAATGGTATGTATATTATATCCTTTACCTTTTCATAAGAATCTAATATAATTTCGTTATCTCCAGAATCAGAAGATTTGGATTTAGATTTAGATTTAGATTTGGATTTAGATTTTGGCGATTTACTATCCCTTATATCTAGTTTTTGCTTGCATTTATCATATATATATTTAATTCTATCATCGTCGTTAAGAGGTTTATTAGTTTTTGGATTAGTTATTTTAGATATAACTCCTTTTTTAAAATCCTTATAATTTTTAATAAATGTATCGCATTCTTTAGCAGATAAATTATTATTTTTGTCTTTTTTAAATATGATAGTTTTAGCTTCCAAAGACATATTCTAATATATTACTATATAATATATATTATATTATCAATTAATATATTATCAAATAATATATTATCAAATAACAAATAATATATTCTATTATAATAGAATAAATGAAAAAAAACGTAAAATTTGTATTGCCTAAACCTAGTAATAATGATAATCTAAATACAGATTTTTCTTCACGATTAGAATATTATGATGATGAAAAAAATGGTATATTAAACATAGTCAGAATAAAACCAAGACCTTCAATAATTGCTCGCAAAAATGTTCATAATCCCACTCCTAAATCAACTCCTAAAACTCCTAAATCAACTCCTAAAACTCCTAAATCAACTCCTAAAACTCCCAAACCAACTCCTAAAACTCCCAAACCAACACCTAAAACTCCCAAACCAACTCCTAAAACTCCCAAATCAACTTCTAAAACTAACAGAAATATGTAAAGCACTTAATTATTTTTTTAGCTTTTATTACATTTTTACATATAATGAATAGCATATGAATATTTAATATTATTATAGAATAGAATGACTTCTATTTCAAAAAAAAAGCAAGAAATTAATAATTCATTAGATACCTTATATCAAGTAAATAATGGGGCGACAATTATTTCTTGGTTAGATATGCTAAAAACTTATAATAGTACAGATGGAAAGATTCCTGGACTTTTGAATAGCTCAAAAATACAGATTAATACAACAAAAAAAGACGGTGCTTATAATTTAATTTTACTATGGATTAAAAACAATATGGATAAGTTCACCAATTACGATTTTACAGGCATTCCTAATAAAGATTTTTTGTTTTTAGATAAACAGAAAAATACATCAATTGTATCGAGAACATCAAAAGCAAAAACATTAAAAACCATCGAGGATATTGAAAAATGGTCCAATAATCCTGAAATACATCCAATAAATAACACATATATGCATCCTAATAGCGCAGAATATCAAAAAATATATCAACAGGCTTATAATATATTGAAAAAGAACAAAATAAATATAGCAGATTTCCCTGATAAATTGCCAAAAAATCATATCTTATTCGGCGATATGGACTTGCTTTATTATATGAATATTAGCAAAAAAACTAATGTTTTTATAAAAATATATGAAAATAATAAAAGAGAGCTTTATTCCGGTGAATTATTCATAGAACATTTTGCATCAATTATTGATGAACCTACTATATTTGAACAAGAACTTGCGTTGATAAAAAGTTGTTTTAGAGGGAATTATATGAAAAATGCTTTTGAGAAATATAGCAAAATATTAGTAACATCTTTTTTTACAAAGCATTATATTGGCGTTTTTTCGTATCCAAATAGAATGAGAGATTTAAAAGAATCTTCTATACATAATGTTTTGGATAAAGAAACCCATTGGTTTATACAATTATTGGAAAATAACAGATTCAGCAACGGCGATCTAATTATTGAATATTTAAAGAAGGAATATAGGTCTTCAATGAATAATTGGATGGAAGATGCCTTAGAAGTGTATAACAATTATAAAAAAGTTTATAAAGATATTGATGATTGCTTTAATCCTGCGACAGGTATAATAGAAAATCCTGAAAATAAACAGCATCTTCCTATAAATGACCCGTTAGATGCTTATTTTGAAGAGTTTGAGAAGCAACTTGAACAAATTAGAAGTCCAAAATATTCCAAATTGATTGATTTGACAACTTTTAAACCTAAGGAAAATGCATTTTTTTTAAACAATGCGCAATATGCAAACTTTAAAAAGATTAAAGATGCATATGATATAGATAGAAAAATATATGAAGTTAAACTTGAGTTATATGAAAAGACTGGGAAAAATGGAAGTAGTCCAATACCACCAGTGAAACCTGTAATAGTATTACCTAATGGTAAAAATCACACAATTGGAAGAGAATTGGATCCCCTACATATTAAAGACGAAGTTATAAAAAGCTTTAAACGCGATTATAAAAAAGCATTGCCTATAATTGAAGAATATAACAAGATTAAAAATATGTCTTATTTAGAATTAAAAAAATTAAAAACCTCAAACTCGCCTTCGAGTGCTGTAAAACAACTTATAAGAGATAATGAATTGTTAACTATGACAAAAGAACAGATTGCAAGCGATATTTTATACGATTATTCTGGACTTGCAGATAAATGCAGTGAGAGCATAGATATATTGACAAATGAAGAATTAGACGATGAGAATTATCCGCTTTCTAAACTGCAACTTATGGTACGAATGAAAGTATATACGCCAGACAGACAGAGATATAGAACAGAATGTATATATGCTCCTAAACTCTATAATTATCTAATAAAATGTATAAACACCAAAGAACCTTTTATAAATCCTGTTACAAAAGCTAAATACACTCAAGAAAACATAGAAGAACTTATGAAAGTAATGAGAATAATTGACCCATCATTGGAGATTCCTGTATTTATAAAACATATGAATGATACTAAGTTAAAAGTTGAATACAAAGAAATAACTAAGACATATCAAAATTTAGATGCCTCATTTGGTACAAGAAATACATTAAGGTATTATAATATGTACCTATCTCGCACTATTGGTGGTATAGAATATAATGTATATAATATATGCACATTTCCGGCGGATATAGAAGCTACTGGAGAGTTTGCAACTGGTTCTGCAGATTTAAATTCATATACTATGTTAGTTAATATATACAAGTTATTTAATGAAGGGCGATTGCTATATGATTATATCCCACCGTATCGCATACCATTAACAGGACGCCCTGGAGTATATAGATATATTAAACCATTAATTCACTTTAATAGATATAATATTTCAAAAAAATGGTTAAATGATGGGGTGACTACAACAAAAACCGACTTTATCAATATGTTCAAACATTATGCTCAAGAAGTCAATAACTATATATACTAATACTAGAACTTAGTCTCAAAAATAAATAATTATAATATTATACTAATATTTCGTCAAGAATCTATCCCTAATAATTTAGATAATTTATCACCTTTCTTTTGTAGTGCGCTTGAAGGCATTTGTCTTTATCTTTTTCTATTAAAGTTGTTAGAAAAATATCTCTCAAATGTGTGGTATTCATAAAATATAGATACATAATCTTATAATATCTCTGTGTTTTGATATATAATGTAGTTATGCTAACTTTTCTATATATTAAATATTATAATAATATAGAATGGCATCTGTTACAAATAAAACAAGGGATGATTATAATAATTCATTGGATAATTTATATATAAAAAATAGAGAGACAATCATTTCTTGGTTGGATGAAATTAAAAAGTCTGAAAATCAGAAAGATGGAAAAATACCTGGTTTATTTATGAAATCTCTTACCAAAATAAAAACAGACGGAGAAGTATATAATTTAATATTGCAATGGATAAAAGATAATCGTGATAAGTTTGCGGATTATGATTTTACAGGCGTTCCAGACAGTACCTTTGTATCGCTTGATAACTCTAATTTTATTCGTAAATATCAATTAAGAAGTTGGATACCTATAGATATTTTGAAAAAATATAATATATCAAAAAATCCTAATGCTGTTGATTATTTAAAAGATTACCGCGACCTGATAAAATGGAATGATTTATCAGCAAATCCAAATGCGATTGAATTATTAAGAGAAAAAGCCGAAGAAGAAAATAAAATGCAACGATTTGATATATCTCGATTGGCAGATTATGAAAAATTGGATTGGAAAAACTTATCAGCAAATCCAGGTACTGTTGAATTATTAAAACAATACCGACGTAATATAAAATGGGATAGATTATCTGAGAATACTAATCTTGAAGCTATTGAATTATTAAAAGAAAAGGTTGAAAAAGAAAGTAAAATGAAAGAAAGTGAATTAGAAAAATTAAAAGATGAAGATAAAATAGACTGGAATCAATTATGTTTAAACGCTGGTGCTATAGAAATAATAAAAGCAAATCCTAAAAAAATAAATTGGCGATATTTATCAAAAAATCCAAATCCAGAAGCGATTGAATTATTAAAAAATAAAGTTGAAGAAGAAAATAAAATGACTGGTCGCAAACTTATTAATGTATTTAAAGAGAGATATATAGATTGGGATGTATTATCTTTAAATCCTGCTGCTATTGAAATCTTAGAAGAAAATCCTAAAAATATACTATGGAACCATTTATCAGAAAATAAAAATGCAGTAGAATTATTAAAAAAATATCCTGACAATATTGATTGGAATGGTTTATCTTTAAACCCAAATCCTGATGCTATTGAATTATTGGAAAAAAACCTTGCCAAAATAAATTGGATCGAGTTATCAGCAAATCCTGGAGCTATTGAATTATTGGAAAAATATTCTTATAATATAGTTTGGAAAATTTTAATAGAAGAAAACCCTAATATATTTGAACTTGTTGAAGTACCAAGAAAAACTTTTGAAACAGTTGAAGATATTAAAAGATGGTGCAAAGACCCTGAAATACATCCTATTAATGGTAATGAGATGCCTGCGATGAGTAGGGCATATTATGATATATATGTAAGAGCCTATAAAATTATGAAAAATAACGGCACCTATTCACAAAAAGATATAACAAATCTTTTTCCTAAAAATCATTTATTGTTTGGAGACATAGATTTAATTTATTATACCTGTATAGAAAAGAATGACCCACCGACTTACTTTAATATCTGTAAGTATAATAACTCGTCTGGATCTATATTGTACGAATTACTCACAGAAAAAATAGAGTTTTTTGATAATGAAGAAACCGTTCTAGATACAGAGATAGAAATATTAAGGAACCGTTTTAATGATAGATATGGCAGACACGCACAATCAAATATGGAAACAATATATGAATTAATTGATGCTTATAAGAATGATATGGTTAACTCTTTTTTTGATACAAATTATATATCTACATACGATTATCCTGATAGAATTAATCAGATAAAGCTTATCAATTTAAAAGCCTATTGGTTTATAAACTTTTTAGAATACAATAAAATGGCAACTGGAGAAACTGTCCTGGAGTATTTAATGGAAAATAACGACGAATTTGATTCAGATAATGAATGGACGACACCGTTAGATATATACAACAATTACAAGGCGGTTATCGACGATATAGATGATTGCTTTAATCCTGATTCAGGCATTATAGAAAACTTTGGACATAAAAAACTTACATCTATTGATGACCCTCTTGACAAATATTTTGAAGTTTATGAAAAGCAATTGGCGGAAATAAAAAAACCTATATATTCACAGTTAATTGATTTAACTACCTTTAAACCTAAGGAAAATTTAAAGTATTTAAATGATGAGCAATACAAAGACTTTAAAAAAGAAAGAGTAAAATATGATGCTGCATGGAAAAGATATAGCGATAGACAAACATTATATGAAACTACGAAAGAAGGTAGTTCTCCAAAACCTCCTGAAAAACCCGTAATAACTCTTCCGTGGGGGAAAGCACATACTATTGCAAAGGAGATAGACCCAATACATATAAAAGATGAAATAGTAGTTAAGTTTAGAGAAGAATATGCCAAAGTCATTCCTATTATAGAGGAATATAACATGGTTAAAAATATGTCTTATAAAGCATTGAAGAAACATATCGGTAAATCTTCTTCTTCTAGTTCTGAAAAATTATCAAAAGAAGGGAATGAATTATTGTCTATGACAAGAGAAGATTTTGCAAATAATGTTCTCTATGATTATACAGGACTTGCAGATAAATGTAGCGAGAGCATAGATATATTAACAAATGAAGAATTAGACGATGATAATTACCCTCTTTCAAAACTACAACTTATGGCACGAATGAAAGTATATACACGGAATAAAAAGAATTACAGAACGGAATGTATATATGCACCTAAACTCTATAATTATCTAATACAATGTATAAACTCAAACGAACCTTTTATAAATCCAGTGACAAAGGCAAAATATACAGAGGAAAACATAGAAGAACTTATGAAAGTGATGAGAATAATAAACCCGAAGATAGAAGTGCCTGTATTTATGAAACACACAAATGATACAAAATTGGAATTAAAATATAAAACTGTTGCGGTTAATATTAGCGATTATGGTTCTAACCCATCTTATGGTAGTACAAAAATATTAAACTTTAATCGCATATATCTATCTCGTATGATAGCTGGTTCAAATTATATTGCATATGAAATATGTCATATGCCAGCTGATATTGAAGTTTCGGGTACTTTTGCGACAGGTTCAACAGATTTAACATCAAATACCATGATAGTTAATATATACAAGTTATTCAATGAAGGGAGGTTATTACATAATTATTTACCTCCTTATAACATAAGAAGACCTGGAACAACTAATCAATATACATATATAAAACCTAAAATACACTTTAACAGAATTCTAAGTTTAAATAATTGGTTATATGTTTCTGATCGTGATAAAACGTTGATAACAAAAGAAGAGTTAATAAATAGATTTAAACATTACGCCCATGAAGTCAATAATTACACATTTTAATCTTTTTTCTTGAATATATTTAATATTGTAATAATATAGAATGTCATCTGTTTCAAAGAAGGAAAATGATTTATATAAATCTTTGGATAAATTATATAATAAAGATAAGGGTAAGATTATTTCTTGGTTAGATGAATTAAAGGTATATAAATCTAAAGACGGCAAGATTCCAGGATTATTAAATAATTCTAAAATACAGATTCTTACAGCAACAGAAGACGGTACTTATAATTTGATTTTACAATGGATTAAAAAGAATGCCGATAAGTTCGCCGATTATGATTTTACCGGTGTTCCAGACAGTGCTTTTATATCGACTGCAGCCTTATTAGATGACACAGAGGCGGAGGCAGGAGCGGCATCTGGACCTGCAAGAAGCTCAAATGTAGTCAAAACTTTTAAAACAGTTCAAGATGTTGAAAGGTGGTTTAAAGACCCTGAAATACATCCTATTAAAGGAACACCGATGTCAGCTATGAGCAATGAATATTATAATATATATGAAAAAGCTTATAAAATTAGGAAACATAATGGTATTGTTACTACTTTGAATAATGATTATACAGAAACACAAAGTATTTTTCCTAAAAATCATTTATTATTTGGAGACATTGATTTAGTTTATTATACATGTGTTAAAAATTATTACCCGCACCTTTACAAGAGAATATATCAAGGTAAAGAGAATATGTTAGCAATATGTGAATTACTTACAGAAAAATTAGAAGATACTGCCAATACAGATACTGTTTTAGAGACAGAGATGGAGTTATTGAGAAACCGTTTTAATAGTCAATCAATATCAGACAATACTCCAATTTGGCATATCCCATCAAATATGAAATTAATTAAAGATTTAATTAATAATGTTAGGGTAGATTTAGTTGACGCTTTTTTAGATACAGATTATATGTATAGGTATGAATATCCAGAACGAATGAAATCAATAAAAGAAGCTATTAATAATATCGAAGGTTATTGGTTTATAAACTTTTTAGAAACCAATAAAATGGCAAATGGTGAAACCCCTATTAAATATTTTATAAATGTCCTTAAAAAACCAAATCCTCCATATTGGATTTCTCAAGTATTAAAATTATATAATGATTACATGTTGGTTATTAAAGATATAGACGAATGCTTTAATCCAGCTTCAGGCATTGTAGAAAATGTAGAAGATAAAAAACTTACTCTTATTGATGACCCAATTGATAAGTATTTTGATTTTTATGAAAATAAATTAGCGGAAATAAGAAAACCCGTATATTCTCAATTAATTGATTTAACAACCTTTAAACCCAAAGAGAATCTTAAATATTTAAATGATGCTGAATACGCGGTATTTAAAAAAGAAAAAGATAAATATGATATTTTGTGGAACAACTATAAAGAAGCTCAAGAATTATATGAAAGAACAGGAAGAGGTAATAGTCCTAATCCTCCTATAAAACCCACTATAACTCTTCCATGGGGCAAAGTACATACAATTGCAAAGGAGATAGACCCAATACATATAAAAGATGAAGTTATAGTTAAGTTTAGAGAAGAATACGCTAAGTCACAATCTGTTATAGATGAATATAATAGCATTAAAAATATGTCTTATAAAGAATTAAAGAAGCATGTAGAACATTCTTCACCTTCTAGCGCTGAAATGAGATTAATAGAAGGGAATAAATTGCTTTCTATGACAAGAGAAGAATTCGTAGATAATATTTTGTATGATTATTCAGACCTTTCTGATAAATGCAGTGAGAGTATAGATATATTGACAAATGAAGAATTGGATGATGATAATTATCCGCTTTCTAAACTTCAACTTATGGCACGATTAAAAGTATATACTCCTGACAAAAAGAAATACAGAACAGAATGTATATATGCTCCTAAACTCTATAATTATCTAATAAAATGTATAAATTCTAAAGAACCTTTTATAAATCCTGTTACAAAGGCAAAATATACGCCAGAAAACATAGAAGAACTTATGAAAGTAATGAGAATAATTAATCCGAATATGGAAGTACCTATATTTATAAAACATAGAAATGATACAAAGTTAAAAATAAATTATATAACACATGAAGTTAATTTGAGAGTTCTTGGAGCGGACGCATCATTTGCCGGAATACCCTATTTGCGTTTTAATGAGATGTATCTATCTCGTATGATAGCAGGGGTAGAGAAAAAAGTTCACGTAATATGCTACATACCCGATGATATTGAAGCAACAGGGACTTTTGCTACAGGTTCAGCTGATTTAAATTCATATACTATGTTAGTTAATATATACAAGTTATTCAACGAAGGGCGTTTATTATACAACTATTTACCTCCTTATAACATACCAAGACCTGGAATAACTAATGAATATATATATTTAAAACCACGGATACACTTTAATAAAATTAGAACTATCGATAATTGGGTTAGAAAATCAAATTATGACCCTAAACTATTAACTAAAGAGGAATTTGTAAATAGATTCAAGCATTACGCCCAAGAAATTAATAATTACACTTTTTAAAATTAGTCTTAGTAAAAATATTTTTGAGTACATAATTTATTTTTCTTAAATTTTTTAGAGGTTTTAGAAATTTCTAAATATTTTTCAATTATGTACTCATTTTAAATTATATAAAAAATGATATTGAGTGATATTATCTATATTATTCATTGTCATAATGCAGACTATATTATTAGAAGATATTCGCAATTATTCAATTGTAAAAAAAGAATTATTAGACACCTATAATAATAAGTTTGAATTAAAAGAAGATATTTTGTATTTTATGAATGACTTTTGTCCTTTTATATATGGTGTATCTAAAATTAGTTACAAGAGAATGCGACGAATTTTAGCATTCATTATAAAAGAGAAAAAATATATATCTCTACTTTCATTGCTAATAAATAACGATAATCATAATAGTCAAATAAATAGATATATTGGGTGCCTAAATGTAGATGAAAGAAATACACTAATCCAGTATATACAAACAAAACATAGTTGTTGTAAAAGTAAATTAAATTAGCAATTAAAATATAAATAATGGTCTATAAGTTCTATAGTCATAATAAACCTCATTTTGCATTAAATAAAAACTACATAAATAACGTAAAAATGTTGTTATATTATTTTCTACTATTAATCTACTTTCTATATCCGGAAGTATTTTTAATGAAAAAACTACTCCAGGTATAACAATTGCCCATATTTTTTTATTATCCCATCCACCTTTGATACGCATACTATATGCAAAAATATATAAATAACATATAGCGAAATCTGCAAATTGCGAATAAAATTTTCTCAGTGTGACATGATATAAATATAGTGGGTATATTAGAGTCAAAGAATATACCATATGATAATGTGCGGAATTACATTTTCCTTTGCGAACAAGTGTCATCATAAAAGGCGCTGATTGAATAGCATATAATGGTGCAAAATTTAATGATGCAGAAAGTTCTCCTGAAAATACTGCCATAATAGTTGCCCCAAATTGTTTTTTAGCATATTCGTATTTTATTTTTTCTATTTCATATTCAGTGACATGTTCAGGATAAGGCATTGCATTTGTTGTTCTCTTTTCAGTATCTCCATATTTTGCAGTTATTATACTTGCTATTTTAATACATAAAATAATGGCTATATATTTTAAAATTGATTCGGAAAATAATGCGTATAATTTATAATTTTTAAATATTTCTAATTGAGTCGGCCATAATTCTAATAAGGTAATTATAGTTAATATTGAATGTCTACATGAAAAAAGTATTGAATGCAATCGAAACTCTTTCCATATCATAGGACTTGTAAAGTTCCTTTTTTCCGGTAAAGGTATTGATAAAGATGCTATAGGTAATAAGGCGTGAATTAATACAGACGAACAAGAAAAAACCTTTGTTTCAAAAGGCGGAAATGATGTGCCATAAATTATAGCATAATAAAAACGCAAAATAAAATTAGCAACCGCTAAAAAACCTAAGGTTTTATGTATATGATATTTATCATGGTTTGTAAAAAGATGCGCCATTATCTCTGTATATTTTATAAATATATATTTATATATATTTCATAAATATAAATATAAATATAAATATAAATATAAATATAAATATAAATATAAATATAAATATAAATATAACTTCATAAATATTTAATGTAACCAGCGGAGATAAATATTACTCATCTCTGGTGTATATTGAAAAGGAACGCTATTTTGAATTTTTAATACTTCGAATTTCTTAATAATATTACTACTATTATATAGTTCTTTCAAAGAACTCCAATCTTGATGATTGAAATTGCATGTATCCATAATATACTCTTTAATACTATCAATACCTTTAGCATGAACTTTGTTATTCAATTGATAATCCTCAAATATACGAGATAATGTACTGCGATAAAGCATTGGGCAATTTTTGTAGTCTTCGTTCTTAATCCAGCATGTATTCCTAAAATTGGTACTTAAATTGCAATTGCAATTGCACATTGTTTTTGTATAAGTATTATATAATACTTGTTAATCAATTTTATATAATTACTCTATTATTCTTAACAAATGAAAATGAGTACATAATTTATTTTTTTAAGAAAATTTATAAACATTTTTAAAATTCTAAATATTTTTAAATTATGTACTCATTTTTAATCTAAGAGCACTGAACTATAATTAACAAAAGTATCCTGAATTATACTATGAGATCGTCTTTGATTTACAGTTCTTGGATAAATTACATACCATTTATCTACCAATTGTAAATTTATCCAATATACATCTAACTCATATTTACCTTTAATTGTAGGATTTTCTATCAATAGTCTAATACTCTCCTTATAATTAGCGATTATCTTATCATAATAATGTTTTTTAACTATGTATCCAGCTGCACAATAAGACGCCTTTACTTGATATATATAATTGTTTATAGGTATTGCTCCTAATATATTAGTGGCTATCAATAATACATCATAATCTGCATTATTAGATTTCATAAAATCGTTAAAATCATTAAGCATATTATTGTATTTTTCTGGTTGAGTGAATTGAATATCATCTTCCAAAACTACAACATATTCTAAATTATTTTGCTTCGCCATCTCTATAACTTTTAGATGACTTATACTGCAACCAATACGACCGTCAGTTTCTTTTACACCATCGAATCTTTGAAATTTCCAATTCATTATTCTAAGTTCATTTTCTGTTTCAATTCTTCGTTCTTTAGACTCTTTCAAATTAATATAATAAACATTTTCTAATAAATATTTATTATTACTTGTATCACACTTGATCCAATTATTAGGAAATAAATCTACTGGATCTTGAGTTATAGGAGAATGAGACCATTTATCAGGATAACATATTATTTTATAAGAACCATTATCTGCAAAATATGCTGACCACCAACTAAATGTACTATTTGCTATAATATGATGTTTGCACAGACTCATCAAAATCAACTGTTCCCAATCTTCTAATTTAATAATTGTTTGTGTAAATATAATATTAGGAAAAATATTTTTAAGAGGATATATATAATTATTTTTAACAAAATCTATATTTTCTTCTTCGCAGAAATATAAAATTTTAAAATTATCACATCTTTCTTGATTCTTAATATAATTAATCGCATTAATATAATATTCTACAGTTAGAAAGTAGCAATTATACGTAATATAATCTCCTAAACGAAAATGCATAGAAATCATTTCAGAAGGATTAACATCATTCGCTTTATTTTTAACTTCTAACTTTTTTGTTTCAAAATCAATATCAATTATAATATCATTTTTATAAGAATCAAAATATTTATAAGATTGAAAATATCCAGATAATATTAAATTAGTATTGTTAGATATTTCAGGAAGTTCATTATATTCAAAAGATTTTTCTTTATATATTTGAAAATGTATTGGAGTATTAACTAAATATCTTTCTAACTTATTTAAAAAATTGTTCCAATATACATTTCTATAAGTACAACATGGACTATGTGATTTTTTTTCAATTATAAAAGGGTTATTATATTTTTTTGAATAAGCAATTAAAGTCATTAATTTAAATAATTGATTTCCTAACCCAGACGCCATATCAACAGATATCATTGATAGTAAATATATATAAAAATTATATATATATATATACTTATATAATTTTATGTTTGCAGATATTGTTAGATTTATTAATTTAAGTAATGAAACTCCTATTATAATTTTTGGAGGGACAACAATAAAAGACGAACCTATATGCGATAATGATATTAATAATAAAACTGACTTTTCAAATTGCATTGATAATTGGGTAATAAAAGATAATTAATAATTATATAAAAATATATCGAGATTATATTATAATTATGGACAGAGCAATTGAATTATCTGCTATAAGTTCTGGTGGACCTTTTGGAGCAGTAGTTGTAGATAAAAATGGAAAGATTATAGGCGAAGGACATAACGAAGTTACTGTAAATAATGATCCAACTGCACATGCAGAAATGGTTGCTATTAGAAGAGCTTGTGCAAATATTAGTAATTTTAATTTAGAAGGTTGTATTATCTATACTAGTTGCGAACCTTGCCCAATGTGTTTATCTGCATGTTATTGGGCAAGATTGGATAAAATATACTATGCAAATACAAGAGAAGATGCTGCAAATATTGGATTCGACGATGAATATATATATGAAGAAATTAAGAAAAATAAGGAAGACCGAAAAATACCTATGAATTCTTGTGATAATACAATAGCAAAACAAATATTTAAAAAATGGTTTGATAATATAAATAATATTAGATATTAATATTTTATAATATAATTATAGATTATATGATTACAGAGTTTGAAAAAAAATGCAATGAAAGTAAAAGAGTTAGAGATAAATTTCCTGATAGAATTCCCGTTATAGTAGGTAAGGCAAAAGGATGTAATTTAAATGATATTGATAAAAAAAAATATCTTGTTCCAGGAGATGTAACAGTAGGACAATTTATATCTATAATTAGACAAAGAATTAAATTGTCACCAGATAAGGCAATATTTATATTTATTAATAATATATTACCTCCAACATCAGCAACTATGAGCACTATATATAATGATATGAAGCACGGAGATGGATTTTTGTATATCTATTATAATGGAGAATCTGTTTTTGGAAATTAAGACATTTTATTACTTAACATATTTATTATATACAAACGTATACAATAATTATAAAATTTGTTCATATTTTTTCTTAAAAATATAAAAAATTGATTTTTCATTATTACTATATTTTACAACAAATACAACAAACGCGTTTAAAAACATAAATAAGTTTATCGACCCTACAAATTTCCTAAGGTTTGTTTATCGACCCTACAGATTTCCTAAGGTTTGTTTATCGACCCTACAGATTTCCTAAAGTTTTCTTGAAACAAATGCTTGCATACGATGTCTACGAAGGATTTAACAATCAAGTTTTAAACAAAAAATATAAAAAGATTGATGTTGAAAACATTTATATTTCATATATTTTTGAAAAAGAATATAAAGATGAATTAAATAATGATAATACTCTAGATTATCTTGATTATCTAGATTATGATTATATATGCGACTTAATTTAAGAAGATTTATATTCTAACCATTCTTTATAACCGCCTATAAATATACCGTTTTTAAATAACATTGGAAAATATTTATAAGGTATTTTAGTATATTGTTGAATAAATTTATAAAAATTATCACGTTCTCTTAAAGTATCTAGATATTTATCACAATTTATTATTTTTTTATTTGAATTAATATTTTCATTTATAATTTTACAATATTTACAATTTGATATTGTGTATATTGTATACCCATTTTCATAAGGTGCTTTATATTTTTTCATATTATCTAATATAATTATTTATTTTTGTTTTTTATGTTTATCCCATTCAATTGCTAATTTTTTCATTATTTGAATTGCAGTATAATTAGGATTTTCTTTCTTCATTTTAGGAAAATGTTTTTTTACAAACTTATTATAAGGATGTAGTACTCTTTTTTTAGCACCACCTGATACTTCATTATCTTCATTATCTTCATCATCGTCAGAAGATCCACCTCTTTTAACACGACGACGTAATACAACTTTACGAGGACGACGTTTTCTAGCACCGCCAGATAATGTTGCTTCATCTCCAATACCCATAAATTTGACGGCATTTTGCGCTACTAGTTTTGCCCGTTCTACTTCCTCTCCAACTAGACCTTCGCCACCTTTTCTTTTAACTACTCTTCTTCTTTTTTTAACAACTTTTTTAGCACCTCCTGATAATTTTTCTTCATAACCTTCACCTCCTTTTCTAACACGTTTAACAACTTTTTTCTTAATAACGCCTCTTCTTTTAGCGCCTCCATTCATAATAGTTTCTATTTTTTCACCGTAAGGGTTACCTCCAATTTTAGCTCCGCATGTAGAACCTCCAATCGCCATATCTATATACTACTACTATATAAAGAAATTAATTTTATTGTAGATTATTATATTTTTCTTTAATTATCTTTTTATGTTTTTTACTATTAATATGTCTATACATGTGAAAATCTCTAAAACACACATACTTAATCCCACATTCACATATCATTATATTATTTATTTTTCTCATATTATATTCTTCATATGCTTTTTCCTTGTATTTTCTTTGTTCTTCTATTGTTTTATTTCTACATTCATCACAATATAAGTAATAAATTTGTTCATCAATTTTTTTAAAGGAAAACTCGCTAAAATCTTTAATTTTATGACATTTAGAACACTCCATAATAATTATTGCCAATTAACGAATAAATTTTAATCAATTTTTTATATTCTTATATACTTTTAGTCTATAAAAGTATATAAGTATATATATTCTTATATACTTTTATAGACTAACTAATTATATAAGGTATATATTGTATACATTATATTATAGTATAATTATGAAAATATTATTTTTTGGCAGTAGAGGATGGATCGGAAAACAATTTTGTAAATATTTAATTAATGATAATATAGAATATATAGAAACTAACATTCGCGCAGATAATGAAAAAGATGTTGAAAAAGAAATTTTAGAACATAAACCAACGCACATTATATCATTTATAGGTAGAACACATGGTGAAAATTATAATACTATTGATTATCTAGAACAACCAGGTAAATTAGTAGATAATATTCGTGATAATTTATACGCACCTATTATATTATCTATACTATGTAAAAAATACAATATACATTATACATATATGGGAACTGGATGTATTTTCGAATATAATAATTCTAAAGACGAAGAAATTGACGAAGAAAAATCCCCTAATTTTTATGGTTCTTCTTATTCAATTGTTAAAGGTTATACTGACAGACTACAGCATATGTTTTCTGAAAATACATTAAATCTCCGTATTAGAATGCCTATAGTAAATTACGATCACGATAGAAATTTTATTACAAAAATAACAAAATACGAATATGTGTGTTCTATTGCAAACTCTATGACAGTTTTAGACGATATGTTTCCTGTTATTCTAGATATGATTAAAAATAATACAACAGGTACATTTAATATGTGTAATAAAGGTGTAATTACACATAATGAAATTTTGGAACTATATAAAAAATATGTAGACTCGTCTTTTAATTGGAAAAACTTTTCTATTGAAGAGCAAAATAAAATACTTTTGTCAAAAAGGTCAAATATTGAACTATCTTCAAAAAAATTATATGAATTATATCCCAATATTCCAGACATTAAAACATCAATCGATAATTGTCTTCAAAATTATTCTAAACTTATGTAATTTTAGTAGTCTATAATCTTGTATTTTATATTCAACAATTCGAAGTTTTCTAAAAATCTTTCAATACTTCCATCATTTAATAATTCTATACACCCAGGTATATTTTCATATTCATTTTCAGAAATATGTTCATCCATTTTTTTGATTATAGAAGGTCTTATTACTTTAATAACAATAATGTTCAAATCTTTTATTTTTTCATATTCGTGTAAAAATCTTAAATCACTAATTACATATTTCTCATTTTCAACAATTTGTGAAAGTAATATATCAGCAAAAAATCCTCTATTGGCATTTGGTATTAATTCATTTATTTTATATTGCATTATTTCTGTTCCAAAATATTGTAGAGCTTTTCGCGGAGATATTCCCCACCTCTCATCTATATTATCTTTTTCATCTCCATTTGCATTCTCTTCATCAATTCCAACCTGTATATCAGTAAAATTAAATAATTCTTTTACAGCTTTTTTTAAAGGTTCTGCAAAATATAATTTTTTATATTCATATTTTTTTGTTAAATATTTACAAAGAACGTCTTTACCACTTCTTTTTGCACCACATATAGCAATTATATTATACATAATATTTTAATATTATTATAACAAAATCAATTTTTATAATTAAAAATTAAAAATTGATATTTAAGAATTATAAGTTATAATTAACTAAATCACATTATATAATGTTTTCATCAACCAATTGTTGGGATATTATGGATATTTACTTCTCAAAAGGAGGTTCTCAAGAATCGTCAAATCCTCTTGTAAAACACCAAATAGATAGTTATAATAAATTCGCTGACAATACATTAGGGCAAATTATTTCAGGTTTTAATCCTATTAAAGTAAAACTTACTAACCCTAAAAGCGAATTGTCAATGAATGATAATAATTATAAAATATCTATTAATATTCTTAACCCAAGTATTACAAAACCTAGTTATCAAATGGCAGATGGAACGCATAATATAATGACACCGTATATCGCTAGGATGAATAATATGTCTTATTCTAGCGGTATATATGTTGATGTTCACATTGTAACAGAATATACAAATAAGAATGGAATGATTGAAAAATTCGATAAAAACGTAAATGGAATTTACATTGGCAAAATTCCTATTATGGTTAGGTCTAAACTTTGCGTCTTAAATCAAATGCACGGGATTTGCGAAGAAAATAACAGCGAATGCATATATGATTTTGGAGGATATTTTATTATTAACGGAAATGAAAAAGTTTTAATTTCGCAAGACAGAATTAACGAAAACAAAACTCTAGTATTTCATCCTAATAATAATAGTGAAGGTCTATATGCAGAAATTAGGTCTGTTTGCAATTCAACATATCTTCCGCCTAAAACAACATGTCTTAATATGAGTGGTAAGTTAAATCATATGGGTCGTATCATTCGTATCAATACGTCGTTTCTAAGGTCCGAAGTTCCAGTATTTGTATTGTTCCGTGCTCTAGGTATTATTAGCGATAAAGAAATTATTCATCATATTGTATATGATACAGAAATTGAAGAGAATAAGAGAATTATCGCCGAACTAATGGCGTGTTGTGAAGATGCGTGTGATATTAAGACACAAGAGCATGCCGAAAATGTTTTAATAAAAATTATGAATGGTTCAAACAAAAATAATGAATATGCGACAAATAAAGCATTGCTCCATAGTAATTTAACAAACGATTTCCTTCCTCACGTTGGAAAAAGTTACAGACGTAAAGCTCTATATATCGGTTATATTATTCGTAAAATGATTAGAATATATCTAGGTTATGATACATACGATAATCGCGATTCTTATATTAATAAGCGCGTAGATAGTCCAGGAGTTTTAATGAGTAACCTATTTCGCCAATGTTATGGCAAACTCACAAAAGAACTTAAGGTTGCAATTGAAAAAGAATTAAGTATGTGGAGAGGAAATTCTAATACTCCTTTGTGTAACATTATATCTGATATCAGTATTCATAGATTTTTCAAACAATCTTTGTTAGAATCGTGGATTAAATATTCATTTTCTACAGGTAATTGGGGTATTAAAAGTATTGGAAGTTTTCAAAATATCAAACAAGGTGTATCTCAAGTTCTAAATAGAATGTCTTATGCAAGCACATTATCGCATTTGAGACGTATTAATACTGCAATGGAAAAAAATGGAAAATTGGTTCAACCTAGAAAACTGGATAATTCTCAAATCGGTATGATTTGTCCAGCGGAAACGCCAGAAGGCAGTTCAGTAGGACTTGTGAAAAATATGGCACTAAGTACTAATATTTCTATTGCAATGAATAGTTATCATATTAGAAATATTCTATCGGAATTAGGTGTAGTAGTATACAATGATACTTATACATCTAGTAATAAAAATTGTGAAAAATCGGCAATTGCATTCCTTAAAAATATGGGAAATAGTAATAATATTTATGTTATTGTTAATGGTGATATTATCGGTTATCATACTAATCCTTTAGAATTGTATAACAATCTCAAACATTATAAAAGATCAAGTATTATCCATCCTATGACATCAATTGTTTGGAATATTCAAAAATCAAATATTATTATCAGCACCGAGGCGGGGCGTATGTATAGACCTTTATACATTGTTGATTATAATAAAGAGTTGAATAAAAGCGAATTGCGAATTGAAAGAATCTTGAAAAGAAAGAATATTAAATGGGAAGATTATATTAAAGATAAACGATTTGACTACTTTATTTCACCAAACGAACAAATTGACGATACTGATGACCCAGAAAGTTATTTAGATAAAGAAGGATTTATTGAATATATGGATTGTGATGAAATTAATAACGCAATGATTGCTACATTTCCTTCTGATTTAGAAGAGGGAATGAAAGGTACAGCACTTCCTCCGTGTTTCACTCATTGCGAAATTCACCCTAGTTTAATGAATGGTATTCTGGGTGTTAATATTCCATTTAGCGACCATAATCAATCTCCGCGTAATTGTTATCAATGTGCAATGGGAAAGCAAGCGCTAGGTATTTATGCAAGTAATTTTAATAGACGAATTGATACAATGGGAAACATTTTGAATTATCCTCAAAAATCTCTAGTATGCACTAAATTATCAAAATATACAATGGCGCATAAACTACCTTCAGGTGTAAATGCGATCGTTGCTATTATGACACATACTGGATTTAATCAAGAAGATAGTATTATGATTAATCAATCAGCATTGGACAGAGGATTGTTTACTAGTACATATTATAAAGCACATAGAGATGTATGTAATAAAAATCATAGCACAGGCGAAGAAGAAATATTTACGAACCCCTGTGATAAAACTGATAAAAAACCCTATTGTTATGATAAACTAGATGATAGTGGGTTTGTTCCAAAAAATACATATGTGACAGGAAATGATGTTATTGTAGGAAAAGTTATGCCCAAGAAAATAAATGGAGAAATATCATATCAAGATAGTAGTTTAACTATGAAAGCTAATGACGACGGATATATTGATATGAATTATAATGGTGTAAATAGCGAAGGTTACAAATTTTGCAAAGTACGCATTCGTAAAAACAGAAAACCAGAAATTGGAGACAAATGTGCTAGTTGTAGTGCACAAAAAGGTACTATTGGAATGACATATAGACATCAAGATATGCCTTATACAAAAGATGGTATTGTACCTGATATTATTATGAACCCACACGCTATTCCATCGAGAATGACTATTGCTCAATTAATGGAATGTATTATGGGAAAAGCAGGATGTCATATTGGAGCATTTGGAGATTCAACCCCATACAACGATTGTTCTGTAGAAGATATTGCAAAGGTTCTAGAACAATCAGGAATGGAAAGATACGGTAATGAAATTATGTATAATGGAAGAACTGGTGAGCAAATTCACACAGAGATATTTATCGGTCCTACATATTACCAAAGGTTAAAACATATGGTTACTGATAAGGTACATTGTTTAACTGACGACCACGATGTCCTAACAAGCGCTGGGTGGAAAAAAATTAGTGATATCAAAAATGAAGATATGGTAGCTATTTTGAAGAATGATAAACTAGTTTATGAAAACCCTATTGCAGTATACAAATATCCTGACTATAAAGGTTATATGTATAATATCTCAAATAATCAAATTGATTTAGATGTAACAATTGGTCATCGTATGTATATTAAAGAAGGAACTGATAATAATTATAAACTTGTAGAAGCGAGTAAAATTAAGGGCAAAGAAGTTACATATAAAAAAGATTGTATTCGCGATGAAGTTGATTATCAACTTAGCATTCCAGGTTCTAATATTGTTAATATGGAAGCACTACTATCATTTATTGGAAGATTGTATGCAAATAATGGCATATATAAACATATTAATAATTTAATAAATGAGTATGGTAATAATTATGATAATAATGGTATCATAAATTATATTAATAGTTTAGATAAATATTATTTGCCCGAATGGGTATGGGAATTGAGTACTAAACAATGTAGGATGCTTATTAAGGGTCTAGTATCTGTTAAAAACGAAGATATTATTCATAATTTTCAAAATATGTATTGTACCCTTGTTGAAAATTTGGCAGATGATATGATGAGACTATTAATTCATGCTGGATGGAGTGGTATTAAATCACGATATAAAAATTATTGGAAGATTACTATAATTAAACACAAAAATTCTCCAAAAATTAATATGAATGATAAATCATATAATGAAAATATATATTATTATGAAGGTTCTGTATATTGTCTAAATGTATCTACTGAAATATTTATGGTAAGACGCAATGGTAAATCAGTATGGACAGGTAATTCTCGAGGATCAAATGGTCCTATTGTTATGCTTACTAGACAACCCAGTGAAGGAAGGGCGCGTTCTGGAGGTCTTCGATTAGGAGAGATGGAAAGAGATTGTTTCATTGCTCACGGAACTTCGAATTTCTTAGCAGAGAGGATGTTACATGTATCTGATAATTACCGCATCTTTGTGTGTAAAAAATGCGGTATGCATGCAAATGTTAATACAGACAAAAATATTTATAGTTGTAAATACTGCAATAATAATACAGATATTGCACAAGTTAGAATGCCATATGCATTTAAACTATTAAATCAAGAATTATATACTATGAATATTATGATGAGATATATATGTAATTAAATGCGATTTGATATTATTTTACTAAGAAAGAATTCTATATTTTTTAAATTTTTATTATATATAAACATTTGATATATATTTTTATAAAAGATATGGGTGATAATTATAAATTATATAATATTTTAGAAGTTAATAAAAATGCATCAGACGATGAAATAAAAAGTGCATATAAAAAAAAAGCAATGCAGTACCATCCTGATAAAAATAAGGGAGATGCAGATAGCGCTACTAAATTCAAGGAAATATCTAATGCATATAGTATTTTAAGCGACAAGGAAAAAAGGAACAGATATGACCATTGCGGAGATAATAATTATAATGAAGGAGGAGGAAATGATGAAATGAGAAATCACAGAGATATTTTCGAGGCATTCTTTAGAGGACATGAAGGAGGATTTCCTGATAATATATTTGGTTTTGGAAGCGGAGGCAGACCAGGACGACAAGAAAGAAGACAGAATAAAGCAGATTCTATAGAAAGTGTATTTAATCTAACATTAGATGATGTATATGAAGGGGTTAAAAAAGATTTAAATATAAAATTGAAAAAGTATTGTACTAGTTGCAATACAGAATGTCCTGATTGTGATGGCAAAGGATTTATACATCGCATACAGAATATGGGAATTATGCAAACTATTTTTCAATCTCAATGTAATAAATGTGGAGGTGATGGAATAATTATTCAAGGAAAATCTTCATGTAAACTATGTAATGGAAAGGGATTTTTTAATAAGGATGTTAAAGCAACTTTAATAATACCAAAAGGTGTTAATGAATCATATAGAACAGCATTTCCTGAATTAGGCGAACAACCTAAAGTCGAAAATATAAAACCCGGAGACTTAATTATTAGCATTAGAATAGAAGAACATCCCCACTTTGTAAGAAGTGGCAATGACCTTCATTATAAAACAGAGATTTCTTTCATTAATTCAGTAGTAGGTGTAAATATTACAATTCCATATTTTAAAGAAAATATAGAAATTAATACAAACATTTTTGGTGTAATTTCAAATGGCAAAAAATATATGATTGAAGGTAAAGGACTTCCAATTATGAATACAAATAATAAAGGAAATATGTATATAGAATTTAATATTACTTATCCTAAAATTAAAAACGCAGAAAAAATAGAAGATTTAAAAAAATTATTAAATGAAGTTTTTATATAGATAATTTATTTTTCTTATTATCAACGGCATATTTTATATTATAAATAGGTGCTAGATTAGTAAAATCAGAATCAAATCCGTATTTTTTTATAAAATTTAACAATTCATACGCAGAAGGATCTTTTAATATATCCTTATTATCATATCTAGATACAACAAATGTATAATCATCTTTTGATATAATATCTTTATTAACATAATACATTTTACCTTTATATTCGTGTTCAATAGGATGTCCAAAATCTACATCTAAATCGTAATAATAAAATGCCTTCTCATTTAATTGATTATCAATATCATTATCTCGATGCGGAATTAAAACATCTGTATCAATATTACTTCCAAAATTAACTAATGTATTATTATTTACAAAATCATATTGAATATAAAATATATAATTTTTTAATACATTTTTTATTTCTTTCTTATGAATAACGTATATATTATATACATATGGATAATCTATACTATCATTTATTGTCGTTGTTAACTCTATATCTCTACATCTTTTAATATTATTTGCTTCTCTATATATTGTATCGTAATATATTATAAGTATTATGAAAATCATTAGAAGTATGAAAAATATACATATAAAATGTTGATATATAGTAATATTATAAGAGTGTTCTCCTATAGTAGACAAAGTATACAAAATATAATAAGAGTACGCTTCAATTGGAATAATATAAGATTTCATCAATTCATTCATTATTTACTTTAATATAATAATTTTATATTATGTAAATACTTTATCATTATTTATTTTAGCATATATAATATCATATATTATACTTGGATTGTAATCTTGTTCTTTTGCATAATTTTTTGTAAATTTTATTAATTCTTTAGAGGAATAATTATATATAGGATTATTATTTTCATCTACGCATAAATATTTATATTTTTCAGGACTATTAAAAATAATAGGGTTTATATTTTCTATAGTATCTACATCCATATTTCTTAAATTAAAATATTTAACTTTTATTTCATCATCAGTATAATATATAACAGTATTATATTTAACATATTCTATAATTGTTTTCATTTTTATGAAATCGTATGTTATCTTAATGATATAGTTTGATATCTTAATATCCAATGAATCATTATCTATAATAATTATATTATAAACATAAGGTTTTTTCTTATAAGTGTTTTCTTCTATTATTTGAAGAATTTGTCCGCATTTAGATATTTTTTTAGCATCAGCATATACATTATCCCAATATAACACAATTGATAATATAAATATTATACTTATGAAAAATATGTTAAAAATCAATTCATAATTATTAAAATTATTACTAAAAACATTTTTAAGTTGATTATTATAAGAATAAAAAATTATATTGATCGTTTCGTTTTTTTCTAGATAAATATATAAAACTATTAATAAAGGTATAATAAATATTGCAACAAAAATAAATACGCCTACTGTAATATATAATTCATTTGTATATATTATATATGCTAATAATATAAATAGAAGTGTAATATATAATTTATAATTAAAACTATCTTTATTGTCTTCATAAGGAAATATAAGATTAAATGTTGCAATTATAAATAATATACCTATTGTTTTTATAATTTTAGAAAAATCTAATATTTCATTTAATATAATAGAGTTTGATAATTCAATAGAAGATACACTTTCTATTACATTATTTTTTTGAACATATTTTAATGTTTCCGGGAAAGAATTTATTAAAGTTGCATCCATTTACTTATAATAATTATAATATTTTTATCCTAAATTTACATAGGAAATGCTTTTTTAACATTTTCTTCAAATCCATTATTAAGATAATTATTTTTAAAACTATTTTTTTCATAAGTCTCTTTGCTAGTTGATATTATAATATTATTTATAATATTTGCCTCAGCGGTATGTGTTAATGCTAAAATATATCCTACATTATAATAATCTTTTCTATCGCGAAAAGATTTAGTAGCTTCATAATGATTTTTGTCTATTTCTTCAATATAAGGTCCTATTTGAAATTGCGCAAATAATTGTTTCATATTTTGCGATAAAGAAGGCATATTTACAAACTTTTCTTTTTTACCGCCGTAAAATACTGCAAACATTTCTGCAAAACTTTTATTTATGAATGTAAATAAAAATATTTTACCTTCAAATAAATCAAAAATTTCTTTTAATTTTCTAAAGAATTCCCATTTTCTAGGTTGCTGTCTATCAGTAACAAATGGCCACGGAATTATCGAATAAATAAATAAACATATTAAAAGAGCAATATAAAAAACTATTAACAGTATTGTAATAGTTTGGAATAATATAGTTGCTCCTGTTAATACATATACATTTTTAACAAATAATTCAAAAATTGTTCCAAGTCCATATGAAATCCAATTAGAATCATCGCCAACAACAGCTTTCCAAAGCCATTTAAAACATGGAATCTTCTTAATTAACCATATAATAACCGCAATTACACAATTATATAAAATTATAAATAGACATATTATCCAAGCTACTTTAATATAAGTTAGAAAAACTGGATTAAATTTAGAAGAAAACTTTTGAAGAAATTTATATGTTAAAAATGCCTTCTGTTTCTTTTTTTCTATTTCTGACATATGAATTCTATTAATCCTCTATATTAATATTTTTAATATTAAATGTGCTACAATAATAGTTATTTATTTTAATATTATTTAGTAAATATATATTATAAATATTAATCAATAATACTTCAAACGAATATTGTTCGTATTTTGAAAAATAATTATTAAATATGTTCTCTAACTCCTTCTCAAATATTTTTTCTTTTGAATAATAAATATCTATTATGTCACTTTCAGCATCATATATTATATCATTGTCAATATTTTCATTATAATTATTTTTATTAATAAAATTTTCAATTTGTTTATTTAATTCGTCGAAAAAACACATGAGAATAATAAATATTTTATATGAATTACAAAATCAATTTTTCATACAATATAAAAATATTTAAACATATTTAATTTATTATATAAAAAATTGATTAAAGTGAATATTATATTATAACATAAGAATGACTTCCGTCAAAAAACCATGCATTAATTCTTCAAAACACTATTACACAGGAACCGAATTATCGCCACTGCATTTTGGACTGTCAGCGGAAGGTTATGAAATAAATTCAGTAATGGAAGGATATGACAAAGAACTTTGGGTTGTTGATATTAAAAATAACAAAAAGGTTTGGGTAAAGAATGATACAATTATTAGAATTACTCGCGAAGATCCTGTTATAAATAATATAGAACCTATACTAAATGAAAATAATAAATTAAACGAGAAAATTGTAAGTATTATGAATTCGAATAAAGCTATTATTGAAAGTAGTAAAAATGAAGAAAATCCTAGTGTAGAAAATAATATATCTCTTGTTGCAAATATTGATGTATCAAATATTTTAGATAAGAGTAAAAAGTCAACAGATTACAATGTTTTTGTAAAATATCGTCTTAATCAACTGAAGGATATTAGTAAAAATAAAAAAGAAAATTTTAATAATGTTAAAAATGAATGGCACGAAATTAAGAAGGATAAAGAAAATTTTAAAGTTGTAATGTCTAATGCAAAATTATGGTATGTAGAATTAATGAATAACATTTGATTAATTATTATATAAAAATTGATTAATTATTTAAATAAATAAGAATAATAATAAAGTATATGAATATTATTAGATTAAATAAAAATAATAATATTGTACTTGTAGATTGTAGTTATTATATTTTTCATAGATATTTTGCTACAATGAGTTGGTATAAGTTTCAAAAAGATTATATTGAAATTGATGTAAATAAAAATATTGATAATCAAATATTTATTAATGCCTTCTATAAGCATATAGATAATGATATTAAAAAGTTCTGTAAAATATGGAAGACTAATAAGAATAATATAGTACTTTGTAATGATTGTTTGAGAAGTGATATATGGAGAAATGACTTATACGATAAATATAAAGCAACAAGAAATCAAAAAAACAATTTTAACAAGCATATTTTTAGTATTTTTAATGAATATATCAAGAAATTAGGATTACAATCTATACATTCAGATAGATTGGAAGGAGATGATATTATTTATCTAACACATAAAAATATTAAAACAAAAATTAATTCTAAAATTATCATTATAACAAATGATAACGATTTTCTACAATTACTTGATACAAATATACTTATTTATAATATGCAATTTAAAGAATTAAAAGTGCGCGGATATAATAATGCAAATATTAATTTGTTATTTAAAGCTATTTATGGTGATAAAAGCGATAATATTCCAAAAATTGGAGCAGGTATTACAAAGGAAAAAGCATTAATTATAGCATCTCTTCCTAATAATGAAAGACTTAAGTATTTTACTGAAAATAACTTACTAGAAAGTTTTGAATTCAATATGTGTCTAATATCTTTTGAAAAAATACCGCAAAAATATATTGATATATATAATACTATTAATAAAATAGTATTGGAATAATTATATTATTGTATATTAAATCTTCTTTATTATATATTTTTTATTTTATTAATTACTATAAGAATGATTGTATATAAATTAATTAAAGAACTAAGTGAAGATGAAATATTTAGATGTATTAGATTATTAAATTGTAATTTTAAAAAAAACAGATTTAATACATATAGTAGTATTATATATTACATAATTGGAAGTGATATAATTGGTTTTGTTGGTATAAGTGATAATTATTTAAACCAATTATGTGTAAATATTAATTATAGAAATAGAGGAATTGCAACAAATTTAATAAATAAATCTAAAGAAGTTTTGGAAAAACCTTTGCATTTATTTGTAGATAAAAATAAATATAATACAGATTATTTAATAGAATTTTATAAAAAAAACAATTTTATCATAGAATATGAAAATGATATAGAAGTTAAAATGATATATAAAAATTGATTATTATTATATAATTATATAATAATACATAATAAATGGAATCTACAGAAGATACTTGTGTATATATCGATGGTTCATGCATTAATAATGGAAAAATTAATGCAAAAGCAGGGTATGGGGTGTTTTTCGATTACAATGATAGCAGAAATGAATATGGAAATATTGAAGGAAAACAATCTAACAATACAGGAGAACTTACAGCGCTAATTAGAGCATTAGAAATATTGAAAACTGAAATTAGTGAAAAAAAAATTATTGATATCTATACCGATTCGGAGTATGTTATCAAATGTTCAGGATCATATGGTTCGAAATTAGCAAAAAACAATTGGAAAACACAACAAGATAAAGTGCCTCCTAATTTAAAATTATTGCAAAAAATTTATGAATTATATAATCCAAATAAAAAAACAATTAATATTCATTATATAAAAGCTCATACAGATTTAACAGATAAACACTCTATTGGTAATAGAGAGGCTGATAAATTAGCAAATATGGCAGTTAATGGTAGTTTAAGCGAAGATACAGAAATTTCAAAATATAAAAAACCCAGAGATGATATTGCAAAAAATTATATTAATGTATCTTATACATATAAAGATAATGTTAAAAAGTTGGGTGCAAAATGGGATATGAATAATAAAAAATGGTATTATGAAGATAACTTAAATGAAGATAATATAAAATCTATTAAAGAATTTGAAGTATTAAGTTCTGTTGAAAAGGAAACAGTTAAAGAAAAAGCTGCGAAAAGTGATTCTAGAGAAGAAAATAGTTTAGATAACTCAAAAGTGTACATTAAAATACCCTTTAAAAACAAAGATAATGTAAAAAAATTAGGATGCAAATGGGATCCTGAAAAGAAATCGTGGTATTATATGTCAAATACTGACAAAAATAAGATAAGTGAAATTATGAAACTTACAACATAAACTAATTATATATTTATTAGATAGATTTCATTGATATTATTTTTTTAATATAATTAATATTTATTAAAGGTAATATGGGAGCACATTCCCATAAATGTGTTTTTAAGAATGTTTGGATTTCATAATCTAGCGGATACATATGATATAATCCATTATATTTATCACTAACATAACTTCTATATTTATTATTGAGAAGTTTTATGCTTTCTCTAGGTAACACAATTAATAGTTGCATAAATGGTTCAATATAATTTTCAGTAGCATTTATTACAGGCGATTCATATGCAATTGCGTGATTACTAATATCTTTTAGTGTAGGTGGATAATTATACGGATAATACCATTCACAATCAATATTATTACCTTTATAATATTCATAAACCCAATAAATTCCTGTAATATAGTTTTTACATGAATTATAAATAACAGAAGAATCTAATGTTATGTTGTTGTCAAATATAACCTTATAATATTCCTTATGCCAATTACTGCTATTATTATAAATTGTATGACATAGAGATGATTTATTTTTAATAGCGTAATTATCACTAGGTAATTGTGAAGTATTAAATACGTTTTTTTTAATATATTTTTCACATATATTAAAAATGTCTTTATCTTCTGTAGATGATAAATATTTAAATATATATTTCAAACATTCGTAATTAATAGTACCATTTGACACTAAAAGACCATTTTCTTCAATTGCTTTTTTTGCAATATTAATCAATTTATCTGTACCGTCCGTTTTAATATCAATAGTTAGCAGATGCGGGATAAAATCATTTCCAAGGATTGAACATAATGTACAATAACTTTCTACAATATCAGTATCTTTATAATTATCATTTAAACTCCATAAATTTTTAAGTTCTTTTAAGATTGCTTGTCTTAATTTATCAATATTTAAATAATTATATACAATATTTTTACTAAATTTATCTACAGTTTCTCTCATTAAATGAATATTTTTAATATGTGATATTAATGATAATATAATTAAATCTGCATCTAAACCATTAATTATTATGTCTTCGTTATTTTTTGATAATGTTTTTAATTTTTTAAAGATTTTATGCTCTCCTTCCCCACATTCATTACTTCCGCTATATATAAATTCGATATTATAAGTAGAATATCGAATTTTATTATTTATATAAGTATTCATATTGTTCATAAAAGAAGTTCCTGGCGTAATAGCATTAGTATCCCAAACAGGTTTAATAATATGACTAGCATCTATTTTATTTCTATAAATAGTTAGATAGCGTCGTTTTCTTTGTTGTATAATTTTTGCCATAGGCGCAACGCCGTCTGCACATATTACATATTTTTTTGCACCATATGTTTCTATATATTCTTCTATTTTTTTCCATAAACCTTCCAAAATCTTTTCTTCAATATCATTTTCATTAGGTTGAGTAGAACTATTTTCATAGATTTTAAGAACTTGTTGTGCAACATTATGTATAATTCCATTAAAATCTATACAATAAATATCTGTATTTTTTGGTTTATTATTGTGTAAAATATCTTGATATTTTTTTGTCAATGAATAAAAATAATAAGGAATACCCATAACTACTATTCTTTTACTACTATATATTTATATGATTATCAATTTTTATTTTTCTTTCTATGATAATAGAATATATATAATAATAATGAAGAGAGATACTATAAATATAAGTGATATATTTTTTGGTTCTGAACAATCAAAATATGCCGGAATTGCACTATTTATGACAATTATAATACTGTGTTTAATAATATTATTTACAGGAAGTAAAATACCTATTGGAGAAAGATTTGTCTTTGTGATATTTATATTAATAATATCTGTCCCTTCTATATTAATGTCTCTGTTTGAGTTAACTTGTATAGTTACTGGAGGAAATAGCACTACTCGTTGGTGGTGTTGGTTATTAGCATGGTTTATAGCAATAATAATAATATTATACTGTGTAATGATAATAGTATCTATGCTTATTTCAATGTCTAATTTTGAAATGGCAAATGATAGACTAGATTATTCAAATGAAAAAAATAAAGTTAATAAAGAAGATGCCAATATATATGCTAAGAATTTATTAATAGAGAATAATTATAAAGAAGTTTCGCAAAAACCTCCTGTACACACAACATCTCATACATCCCCTTCTGTAATGCATGAGATGCAAGATATGCAAGTATCTCCGTCTGTTAATACTATGAGTCAACAACCCTCCTTATCTCAAAAACAACCCCCTTCTTACAGCGAACCTAAACACAATGTTGCTGCTGGAAATATGTTATCATTTCCCCAAAATTCATCTGATTTATCTGGTTTTGATACAAATGATAATTATTTAACTTTAGATAAGGCGAATACTCCCGATATTAACTATTCTTCTGAATATAAACAAAGCCCTAATAATAGTGTTTCTAATTATGATGGTTTTGATAGCAGTGATAAATTATCTCCATTCTAGATTGCAAAATATTTATTTTTATAAATTATAATATAGATTTTTAAATACATTTAAGAAATCTTTAATATTATATATTAATGTTGATATTTCTAAATAATGAAAAAAATATACGATGAAAATAGTAAGAAAAATAATTATTTCCGTCCACAATGTTGTAGAAATTGCGGATTAAATGGTCATTTATATAAGGATTGTCCTCATCCAATAATGAGTTTTGGAATAATCTGTTATAAAATTGTTAATGATAATATTAAATATATTATGATACAACGTAAGGATAGTTTATCTTTTATGGAATTTGTAAGGGGAAAATATAATATAGAAGACAGTAAATATATTATGAAATTAATTGAGTATATGACTGATTCTGAGAAAAAAATACTATTAAGTAATACATTTGATCAAATATGGAATTATACATGGTGTCAATTAAATCATGGTTCATTTAAACATACAAAAGAATATATAGAATCAAAAAATAAATTTGAAATTATTATGAATGACTATAATATCAAAAATTTATTATTTACAAAAAAAAATAATAATATTTCAGAGCAAGAATGGGGATTTCCAAAAGGTAGAAAAAAACTAAAGGAAAGTGATGTTGATTGTGCCATACGCGAATTTTGCGAAGAGACGCAATTAAATAAAACTGACATAGAAATAGATACATCTATAATACCTTTTCAAGAAATTTTTTTTGGAACTAATAATATATTATACAAACATGTATATTATATTGCAAAAATAATTAATGATAATGCAGAAATTTCTCTAGATAATAATTGTATAGAGCAAATTAGAGAAATACGTTCTTTGAAATGGTTTTCTGAAAAGGAAGTATTAAATCATATAAAAAATCATAATATAGAAAGAATTAAAATTTTTAAAAAAGCAAATAGTATAATTAATTATAATAAATCTCTGATGTAAATAGGATAATAATGGAAGAATGCCCTAATGGAAAAGAAATAAATCCAAAAACTGGTAGATGTATTAATAAATGTAGAGAAAACGAAGAAAGACATCCATTGACTTATATATGTATGTCTAAATGCAAATTAGGTCCTAGAGATAAAATAACTGGATTATGTCCAAAAGCAAAACCTAAAAAATTAATAAAATTAAAAAAAATATGTAATGATGATCAAGAAATAAATCCAAAAACTGGTAGATGTATTAATAAATGTAAAGAAAACGAAGAAAGACATCCATTGACTTATATATGTATGTCTAAATGCAAAGTAGGTCCTAGAGATAAAATAACTGGATTATGTCCAAAAGCAAAACCTAAAAAATTAATAAAATTAAAAAAAATATGTAATGATGATCAAGAAATAAATCCAAAAACTGGTAGATGTATTAATAAATGTAAAGAGAACGAAGAAAGACACCCTGTATTAAAAATATGTATAGCAAAATGTAAGAATGGAAAAATTAGAGATAAAATAACAGGAAGATGTATTAAAATAATTACTAAAAAGGATCCATTAAAAAATATAAAAATAATTGAGAAAAAGTCTACGTCAAAGACCAGTTCAAAGTCTACTTCTAAGTCCATTTCAAAGTCTACGTCAAAGACCAGTTCAAAGTCTACTTCTAAGTCCATTTCAAAGTCCAGTTCAAAGACTACTTCAAAGTCCAGTTCAAAGACAAATAATGACTTATATTATCCCGATATAAATGATTCTAATTTTGATAAAAAAATAGCAAGGAATAATGAATTTTATATACATAAAATAGGTAAATTTCCAATAATTAAAAGTATAGATGATTTTAATAAGTTGGCAAATAAATTATGTGGAAAATTAGAATTGTCATTATATCAATATTTCATAAGTCAATATATGTCACATAGGACACCTTATAGAAGTGTATTGTTATATCACGGTGTAGGTGTGGGTAAAACTTGTTCTGCTATTACACTTGCAGAGTTGATTTTATCTGCAAATATAATGGAAAGTAATGAACCTGTTATATGGGTTATTATGCCTCAATCTTTAAAAGGAAATTTTAAAGGACAAATCTTTGATATGGATTTTAAAAGTTTAAAAGATTTAACAAATCAATGTACCGGAGATAATTATATTAAATTATTAAATATTGATGAAAAAATGTTCGAAGATAAGGTTAATTTAAATAAACGTTTTAAAGAAAATTTAAAAAAAAGATATAAATTATTTACATATGATAGTTTTTCAAAATATATTGACAAGGAATATAAGGATAAAATTGTAGATAATAAAGTTATAATTATAGATGAAGCCCATAATATTAGAAGTACAAATAATAATGATAAGGAATCCTATTTAAAAATAAAAGAAACTTTGAGAAAAGGCATTAATAATAGATTAGTATTATTATCTGCAACACCTATGTATAATGAACCAAGAGATATATTAGACCTTTTTAACTTAATGTTAATTAATGATAAAAGAGAAAATATTTTGGATAAATATAAAAAAATATTTAATAGTAATATTAATTTAAAACTAGATGATAACGCAATTGAATTAATTAAAAAACTGTCTTCTAATTACATATCTTATTTAAAAGGCAAAAATCCTTTCACATTTGCATTAAAATTAAATCCTTCTCTAAGTGGAGTAAAAATATTAGAAAAAGTTCCTATAAAAGACCCCTCGAATAAAAATATACCAAAGGATGAATTATCATGGTTAAAAAATATAAAAGATGATATAATTATTTCAAAACTAGGTACATTTCAAAAAAAAAAAATAAAAAAATTGAAAAATGTTAATTTAAATAATATCGAAATAAATTCATTTGATGAAGAATTTGAAGATACAGAAGAAGATAATACACAAGAAAAGGAAGGTGTTAATAATAAAAATCAAAATATGAGATTATTACAACCTATGAATATTGTATATGATGACAGTATAGGTGAAAAAGGATTTTATACATTTTTTACAAAAACTACACAAAAAGACCCTTTATTTGTAAAATATAATACACAATATGAAAATGCGTTATATCCTGATGAAGAAAATTTAGGAAAATATTCGGGAAAATTTTTAAATATGTGCAACTTCATAAGAAAATCTAAGGGTATCGTAATTATATATTCTAGATTTTTATATTCAGGTATTATACCATTTGCAATATGTTTAGAACATTTAGGATATACTAGATATGGTGCAAATAATATATTGCAAAATCCAAAAATAGTTACAGATATCCCTGTATATGATGGAGTTAAACATCCTAAATACTGTATATTAACTAGCGATAAGAAGGAAATTATGGGTTCAACTACTATTGATAATTTAATAAAAGTAATAAACAATGATAAAAATATATATGGAGAAAATATTAAAATTATTTTAATAACACCTGTTGCTAGCGAAGGGTTAAGTTTTTTCAATGCTCGCGAAATACATTTAATAGAACCGTGGTATCACTTTAATAGACCTGAACAAATTATTGGTCGCGGAATTAGAAATTGTAGACATCAAAAATTACCTTTTGAAGAAAGAAATGTTACTGTTTTTATGCATGCTAGCGCTAATGATGATATGACAATTGAAACTATCGATATTCATGCGTTGAGAATTTCTACAAGAAAGTATAAAGAAAGTCAAAAAATAGACAATATAATATCAAATAATGCACTAGATTGTGTACTTATGAAAAATATTAATTATTTTCCAAAATCATTATTTCAATTAGGTGTAGTTGAATTAGAAACTTCTCAAGGAAAACGTATTAAATATGAATTTGGAGATAATCCAAAATATGAACCATCGTGTTCTCAAAATATAAAGGTTGATAAATCAGGATATAGAAGTGAGATATATAAACATCTTTTAAAAAGGGGACAAACTGAGATAAGAAATCAATTTAAAAAGTATATTGAACAAAATATATATTATATTTCATTGGAACAATTATTTAAAGATATTGATATGGATGAAGATATTTTAATGTATACCATAAATAAATCTATTAAACCAAAGATATTAATAAATAATTATTATATAACTCTCTATAAAGACGGAATTAAACTAAATAAAATAGATAATATAAACTATTCAAATAGAATTAAAATTATAATTAAAGACGATGATGAAAGTAAATCTAAATCTAATAAATCTCAAGATAATATAGAAAAAATTATTAAATTAATAAATATAGATTATAAAAATATTATTAAAACTACAATTTATCTATATTTATTAGATGCAAATTCTTTACAAATTTTAATTAATCATATTTTATATAATTATAAAGATATAAAAGATAAAAACGAAGAGTCTCTTCTATATATAGCGGATTGCTTATATAAGCAAGGAGTATTAATTAAAAAAACAGAATTGCCTTCTTATAAATATAATGACAATATTTTTATTGGTTATTACAATATATATAATACAAATAATAATTTAGAAGGTATGAGTAATAATGATATAATTTTATATAATGATATTAAAAAAATAGATAAAGTAGGTATAACTGAAACAGAATTAAAAGAAATTAAGAAACACAGATATAAAATACAAACTATTCCTGTAAATATGGAATTAGAAAAAATGCCTTTCGGTCTTATATTACCAGACGAAGATAAGAAAAGCAAAAAAATTAAAAATATTGTAAAAATATTTTCTACAGATACTGATAAGGGCAGAGGAAGAAAATGCAAAGATTGGAATATAACAGAACTTAATAAATTTATTAATCAATTAGATAATGATAATACAAAAATGAAAAATAAGGAACTTTTGTGTAATTATATTGCTGAAGAATTAATGAAAAAAAATAGATTAATATTATTCCCAGTATATAAACCAAATATTAAACGTTAATAATTCCAATATATTCTTTATTTTTATCATACGTAATCTCTTTTTCATTATATAATACGCGTTTATCAAATAGGAATGATATAAACAATGCAACAGATTTATTTACACGTTCATTTACTATCCCTGACATTATTTCGGCGCTCTTAGTAATACCAAACACTTTTGAAAATTCATTTGAAGAAACGAAAGAAATAAGTTTTTCTTTAACATCATTCTTATAAATATCACATGTTGCCGATTCTTCTAAAATTATATTAATAGGATTTGGTTTTTTTGTATTTTTTTTAGAAACATCACTTAGTTCTTTTACACGTAATACTTTAGGACAACTAATTGTAATTTTAACATTATTTGCAGTAGTTGCAGTAGTTGCAGTATTTGCAGTAGTTGCAGTATTTGCAGTAGTTGCAGTATTTGCAGTAGTTGCAGCAGTAGTTACGGGAATTACGTTTAATACTTTAGGAATATTTTTTAATTCAGTTGATAGGCGGTTAGATGCATTAATTACTTCATTTTCAATAGTTACTAAATTCAAATTCTTTTCTTCAGTTAAAGAAGGTAAAATTGCTTTTACTGAGGTTTTTTCTTTAATTGCCAATACTTCAGATAATACTACATCTTTTGTAATACCGTTTATACTTGGCATATTATTTTGATTAAACTTATTATATAAGTTTTTGTCAACATTTTTCCATATCAAATTTTTTTCATCAGTAACAGAAGGTAGTTTATTTGCTAAAATATTAATCATAATTAAGTATATATATCATTTAATTTATATATCATTTTTTATGTTATAACATAATCTTCGTATTTTAATTCGTTTTCTAGAACATTTACAGAAATTATATTCTGTTTCAAAAATTTTTTTTTTAATAAATAAAATTTCATACTTGAAGAAAATTTTTGCCGTAAACCATTATCTATTATATCGGGTTCTATTTTTTTTTCGTTAATATCTATTTCCTTCGATGTTATACTTTCATTTAATAAACTTTTCATTAATTCATATTTAGTAATTTCATTCTGTGATTTTATACAAAAAGATATATAATTATTAATTTTATCTAATGTTTCGTCATTTAACCAATTGAGATTTATAAAAACACCGTTATTATTTTTTGTATAATTTTCTCCAGTTTTTAATATTATTTTAAATAATTCAATAATTTCAATATTAGTAAGTTTACTTACATTATTTTGTATATTTTTACATAAATCTTTTTTATTCATTATACATAATAATATATTAATATATTTATATAATTAAATCATTATTCATAGTCTTCATCTTCTTCTTCATATACATCTTCATCCTCTTCTTCGACATCTTCATCTTCTTCATCCTCTTCTTCCTCTTCTTCTTCCTCTTCTTCATCGTCAAATGCAGAACCTCCTCTTGTCTTATTACTTTTATTTTCACTAATTGATTTATATACATTAAATTCATCATCTTCCTCATCTTCTTCGTTAAATAATTCAATACCATCATAATTTGTCTCATCTAATTCAGAATCTTCTTCTTCTTCTATAGATACATCGTCATCTTCGTCTAATTCTTTAATCTCAATAACACTATCTTTTTCCTTTATTATCTTACCAATAATAGAAATCATTTTATCATATAGAGTGAATTTTTTACCACATACTTGAACATTTACAATATCTCCTATATTAATATTATCAATATTAACATCAGATTGTATTCCAGAAGTAATTTTTGGAATAATAACTTCTAAAATTGCCATATCTTCATACATTCCAATTGCTCTCAAACCTAAATTATTTTTTGCCTTAACTTCGCATTTAATAATTGAATCTTGCGAAGGATTACAAATTTCTGCTATACAACTTATATCAAATGCTATGTTTCCGTTTAAGTGAGACTCTTTAAAATAACCTGCGGATCTTTTAATAATTTTAATAGTATCTTTTTTAATATACCCATGTTTACTACAACAATTTTCTAGCGTTGTTTTCACTTTATTAATAATAGTTTTATCAAAATCTCTTGTCAATTCATTTGGAACCAAAATAATAGTAGTATTAAATTTGATAGGCATAAACATTTTGCTAGACATTATAAATATGTTATTAATCTATATGAATATATCATTTTTTTATTTATATATTAAAAATTGATATATAAAATCTATAATATCTATATTTATTAGAGAATATACATAATGGAAATATTTAAAGATGATAAAATATTTTCATATATTGATAAACATGCATTATTAGTAAACGAAAATAACGCAGAATGTATTTTAAAATTAGTAGGTGTCGGTGAATGGGGTGAAAATGAATATACTAATTTTATAAATGTTATGAAATCAGAAGATTATGTAGAAAATATCGAAAAACATAATTTACAAATATTTTGCGATGATAATCTATTGGAGATAGTAGGAGATACTAATATTATAAAATATTCGCATAACCCTACATATATAAAAACTAACAATTTGATGCATAAATATAAAATATTGGCGAAAGATGAATGTGGTGAATTATTTAATTCTAAATTACTATTTTTAACAACGAAAAAACAACCGACTTCTAAGGAAAATATTCCTGAAAATTGGAAAGATTTGCGCAAATTTTTTAAGATTAATAAAAGATTTACTTATACAGATACTAAAACAAATATTAAATTTATTGTTAATGTTTGCAAATGTAGTAAATATGAATCTTATGATGCTACAGATAGCGACTTATATTATAATTTGAATAGTGCAAAAATCATCAAATCTTCTCATAGATATGACTTTTATATAGATATAACAAATGCTTCTCAAGATATTATATTACAATCAATTATCAAGATGGAACAGGCGCTATATTTAATTCCTTTAATTATATCTAAAAAACAACAAAATGATATAATTAAAAAATATTCTGATCTTGTATCTAAAGATATTTATAAGTACAATAGATATAATAAAAACCCCCCTCTATTAACACCTAAACCTGTTACATTAGAAAAGAAATATATAATAGAACCAGATGATTATACAAACATTAGTATATTAACCGAATATACAGTAACTGAAAAAGCTGACGGAGAAAGATTATTAATGTTTATAGATAATGTTGGAAAGGTTTATTTGATAAATAATACTTATATGGTAATTGATACAGGATTAGAAGCATCAAAAGAACTTTATAATTCTCTAATAGACGGCGAATATATTTCGTGTGTCAATAGGTTAGATAATCCTTCTATTGGATTGTTTGCTGCCTTCGATATGTATTATTATGGAGGAGAAAAAATAACTAATCTTCAACTTATTGATAATGATGTAAAAGAAAATAGCAGATATAAGTATTTAAAAAATACTGAAAAATATATAAAACAGAAATCTTCAAGTAATTCTATAGATTATTTTGTAAAAGAGCATAGATATACCGATAATATTTTGAAAGATTGCGATGATATATTAAGTAATGATAAAAAGTTTCCTTATCATATAGATGGACTTATATTTACTCCTGCAAAACTTGGTCTATATTCTCATTATGGAAATAAACCTGTACAAATGACAGATAATGTAAAATGGGATAAGGTATTTAAATGGAAACCTCCTGAACAAAATACAATTGATTTTCTAGCAAAATTTGGAAATATAATATCAGTTGATGGAATAAGATACAGAGAGATTTCCCTATATGTAGGTTACAATACAAAACAATCAGATAATTATACTATTAATAATGCGCTAAAAGAAGTATATAATGCAGAATATAGAAAAATGATAAGGGAAAAAAATAAAGAAAGGTATATATTTAAATTATTTAAACCTAATATACATTATTCTGAAGGTGTTGAAAAGTCTTATGTTAGATTGAATTCAAAACTGGAAGCTAGATGTGAAAGTGGTGAATTAATTGACGGAGATAAAATAGTAGAATTTAGATACGTATTAGATGATACTATTATTCCATCAATGCGATGGATACCTATGAGAATTCGCGAGGATAAAACTAGAATATATAATACAGGTGAAAAATCTAAAACAGCAAACGATAATACTGTTGCTCTTAATATTTGGGGAACAATCCATAATCCTGTAACAGAAAGTATTATTAGAGGAAAAGCTCCTATATTAAAGATGGATTTAGAAAATGATTTATTACAATCAAATGATATATATTATTCACGTAATATTCCTAGAGAAGAATTACTATCTTATAATATGCAACAGTTTCACAATATAGGAATAAAGAATATGCTCTATTCTAAAAACAAACATAAAGATGCTTTATTAGAATTGGCGTGTGGAGAAGGAGGTGATATGAATAGATGGGTAGAAAATTCTTATAAATTTGTATTAGGAATAGATTATGTTAAAAATAATATATATAATCCTAGGTCGGGAGCATACAGTAGATTAATATCTACAAGAGATAGGTTCTTTAAAGATAGGGATAATATTACCTATAAAAGAATATTTCCTAATATTGTATATGTTGCTGGCGATTGTGGAAAATCTATAATGGATGGCGAATGTTCTAATTCAATAGACGACCAAGAAAGTTTTAATACATTGAAAATTGTTCTTAATAAAAGAACTCCTAACGTACAAGAACATTATAAAAAAATTGCATCAAAGGGTTCTTATGGTTTTGACGTATGTTCGTGTATGTTTGCAATTCATTATTTCTTTGAAAGCGAAGAAAAGATAAATGGTTTCCTTAAAAATGTAAATTTGATGCTTAAGAAGGGTGGTATATTTATGTGCACTTTTATGGATGGTAAAAGTGTAGTTGACGCAATCCATAATAATGGAGGAGATATGGTAGAAGGTAGAAAGGTTTTAGGTAAAGGAAAGGGTATTCCATTATGGAGTATAATTAGAAGATATGACATTGATAATGATATTGAATATAATAAAAAGGTAGATGTTTTAATAGAAGCGACTAAGAAATTTATTCCAGAATTTATTGTAAACTTTGATGTACTTGTTAAAAAATGCAAGGAGTATAATTTAGAATTACAAGAAAGCGAATTATTCTCACAGCATTTTAATAGAATTAAGAGCGAAATACCTGTTGATGATAGTGATAAAAGCAATCTACATAAAATAATTATGAAATTAGACGAAGATGAAGAACTTAAAACATTTAGTTTCTTTAATAGATGGTGTATATTTAAGAAGATTTAAGAAAATTTAAGAATATATTATTCTTTCGTATATAAACCTATATTATTTTTATATTTATAATTAAGATGATATTATTTTATAGTGCTAATTGTTCGCATAGCAAAATGTTATTGGAAAATGTAAATAGATATGATAAAAATAAAATAATTAAGGTTGTTCCTATCGATGAATTAAAAAAACAGAATATAAATATTGAAAGTAAAATACATTCTGTTCCTGCTTTTATGATATTGCCTAGTAAAGAATTACTATTTGGAAAAGATGTTTTTGATTATCTTTTATTGCCTGGAAGAGGTATATTATGTGGTGTCCAAAATACTAGACTAGATAAGAATATCACAGATAATGCTGAAAATAAAATAAGACCGATGGAGCAAAATACAGATAATGAACCTAGTGCATTTGCATTAAATAGCAACAAATTATCTGATAATTTTTCAACAATAGATGAAGATAATAAAATACGAGATGATAAAAATTATGGTTGGGATTTTATATCAAATGATAAAAATATAAGTGATGGTGTATCAAACATTAACATAAATGACAACAATGAAACAGGAAAAAAATCTAAAATGCCTTCAATAGAAGAATTAATGAAAGAAAGAGAAAATTTAAAATTATAACTAAATAAATATATATAAGGAATATTAAATATATTTTATTATAGAGATTATAATGTCAAATCAATTTGTATTTAATCAGTATTATATTGATTTTATAAAGAGAATAAAACAATCCGCAAGAAAAATGAAAGAGGAAACAAGTGGTGAAGATGGTGAAAAAGAACGTGTAGAAGATGATTATTATTTTGCAAAAAAAATTTTAAAAACAATCAAAGCAAATTATATAACTTTCGATAAATCTTCGGATGAATATATTACATATATTAATTCACTACCAGAGACTTTTTGGTCTTCTTATATAGAAGTGGGAGAAGATAAATTAGGCGAGTGGTTTGATAAAGAAGAAATAAAGGATGTAGAATTGTTCTCAGGCATAAATGTTTCTAGTGTTAAACGCATAATTAATGATGACTTTTTATGCCATCACTTTCTAACAGTATTTTATTTATTCAAAGATGAATTAAAAGAAGACGATGTTAAGAAATATATTAAAATGTTTCAATCTTCAACGGAAGAGAATTTACTAAATGAAATTACAAATGATAAACACAAAAATTTAATAGAAAGATTAAATATGCTAAAAACTAAGAATATTAAAGATAAAACTAATTTAAATATGTCCGGTATGGAAGATACTATGCTTGGTAAACTAGCGAAAGAAATAATGGAAGATGTAGATATTGATAAATTGCAAAAATCAATCGGCGATAATGGTGATATACTTAAAGCTATAGGCGACCCTGATAGTGGATTTAGTGATTTAATTTCTAACGTTAGCAGAAAAATGGCAACTAAAATATCTAATGGTGAACTAAAACAAGAAAGTTTACTGCAAGATGCTATGAAATTTGCTTCAGTAATGCCCGGATTGTTTGGAGGCAATCCTAATGGAAATCCAGAAAAAAATCAAATGGACATGTCAAATATGATGAAGATGATGAGTACAATGATGAATAATAAAGAAGGTATGGAAGCATTTAGTAATATGATGAACCCTAAAGGAGGTAAGCAAAAAGATACTCGTGCAACTTTTAATAAAAATGCGTATAAAAAGAGTCTAACTATAAATAGACTTAAATCTAAATTAGATAAAAAAAATAAAGAAACTGAATAAAAATAATATAGATATTAGAATAAGAATAAATAATGTTTTGGTTAGATAATTTTAATGAATTATTTAAACCTATATTATATCCAAATATAAATATGAGTTTAGATGAAAAAATTAATGCTGTTGTAAGATTAATATTATTTATTGGAATAATAACAACATTAGTATTCAATGACTCAAGATACATATTATTTGTATTTATAATAATGATTATTTCAATAATAATATATAATTATCAAAGTGAGAAGAATAGTAAATTTGAAAAATTTTTAAATTCAAATGATTTAGATATCATTAATAATGAAATATGTACTAAACCTACAAAAGATAACCCTTTTATGAACCCTAATTTAATAAATACTAAAAATAAGTTTAAATCTTGTTCTATTGAAAATGAAAGGGTTATGAATTCAATAAATTCAAATTTTGAAGAAAATATATTTCGCGAGACTGATGATATATATAATAAATCATCTTTAGATAGAAATTTTTATACAATGCCTTCAACAACAATACCTAGTGAACGTGAAAAATATACTGAATGGTTATATGAAAGAGGCGCCTCGTGTAAAGAGAATAATGGCGAGCAATGTTATAATAATTTATATAATAATATTAAAAATGCTGCACATAATTAAATTTGAGTACATAATTTTATTTTTCTAAAAATTTTATAAACCTTTTAAAATTTCTAAATATTTTTCAATTATGTACTCATTTTTTAAAATAATGATATATAAATAATAAATTAGTAAAATAAAATAATGATTAAAAAGACAACTATTAAACTTGATATTGAGATTAATGAGGATAATACTTCGTCGAAAAAAATTGAATATAAGAACTATTCTAAAAATATAGATAATGAAGAAGACCTTTTAACCTATAAAAATGTAATTAAATATGATGCTGAAGGTAAAAAATTTTATAATACCGAGACATTTAATAAGATAAAAAAGGTAGATGATATTGTTGATGAATTAGTTGGTAACAGTTCAAACAAAGACGATTGGAAAATTTTAGAATATAAAAATCATATATTAGAAAAGGATTATATAAAGGTGTATGACAACATAAAACTAGACGTAAACTATGAAATAATTAATAATATTGAAGAAAAAAAATATATAGTAGATAAATAAATTATATTTATATTATTAAAATATAGATAATGAATAATAATACCTTTGATAATAACACTAATATATGTTCTGATGATTGTTGGAAAAATGCTAAAGATTTACATAATAACAAAATAGAAGGTTACAATATATATCCTAACAATTTAGTTGATTGTGTTAGTCCTTATGTAAGAATGCCTGATATGTATTTAAATCATCCTAATCTTAGAGGACGCCCAGGATATGGTTTGTCGGACGATTGTCTTATTGATAAATATTCTATGTTAAGAAATAACCCTAATTCAATGACTCAAGATAAATGCAAAATACAGTTAAATAATAGAATTTTTACCGCTGGTCCAAATTTAAGATGTGGTAAAACAGATATTGACAAAGAATTAGAATTGATAGAAGGTCGTGATACTAATAATGTAAGATGTAAAAAACAAATTATGGAAGAAGAAATGAATAATTTTATGCCTTTATTAGATTGTGTTAAAGATATTCAAAATCCTGAAAATATAGTTCCCAAATGGACAAATGGAGGCGAAGATACTCGCTCTTATATTCATCGAACCGAATTTAATAAAAATTGTAACTGGATCGGAAGAAATAAAAACTTTTCTCTATAATATAGAAGAGAGTAGATGAGTTTTAATAGAACGACATATGATAATTGTTCATATAAACAAGAATTGCAAGATAATGTAAGTACGCTAAGTTATTTATTATCTCCTTACAGATATGAACACGAAAATAAATGCAGACATCAATTAGGTTTTGTAGGAGGTACAGTAGTATCGCACATTCAAGGTAATCTAGTTGATTTAGATAGTGAGTTAAGAGGACAAACAAGAATTATATCAAAATGTGGAACAAATCAATATGTTCCCACAAATGATGGAATTATAAAAAATGATAAAACGCAACCAATAGATACAACTATGTTACATTTACCTGTGTGTCAATCAATTATGTACAGAGAAGTTCCTATGCCGCCAAAAATAAATTATGATAAGTGTAAATAAATATTTTATTTTTTATTTTTATTAACATAAATTACCTATATAATTTACGAAAAAATACCACAAAAGATATAAAGGACCTAATAAAAAAGCCATTGTTGCAAATATTAGTCTATAAAAAAAGTTTTTAACAGCGCCTTTCCACGTACATTTAAAAGATAAATATGCTGCAGTCGCAGATATAATAAATGTTATCATGTATATGATAGCAACTAATATTTTATCAATAACGTCCCATTTATAATAAAAGTCTGGATTATATCCCATTATATATAAATAAACCCTTTCCATAGATGTATATGTATGTATTATCTCATTTTCATTATCTTCAAACCCTTCTAATTTTAATAAAATATTAGGAATTAATAAACTTATTAACATATCTATTTATTTACGCATAAAATAATATATTATTTTATTAGATATGAACCAATATATAGATACAAGATTAAATTATGATAGTTGCAGTTACAAAGAAAAATTAAGAAGAACCGTTGGCCCCGGTTTATATCAATTAGATGTTCCATCAAATGATTGTGAAGAATGTTATAGAGATATTCCGGCGGATCCATCTCTTAGATACCAAAATTATGGACATAATACTTGTAGTATGAAAAATGCAATTGATGATTCTAATGAATTATTAGGATTAAATTATAAAAATACGAAATGTAATGAAGAAGAATATATGCCTGGAAAATATAATAAAACAGGGTGTTATATAAAAGGGGTAACTGACGCTAGACAATGCATGATACCTCGCGAAGATACGCGTTTATCAAATCCTCCTTGCACATTGAAAGAAACTGGTATAAATAGATGGGAATGGATTTGTTACGACCCGCAAGAAAAAGCAATAGAACAATTCGATAGAATACCTGTTAATTATAGAATGGTAGCAAAAGATAACCATATTCCTTGTGTTGATAAACCTCAAGACCAATCTATATTTTTCCCTAATAGTAAAGTAAATAATAATAATTTAGAATCGTGGAAGAGTTGCAATAAAAATAAACTATATACACCTGGTTATCCCGAGGGTTCTATGTATCCTGGAGTACCTTGTAAAAATAATTAAATATAACTAAATAATAACTAAATATAATTAAATATAACTAAATAATAACTAAATATAACTAAATATAACTAAATATATAAAATGTATCTATTCTATTGTATTTTTTATCCTTTATTCATTAGAGATAATAAAGAATGAATGTATCATCTAATAATATACCATCTATGAAAAATGTATATGATTCTACATATTGGAATAAAATTAAACATGATGAGCAAGAACTTAGTAACGATCTGTATAAAAAATCTAAAAAACCATATGAAACTGGAATTGTATCTAAAAATGCAACTTCTGATACTTTTAAAAGAAATTTTTATTCTGAAATTAATAACGACGATGATATAATAGGAGATTATACATATTCTTTAACAGGAGAAAAAGTAAATGTATCATCACTATCCCATAATAATATGACGCCTTTTCTTAAAAAAAATGTAACACAAAATACAAATGTTGAAAACATGTATCCTATTCTCGATAATATATCTGGTATTAATTCATTAAAACCACAAAAACAAGAAGTTCCGTGTATGTTTAAACCCGAGATTAATGCTGGTGGTAATATATGCGGTATGAAAAATAATGATGATTTTTATAAATCAAGAATAGAAATATCAGAAATTGCTAATAATTTTTTTCCAATAGAAAAAATACGCGTTGGCCCAGGGTTAAATCAAGGGTATGGAAGTGAAAGTACTGGCGGTTTTCATCAAGGAGATACATTGGAATATTCTAAACCTAGAAATTTAGATGAACTACGAAGTAAAATAAATCAACAACAAAAGTATTTTGAAATACCTGTAAAAGGACACATTAAAGGTCCGGATAGACGCGGAGAAATCGCACCGATGACTAAACAACGACCTGATACTGTATTTGAACAAACAGAAGATAGATGGCTTAAAACAACTGGTGCTAACTCAAAGGATACTCTAAGACCTGCGCAAAATATTCGTCCAACAACTAGACAAGAGTCGCATATAGAATACAAAGGACCTATCGCTAGGTCAGAGTTAAATCAAGGGATAAATGATGACTATGGTAAAAGTAAAATAATATTATATGACAATGAAAGAGAAACTACTGAACAACGCACTGTAGTTACAAATGTAACAAGTATAATAAAAGCATTAGTTGCGCCTGTTATGGATGTATTAAAATATACAAATAAGGAATACACAGTAGAAGCACCAAGAGGTGTTGGAAATCCAAGTGTTCAAATACCTTCAAAACCTACATTATATGACCCTGTAAATCATATTATGAAAACTACGGTTAAAGAAACAACTATTCACGATGGTGATGCAGGTAATTTAACAGGTAATAAAGAGACCTATACGGCATTAATGGACAATGCAAAAACAACTATAAAGGAAACAACTATTCACGATGGTGAAGCAGGTAATTTAACAGGTAATAAAGAAACCTATTCTGCATTAATGGACAATGCAAAAACAACTACAAAAGAAACAACTATTCATGATAATGATGCAGGTAATTTAACAGGAAATAAAGAGACATATTCTGCATTAATGGACAACGCAAAAACAACCGTAAAAGAAACTTTAATTCATGATACTGTATTAACAAATGTAAAAGGTAAAAACGGAGCCTATTTAAAAAATGGTGATGATGCTAAAAAAACCTTAAGACAAACAATGCCCACTGAAGATACTGTAAGAAATATTGGTGGTGTTGTCTATAAGGTTACATTATATGATCCTGATATTGTAGCAAAAACAACAACAAAAGAAACTACTATAATTGGAAAATCCGAGTATGGTTTCATCGGTGGTATGTTAGAAGGAATATTCGGAGGATATTTAAATAAAAATGTAGAAATGAAAAATACTCAAAAACAATTTACAATTGTTAATGAATATGGTATTGCCGGTTCTACGGGTGAATATAGACAAACTGATAGAACCGCTCAAGAAAATGCTGAAATAGATGGTACTCGCGAAGCAATTCTAATTGCCGCTGGACATACACCAAATCCAGGCAATATGAATATTGGTTTAGATTCAGGAGATATTGATATGTATAGTAAAAAACCTATTGAAAACAGTTTTCCTGCAAGAGAAAAAGGCAATGTAGGAATAATATATCAAACATCACCTACATTAGATAATTGCGGTATAACAAAAATGCCAAATAAAATGAATGCATTTTCAAATCGTTTAGATAGTGATTTATTAGAAACAATAAATAAAAATGATTTAATGAGAACACAAAAAATAAATCCTATAGTTTCAGGATGCAAAATATAAAATAGATATAAGAATTAAATGTATTATATATAATATGGGAGCAATTCCTCTCATATACATACATTTGCTCTCGTAGCTTAATCGGTTAAAGCGTTGGTCTTATGAGCCAAAGATTGGGAGTTCAAGTCTCCCCGAGAGCACCCTTATTTTTATGAATTATTATAACTTTTTAAGTAGTTATAATATTCTTAAGTTTTCTAATGATAAAAATTGATAGTAAATATATATAATATTTTTTATAATGGTATATATTTACACTCTAAAGTTAAAACAAAATAAATATTATGTTGGTAAAACATCAAACCCTAATTTTCGCATAGAAAGTCATTTTAATTCAAAAGGCTCTGAATGGACTAAAATGTATAAGCCTGAAAAATTATTAGAGATTATAGACGGAGACGATTACGATGAAGATAAATATACAAAAATGTATATGGATAAATACGGAATTGATAATGTAAGAGGTGGTTCATACACATCTATAATATTAGATAAAGAAACCAAAAACCATCTTGTTAAAAATAGTAATAGCACAAATGATAGATGTTTCAAATGCGGTAAGGAAGGGCATTTTGCGAGTAATTGTAAAGAAGATAACGATGATAGTAGCGATAATGAAGAAAATGTCGTATGGTGCTGCGAATATTGTGATAAAGAATTTGAAGATGAAAAAAAATGCGAATATCACGAAAGATATTGTAAAAAGAAAAGCAAACAAAATAAAGGCAATTTGTGTTTCAAATGCGGCAAGGAAGGGCATTTTGCAAGTAATTGTTGGTCTCGCAAATCATCTGCTACAAAATCTTCAAAAAAATGCGATATATGCGGAAATTATGGACATTATGAAGTTAATTGTTATCAATTTTAAAGTAATATATTTAAATCTTTGCGAATTATATGTATATAAGTTGAAAAAAGATATAAGAATTAGGCGTATTATATATAATATGGGAGCAATTCCTCTCATATACATACATTTGCTCTCGTAGCTTAATCGGTTAAAGCGTTGGTCTTATGAGCCAAAGATTGGGAGTTCAAGTCTCCCCGAGAGCACCCTTATTTTTATAGTTTATTATAACTGCTTAAAAAGTTATAATAGATTACAGATTTGGATTAACATATAAATATATTTTGAAATATAAATATAAATGAACAAAATTGCCTTTATATTTTTGATATATAATGTTATAAATCACGAAGAATTATGGCATATGTTCTTTAGCAATATAGATAAGGAAAAATATAATATATATATACATTATAAATACGATGAGCGTTTAGATTTTTTTGAAGAATATAAGGTACAAAAAAATATTCCTACTAAATATGCTGATATTTCTATTGTTAAAGCGCAAAATTTCATGTTAACCGAAGCATTAAAAGATAAAAACAATACACATTTTATATTTATATCTGGTTCTTGTATACCATTAAAACCATTTCACCATATTTATAATAATTTGGAAGAACAATATTCATATTTTCATATAGCGAATCCTGAAGAATGTCTACCTGATTGTATAGATGCATTATCATATATTGATATTAAATATTTGAATAAAGCATCTCAATGGTGTATATTAAATAGAAAACATAGTGAACTTTTAGTAAATAATAATGAATATATAGAATGGTTTAAGAGTTCTTATGCTGCAGACGAATTATGCTATATAACATATCTATCCTATACTTATGGCGATAGACTAGGCGAAGAGATTAAAGCAACTTCGTATAATTCGCCTCCTGAAATTGCTACTACATTTGCAAATTGGGAAGGAATGGATTACAAATATGTATCTCAAAAAGAATTAAAAAATTATATACATATAACACAAGTTGAACTTATACATTTATTAAAAAGTCCTTGTTTTTTTGGACGAAAATTTAAACCAATTGCCGCGCATTCAATAAATAAGGATTTTTATTTAGATTATATAATTAAAAATATAAAAGATAAAACATTCTATTGATTATAAATAATTATACATTGCTTTCGTCAAACTTTATTTTACTCCAACAGAAGGATGAATATAATTTGCATAAAAGAACAAATATTTTTCTGGAATATCTTTAATATTCTTATATTTATTGATAATAATTTCACCAGCACGTTGAAAAAGCGTCTTTCTATTTTCGCTATCCATATTATAATATTTTTTTATATTCTAAATCAATTTTTATTATAAATAAAAAATATATATACAAAATAACTAATACAGAGATATATGACAAATTATCTAATATTTTTTTCTAGTTTTTTCATAATTGTATTTGCATCTATCTTAAGATCATCCACGTAATTTCCTTCAGTAAATTCTAAATATCTTTGATTGCACGATGAACAGATTCGCAAATTATTAAGAATTAAAGTTTGCGTATCATTGATAGGATAGCAGAATTTTGTATATTTACCACCAGAATAAGGTTTGAAACAATAGACATTTTTTTTTTCCCCACAGATATTCATCATTGATGGCTCGGGTTCGTCTTCGGAATAATTGCATGGCCCGGGACAAAACTTAACATTGCTAAGATCAACTGATACAGTATTACCATTATACTCGAAGATTTGATTATTAGCAGTAACAGACATATTTGTGTCTATGCGCTTCTTACAACTATACAATTTAGTGTCTACTAACACGTTACTTAAATTCTTATGACTTGTTCGATAAAAGTTTTAACTAATGCTTTTTCAAATAGTCTTATTAAACTGTATAGTTGTAATTAAAAAATAATATAATAATCAATTTTTTACATTTATTTAATATTTTAGGAACATTTTATTCCTGGGTAGTAAAATAAAAATTGATATATATTTTATTATTATTAATTATAATAAAATGAATTCCGTTAACTTTCAAGATTGGGAACCAGTAGTTTTGAAAAATAAAACCAAAGAACAAAAAACGCAACAAAATACACAAAATCAACCAGGATTTAAAGAGTATATTAGATTAGTAGAAGATGATATTCCAAAGTTGAATAAAATTTCACGAGAATATGCGCAAGCAATTATTGATGGTAGAAAAGCACTTAATATTAATCAAAAAGAACTTGCGCAAAAACTTTGTATTAAAGATAATATTATCAAAGAATATGAAAATTGTACTGTAGTAAATTTTAATCTACAATTTTATAAAAGAATTCTAAAGGCTCTTAATATTGACCCTAAAACTGTTTGTAAAAATTAGTACAATTATCTATATTCCATCCAAATATTTCCTAATAAGTTCCTACCAAATATAACAACATTACCATCTACTATTTTAGCTCTTCCTTCCCATATTCTAGATTTTTCTAATTTTTCCAAACTACATCTCATAGCAGGATGTATTAAAATTCTATTTTCACTGTTTTTCAAATCATTTCTTACTTCTTCATAATTAGCATATTTCCATTTGCATATCATATGCTGCACTTCAATACTTATTAAACTCCATTTATCTAATTCATCACTATTTAATAATAACCCTTTTTTCCCTCCCATTTTTTTTGCACACGCACATGTTTTATATTGTGAAGGTTTCAAAAACATTTTCCCATAATTTATCAAAACGCTTTTTCTATTTTTATCTTCACATAATTCACCTAATCTAAAATATTTTTCTCCATGAAAACAATGTTCGCCACTTTCGTAAATTCTAATTTTACCTTTTTCATCAATAGCGACTTCATTTTCCCAAAAATTACTCAATGATCTATATTCTGTCTTTGCTGAAAAGAAGGTTGCAATAGAATTATTAAGAAGTATTTTGCTCATACTTATATTTTAAAAATAAATGTAATTAATCAATTTTTTACTATAATATATTTAATCAGAACCGTTTGAAGAAACAGAAGAATTATCTTCAGAACTTTCTTCATCCATTGAACCTCCGCTACTATTGTAAGGTTCAAAACCAGCACTCATTGGTTCTGTAGTATTTTTTAATATACTAGGGTCTATTAATGTAGTCTTTGATATATCATTTAACTTACTATATTCGTTGTCTGTTATACCAATCATTGATAATATATCAGTTTTTTCATCAAATGAGAAATACATTAAAGTAAGGCAAAATACAAAAATTATTATAAATATCATTGCATTATTTGCATTAAATAAATCCTTAAGAATTTCATATTTTTTATCAGGATATTCTTCTAATTCGTTTTTAATGTTAAAATAATGATAAATTCCAAATAAAATTATTGCAATACACAAAGCATATAGTATTAATATATACATTATCTATTTATTTTTTTTATATTTCTTATAGGAATTATTACGCACTTAAATTCACACTTAAATTCACACTTAAATTCACACTTAAATAATTCGTAAATTATAAATACATTATTTAATTTTATCTACAAAACACTTATTTATATAATCTATTATACTCTTAGGTTCTTTAATTTTATTAATTAAAATCTTTTTATCTTTTTCTATTTTTTTTAATTCAGATTTTAATTTTTTTACTTCATCCTTACTTAACATATTATCTTGAGTTAATTTATCTGTAATTAATTTAACATTTTCTTCAATATTTGTTAAACCCGATGTTAATACACTATCATTTACTTCTATATTGCAAATAATATCTTCTGTTTTAGGATATGCAAATTTACTCCTATCACCACTTGTATTAATATAACTTATAAGACCAGAAATATTATTCATAAAATCCATTATTTTATTATCATTAATTAATCCATTTTCATTGCAGTATTTTTCCTTAAACATATTAAAATCTTCAGGCATTCTATTATCTTTTTCCAATAATAAATTAAGTATTTTTATAGAACTCATTGGGTCATTTGTAATTGGTGTTGCAGACATAAGCAATAATCTTAATGAATTTTTACCTGAAACAGCATATGACTTTTGTATCATATTTTGTAATACTTCAGGATTAGGTTTCTCCATATTTGAAAGAGTATTGCTATATATTTTATGAATTTCATCGATAATTATTAGAGTTTTTTTGAAAGGATCTTCTTGACCATTGCGTTTAACCATCATATCATATAGTTTATTTTTACCTTTTATCATATTTGTAAATTGTTTATAAGATATTGGTTGTATCCAATTAGAACCTAATAATTCTAGTCTTTTTATATGAGTATCTGGTATATCCTTTATTTCTCCACTTTTTAATTTATCTCTTATTATTATATTGCAAATTTTAACAAACATATTTTTCCATATATCTTCTTTTAAAGTATATCTTGTAACCCATATAATAGTATATCCTTCTTTATTAAAAGAATTTGTAGCAGTTGCAATTGCTGTGCATGTTTTTCCAGAACCAACACTATGATACAAAAATAGACCTTTATAAGGTGATTGAGGAGTTAAATATTTTTGAACAAATGCCTGGGTATTTGTAAATGCAACAATTTTATCGTCGTATTTAGTTTTGTTACTTAGATTAGATTGTTTATCTTCTATACATTTATTTTTTATTTCAGGAATATCCCAAATATAATTTTTATAATTTTTATATATATAATTGTATAATTCTATATAATCTAATTTTTTAGAAGGTGGTTTTTCAGTAGGTTTAATATTTTTATTAGTGTCTTTTATATATTTATATATATTCTTATAATTCTCGATATTTATTTTTTTATATTTAAATAATTCTTCTAACTTATCTAATAAATAACTTCCGTTTTTATTAAAAAATGCATTACTATTTTTCCAAATTTCATTTATTGCTTCGCAATAATCTTTGCGAGCATTTATAAAACTACATAAAATATTATATGTATTTTTCTTATTAAACACCTTGATAATTTTCTTATCATTTGCATCAAATGTTATATTCTTTATAATTACTCCTTCCCACGATTTATTATCATTAGAGTTTGTCTTTGTATTTTTTAGTTTTGGTAATTTTTTAATATAATTTATTTTAACTATATGTAATGCTGCTGTTAGTAAAATATTAATAGGATCAAAATTATCAGTCTTAGTTTCTAATATACCTTTACAATTAGTTTCACAATCAATAACATCTACATCATTTCTATAAGTTTTTCCATTATTATTTATTTTTATAAGATGATTTTCTTTTCTTATTTTTTCTCTAATATAATTATAAAATCTATTATTATTAAGAGATAAAATATGTAAATTTTCAGTTAATGATAAATCAACAGCAGAAGATATCATAATATCTTCAATATCCGCAATGAAATTAAAAACACTAATGCTTTCATTACTATATTTTTTAAATAATTCGTGAACTGTTATGTTATCATCATATTTTATATCATATGTATATATGTATAATGGCCATCCTTCGTTAGGATTAAATGGAAGTCCTGCTTGCCCACAATAACGCGTACCTCTTCCTATAACTTGTGTTCTTTCTGATTTTGTAATTAATGGTTCTAATATATGCATATATTTAACATCAAATACATCAATACCTTCTTTAAATCCAGAGTCTAATATTATAAAACGCATATTTTTTCCATTAACATTATTTTCCCTATTATTCATCAAATTCATCATATTTTTCTTAAGTTTTGTAGGTAATGGTTTTTTATTAACTGTAGATTTTGTTAATAAACCAAAAGTGTTATATTGATTATTAATATTATTTTTTAATATTCCATTATTATAAATTAAAATATAATCATTCGCAATCATAGATGATGCTACCATTTTAGCACCACTATTTCCATCAACATCACTGTATATAATATGTTTATAATATTTACCATCGCGTTTCATATCTTCTTCATCTAATATCTTTATTTTTTCAATTAATGCGTGTATTTTAGGAGACATTAATGGTAAATTTTTAATAACACTTGTTTTATTAAATCTAGGTGAGTCAAATTTAAATTCTGCTTTAACATGAGCCCACGAACTTGTATTTCTTATACACAATGCTCTTTTAGGTATATTGTTACTCATAATCTATAATTATTAAATATTATTATAATTATTTTCTTTATTAATTAAATTATATAAGTTATAAAAATAAATTATAATTATTACAGATATTTACATATAAATATATATAAATACATTATGACATAGTATATTAATATTTTAATTAATATGAGAACAGAATTGATGTTGAAACCATTGAAAGAAATCATTGAAAATTATCAAATACCTGTATTGCAAAGATTAGTAGATAATGAACATATTAATAGTATGGTGGAAGACCAAAAAAATGAATATAATAAATATAATGCATTTTCTATGTTGCAGAGTTTTACAATCGCATATATTATAGAAGAACAGAAAGGGTATATATTAGATGGTCAACATAGAGTTGCAGTATATTCACAATTAAAAAAACAAGGTTATGATATTGATAATATTCTTGTTCCTGTAGTAAAATATAATTTAAATAATATAGATGAAGTAAATGATTATTTTAAACGCATTAACATACATTCTCCTATAGAACCTATATTAAATCTCGAAACCTCTGAAAAAAATTTACTTCAATTTTTGACTGATAGATTTACAAGAAAATATTTTAGTTATACAGATGAAGATAATACATGTTTTTGTCCTAACCTATCTATTAATTATTTGAAGAAACATATTAAAGCTATAAATATTAATAATAAATTAAATTTATATAATAAAACAGAAAAGGATTTATTTAATTATATATTAGACGTTAATAATTTTTTAGAAACTATTTCTTCATATCAATTGGATAAAATATATACTAATAGATTTGAAAAATGCAAAAATAAGAAAGAAAAGGAAGGATGTAAATACGTATGTTATTTGGGTGTATTTAGAAAATGCGAATGGTTAGATTTAGCGATGTACTCTTTGATTAATTCGTTAAATTCAAATGATTATGGTAATATAATTAAAAATATTATATCTCCTGAAAAAAGAGAAAAAATAACAAAAAACACCAAAAAAGAAGTATGGAAAAAATATAATATTGCGAATACAATGACTGGTAAATGTTATGTATGTGAGAATATTTTAGATTATGACAATATGGAATGTTCCCATGTTATAGCTCACGCTTTAGGTGGTGATATTTCTTTAGATAATTTGCAACCTTGTTGTAAATCTTGTAATAGGGATATGGGTATTATGAACCTTTATGAATATAAAAATTTGATATTAAGTATTAAATAAAAAATTGATACTATATTATATCTCATTAAGTATAATGAATTATTTAAATAAAACTCGTGAAGAACTTATTATAATTTGTAAGGAAAAAAACATTAATGGATATAGTAAAAAAAAGAAGGAAGATATTATAAAATTACTTTTGGATAATAGCAATATATCATCAAATATTAGTATTAATACTGATATAGTCCAAGTCCAAGAGCAAGAAAAAATTTATCGTTTAAATTATATTGGTTCAAAATTTAAGTTACTAGAATGGATAACAAATAATATTAAAGAAAAAACTGGTTGGAATTCTTTTGAAAATAAAATAATTGGTGATTTATTCTCAGGCACAGGAATCGTTTCTTATTATTTTCGAAAAAATATGGCGAAGGTTATTTCAAATGACGCAGAACTATATAGTTCTATTATAACACAAGCATTTACACGTTCTTTATATACTGATAATTGTAAGAAAATAATTGATGATTTTCAAAATGAACTTAATGATAATAAACATTTAACCTATAATGGATTTATTACAAACAATTATAGTCCTAATAGTGAGAATGAACGTAAATTCTTTACAATTGATAATGCCAAACGTATTGATTATATTCGTAGTAAATTAGAATCTATAAAAGATACAATATTAGCAGATGAATATAAATTTATTTTAGCATCTATTTTGTTAAGTGCGGATGCTGTTAGTAATGTTCCTGCGGTATATGGTTGTTTCTTGAAAAATTTTAAAACAAAAGCAATTAAAACACTTATATTACTACCGATTCATAATAATACAATTATACCAGTAGAAGGTTCTATTACTTATAATACAGATGTTTTAGATACTACATTTATAAATAATAATGAATATGATATGGTATATTTAGATCCGCCATATAATGAAAGGCAATATTCGAAAAACTATTTTCCTCTCAATATTATTGCAAAAACTCCCGAACAATTACTAACAGAATTACCTTTAAAAGGTAAAACAGGCATTCCAAGTGATTGTTTCTTATCTCCATTTTGTAAAAAAGGAAATAGTGTAGAAAATGCTTTTAAATTTCTATTTAGTGGTTTAAAAACAAAATGGATATTTCTCTCTTATAATAGCGAGAGTATTATTTCAAAGGAAAAAATGTTAGAAATTATGAATTTATATGGTAATGCTTCTGTAATAGAAAAAGAATATAAAAGATTTAAATCATATGAATATAATAAAGATATAGATATCAAAGAATATCTATTTTGTTTAAATAAGAATTATAATTCAACAATATAAAGTTTGTCTTTAAAAATTGTTAGAAAATTTTCGTAAACCCAACGAATTGCCATATTTTGTCTACTTTTTGTATGAAATTGAAACTCTAGAAGCGAATACTCTTTATTATCCACTAAAATTTTTAGTGTTGATGAATTATTCCACATATCCCATTTATTTGTCCATTTAAATTCGAAATTATTCCATTCAATTGGAGAAATTAGTTTAATAAAGCGTATGCTGTTTTTTTCCCAGTTATAATAAATTGTAGGGCAATCAAATGTATAATTTACAAGAATAGGTAATATTGTTTTTATATCAGTTTGAATATATTTTTTTAATTCAATATTAGTTGTATATTCAATTTCTATGATTTCGCAAAATTTTTTAGGATGAGGTTGTCCAATAACTTGAGGTGCTACTTTACCCATTCCTTTTTTAGTTGATTTTGCAGATAAGTGTACATTATCATCTATAAGAGATGTATAATCATATCTTGATCCATTTTTTGCACTATGAATACATGTAGAAATAGGAAATACTTCTATAAGTTTAGATAGACGTTCTTTTAATTTTTCAGAAAGTTCCATACTATACTTATATTTTCCATTATATTCAATGTCGTATGCATAACAAATTGCCATCTCAAACATTTTTCCTGTATCTTCAGTTTTTAATGCCATTTCTAATATTTATCAAGTTGTTTTTACCTATAAATATTTCACAGTAAGAGGTAATAAAATTTTATAATATTATATCAATTTTTAAAACTTAATAAGTAAATATGTACAATAATATATAATTATAAATTATACTAATAATTTTATAAAATTATAAAAATTGATTTTGTGCGTATATCTAATATTAACAAACAAATGCCTAAATATACTATTACAACTGTAACAGCAACTATTTTAGCAATTAGTTATCTTGTGCCTCAATTTGCATACTGTTTCAAAAAACCTAATATTATGAGATGCCCTAGTTATCCAAATATAAATAATATATATAATTATACATATACATTTAAGCACATTGACAGTGTTATTTGCGATAACTATAAAAATATCATTAATGATAAAAAAAAACGCAACCTTTATCTAAGATTGCGAGAGAATATGGTAAATAGAAATATATACCTATAATTTAATCATTTTGCTTAATTATATATTATATATTTTGTATTTTTTATTTTTATAATTATAATTTGTATTATATTTTTGAAAAATATTAAAAAATTGATTGAATCTGTATAAACATAGTTCTACTTACGTATACTTACGTGTACTTGCGCGTACTTGCGCGTACTTGCAATATCTCAGTGTATCTTGTGATAATCTTGTAGAGGCATAAATTTTACGGTTGTTTACTAAAGAAAAACTTCTTGAATAAACAGAAATAAATGTCCAATAATATCAAAATTTCCTACAACATCAATTGTATCATAAATCACGTATATTGGGATATTCAAAGTATTATTTTCAAATACAATGGGATTATCTTTGGAGGATTTGTAAGGGATACAATAATCAGAAATTATTATTGCAACCTTTTTTGGAAAAAACTAAAAAATTCTAGCATAAAAGATTTCCAAGATGTATGGAACGAAAAGTATGATCCTGAAACATCACCGCGGACAATTGTTCCAAATGATATCGATATATGTCTTTATGAAAAAAAAGATATTGAAAATATGATGGCGGAAATTACGTCTATCATTCACCAAGAATTTGGTATGCAAAATGTTAATATCACAAAAACATTGTTAACAAGGGAAAATATTTCATATGTTGAAAGAACCTCTAGTAATTTACATAAATACGAGTATAAAATTAAGGTAGGTGCAGTTCCCTATATTACTAAAGGAACAGAGATTAATATTATGCTAGACATAGTTGTACCGAATAATAAGTATTTGATACCTCCGTTTAATAAACTTGATTTTCTATGCAACGGGTTTATTATGACCAAACCTAATATGATTAATCTATCTAGTTACACTGGAACTGAAATTGATAGGTTAAATATTGTGGAAAAAAAGGAAATCGAATACAAAATTATAAAGGATATGGTTAATTTCAAAACAGACTATTGCCTTCGGTTTCCAACAAATTCGCCTTTAAATAATAATAATGCGATAAGTACTTATGTCAAATATACTGAACAGGCGTGCAACAGAATTAAGAAAATGATTTCGCGAAATCATTTATGGACTATTGGAAATATGCCTATTCTTATTGAGAAACATTTGGATTTACAACCAAAGAATGCAATTAGTTGCAAAAATTGCTGTATTTGCTGTATTTGCTGTGACAATATTTATAATAAAGATAAAATAGTTTCTGTCCCAGTGTTAGATTCTAATAAAAATATTATTAAAGGTTCTGAAATGCACGCAGATTGTTTCTTCAAATATTTGAATTCACAAATTGAAAATAAATTGATAGAGATAGATGAAGAAATATCGTACAATCAAGAACAAGTATTTATTAGATGTCCGCTGAGAAATTATTTGGATTTTAATTGTAAAACATTACAAGATGTCATTGATAAGTATATTCAATCTTAACAAATTGATGACGAGATAACACAAAATATGTAATACTTATTATTTAGTATATGTATGTTTTTTATTTTTATTAAAAATATAAAAAAAAGAAGATAATAGTTCTATAAAATAATTGCGGCATATATTCCTCTACAGGATACTAACACTCGAAAGTAATATAAGGTTTATTTGGGGTGGATTGCTGTATAAATCCTATACAGGATACTAACACTCGAAAGTATTATAAGATCTATTTGGGTGGATTGCTGTATATATCCTATACAAGGATACTAACACTCGAAAGTATTATAAGATCTATTTGGGTGGATTGCTGTATATATCCTATACAAGGATACTAACACTCGAAAGTATTATAAGATATATTTAATAAGATGGATTGCTGTATATATCCTCTACAGGATACTAATACTTGAAAGTATTATAAGATATATTTAATAAGATGGATTGCTGTATATATCCTATACAGGATACTAATACTCGAAAGTATTATAAGATCTATTTGGGTGGATTGCTGCATATATCCTCTACAGGATACTAATACTCGAAAGTATTATAAGATCTATTTGGGTGGATTGCTGCATATATCCTCTACAGGATACTAATACTCGAAAGTATTATAAGATATATTTAATAATATGGATTGCTGCATATATCCTCTACAGGATACTAATATCTCTCGATATTATTACATTAGTATATCAATATATTCTTATATAATTTTATACAATCAATTTTTATAAATATTATCAATATATTTTATAAAAATCTCTTTTTTTTCCAAATCTATACTATCCCAATTTATTTTTGATATATTTAATAATATTATATTAATTATTAATTTTCCACCTAACAATCCTTTATTATTTAAATATATATTATTTAATGTAAAAGGTGGTATTTCAATATTTATATAATTACCATCAATGTATTTTATTAATTTTGTTGCTCCAATTAAATAATCCTTTAAATTTATAAATATATCTATAATAAGATCAATATTGTCATTAATTATTTTATGTCTATATTCAACCTTTTTGTTATTTAACTTATATCTTTCATAATCTAAATCATCATTAGAAATATCTTCAGAACTTGATGAGTAATTTGTACTATTAATATCTTTTTTATTAGTTATTATCATTTTTATTTCAATTTCATGTTCTATACCATCATCATCTATATATTGTCTAGTAAAACAAGGATATACTTTTTTGCATAATATGCTAAAATTAAAAGGTTTTTTAACCCCTTTTAATAATATCCTAATTTTTTTATTTTTATTAGTATATAAATCGTAATAATTAACTGGAAGAATAATGCTATGCTTAATTATTTTTGTAGAAGGATTATAATAATTTTTACTTTTTACTCCTTTTTTTAAAAACATATTTGCGATATTCATAAATGTAGTTTTTATAGCTTCTTTGTCATTAAAATAATTATTATACATATTATCCCAAAAATTAATATCTGTATCATTGTAAAAATCGTAAGAAAACATAATATCGTCTTTATCAAATTCATTGAAACCTCTCAATTCTCCGTAATTTTCAAAATCTTCTAATGCTTTCTTATATCCAGCGCATGCTTTTTTAAATTTATCTATTTTTTGGTTTTTTTCATTAATATCTGTTATATTTATCAGTTTGTCTGGATGACATTCTAATGCTATTTTCTTATATATATCTTTTATATCATCTTTAGTATATTTAGAAATATTATTAATATCTAAATTTAATGATTCAATATACATATAATCCTTTATTGTTAAATAATAATCATAATTTATTCTTTATATTAAAGAATTATTATGTATATTATGTAATATATATAATTTATATTATTTACATATTCAATTATGAATAATTGGAATAAATTTGAAGAAAAATTCGAAAAAATTATAACAGAAAACTACGAATATAATATATTATTAAATAGAATATTATTATCACAAAATAATACACTGCTATATTCTCCAATAGGATTTCCAATAGATTTATTAGTAGATTTGATAATTAAAAAAAAATTTAATTTAAAAAACAAGATTTATAGAACTGAGCATATATGGGATAAAAATTTAATATATAAAGAAAATAGCAAATTTTTAGAATTAGATATAATGAATCCTGAAAATTCTAAAAATATAGATAAAATAACCCCATTTCTTCTACATATCATAAAACATAAAAATATAGGTTTAGAAAAACATTACATTATAATTAAAAATATAGATTTATTATCGAGAATATTTTATGATTTTAGAATATTACTTGAAAAATATTCAAATAATATAACTTTTATGTGTACATCACATTATATGTCAAAAATAGAATCGCCTATTAAAAGTAGATTTAATAGTTTTAGAGTTCCATTATTTACTTTTGAAGAAATAAATAACATTTTTGTAAATTACTTAAATATTTCTATGAATGATGAACTATTTATTACAAAACCACGTAATATTATAAAAGCTTTATTTATAGCAGAAATAGAATGTAATCCTAATGCAGAAGATATTTTAACACCTGATTTTATAAAATATAATTACCCTCCTTTTGTTGATTTTATAAAGACATTTGATAAGCATAAAAATAATATGGAGGAAATAAGATATTTATCTAATAAATGTTGCCAATATAACGTAACTATTAATAATATTATAGAAGATTTCATTAATTTTGTAGATTACGGAGATTACTATCTTAAAATAAAATACTCAAAACTTCCTAAGAAGAAACTTGAAGAAATTAAAAAAAATGAAAAAATAAATATAATAAATATTGGAATTGAGGCAGATTACATATTATCACAAACTAATAAATCTAAAGAACCTATACATATTGAAATGCTTTTATATAAATTATTATATTAAACTATTATATTAATCAATAGGTTCATCTTCGGGATAAGAAATTCCCTTATTATATCCTTTCATTGATATATATTTAGTACTATAATTTGTTACATGTTTTTTTTCAAATTTAAAGTTATTAAATATAATATTTGCTGCTATAAATTTATTACATTCGTATTTTTTATCATATATAATTGACATATAAATATATTTAATTTTATCTACATATTTTTCTAGACAATCGTTATATAAAATAGCACCTCCTATAATAAAGGAACTTTCTATAATATCTGTATCATTTACATATTTAAATGCTTCCTCTAAATTCTTAAATATTATTGGTTTATCTTTGGTATTTGTATTAATATAATCATCTTCTAATTCTTTTTTAATATTATCATAATCATTTAAACTAATTATTATATTTATTCTATTTATTAATGGTCTTTTTGGAAGTGAGTACCATGTATTCTTTCCCATAATTACACAGTTCTTTTTATTAGAATCAACTACTTCTGATGTTATATTTTTAAAACTTTTAAGTTCTTCTGGTATATGCCAACACATTTTATTATCATAACCTATACCATAATTAGTACTTGTTGCAACAATTATATTAATATCCTTGTTTTTTTTGATTTTATTTACAAAAGGTTCGTGATTTTCCATAATTCATAAAATATTATATTATATATAATTCAATCTTTTATATTATATTTATATTATATTTATATTATATTTATATTATTTATATTATTGCAAATAGTTACCAGTACAATAACACAAATAATATATATACTCCTCTAATTGCAACATAAATAGCAGTAGGTAATAATATATCGCTTAAATTACCTTCACTATTTATTTCGTTCGAATTCAATGTTCTATTATATGATAATGAAGATATAATATTAACAGTTCTTAATTGTGTATTTAATAAATAATTATTAACATTTGTTATCATAATTATTATATAATAATAGTAAATCTTTATTACATTGAATTATATTGATCATTCATTATATTGTATACACGATCCTTATATTCTTCTATAGTTTCATCTTCTAACATTTCTACCATATCACAAACTTTAATTTTTATTTTATAATTTTGAACTAAGAATACTTTTAGAGAAGAATGCACAATAGATTCTCCATTGTCTGAATTATGATCAAGAGAATTGTCTTCGTATTTTAATACTATAGGCATTATCGAATATCCTTCAACAAATGCTCCTTTACTACAAAATTCAGTAATATTTCCTGGTATTTTTGGAATATTTCCACTACCTGGTGCAATAAATATTACAGGATCCCCTATTTTTCGATTATCTATACGATCTTTAATTTTATTACTAGTTTTCCCTTTTTCTACATAAATAGTTCCGTATTTTTCGTTATTTTCATCAGTATAATTAAATATTGAAAATAAAATAGTCTTTAAAACTACATAGCACGCTCTAGGAAATGTACTCGCTAATATAAAACCATCTACTAATGTTGTGTGATTAAAAGTACATATAAATTTTTTATCACTGTATAAATAACTCATATATTTTATGTAATCTTCTTTTGAAATATCTATAGTTAGTGATAATGTAAACATTATTAATTTACCAAAAATCAAGAATACAGACATTAAACTGCTTTCATCTCTAATATAATGTATAACAACATTTGAAAATCTTAATAATAAAAATAGGAAAATTATACGAAAGGGAAGAAAAATATATAAAAAAATTGTTTTAAGTATGTTTATTATATCATACATTATAATTATATTATTATGATTATTATATTATAAATATTTAATAAAATTTAATATTAACACATAACTATTTATTTTATTATATATTATACATGATTTTTATACATTAGTGTTGTATATTTAGGAATATCTATATTATAATAGTCCTTGCTAGCATATTTATTATTTTTAATCCATATTCTCGCGATATAATATAATTTCTTAGGACTAATAGAAACTCCATTAATATTATTGGTTACATCATCAGTAGTTCCAATATTTTCTCCTAAAATATTTGCACATAATTCAAAAAATTTATTTTCAAAATCCTCTGGAGATATTTTAAATGATAAACATCCGCCATTAATATTTAAATTATCTTCATATCTTGGTATAATATCTGCACGCATTATAAAAAACATACCTTTTTTAAAAAGTTCTTTATAACCCTTAAAATAATAAACGTAATCTTTTACGGTAGATATTTGTCCTAGCATCTTATAACTTTTATCGTCCCAATTTATATCATAAGGATCGTGAAAATATATACTCCAACAATCGTTTAAAAATACATCATCATTATTGTCATTCATTATAACAAATATATATTAATAATTCTTATATATTAGGATTTCTCTATAATACTCATTATAGTTTTAATATTACATCCTTTAATACATATTAATTCTCTATAATTTTTAGAGTTAATATTGAATATGCTTTTAAAATTTACAGAAACTTTTTTAAGTTTATCATAATCTTTTATGTATATATGACTTATAATATATTCAAAAATATCAACGTGATATATCATGTTCATTTAAGAAAATTCTTTAGATAGCGAAACTACTTTAGTATTTAGTTATACAGTTAAAGTATTTACTATTAGTCTCAATTAGTATAGTATAGTTAATAAATATACCGCTAATCAATTTTTAAATTATTAAAATTTAAATTAGAACATAGTATATAATAGTGCGTCAAAATTTATTTTTATATTATATATACTAATAAATTAAATATTAATTGTAAATATATTTAGAAAAATGAGTACATAATTTTATTTTTCTTAAAGTTTCAAAAGTTTTTATAAATTTCTAAAATTTTTTTAATTATGTACTCATTTTAAATTCTATATATACGGTGTTGTTACATTTTTATAGAATAATAAATCATTATCACTGCTCTCATTTAAAATATAATTTATGGGACACCCTAATTTTTCAATCTCATCCTTTATCATATGGTAATCCTTCTTAATAATTCCGGAAAATAGAATTAAATATTTATAAGGAAATAAATAGAAATTATCACAAATATAATCAGGTTCTTCTAAAATACTTACTATATTAAACTTATCAAAACTTATATTACTGTTTGAGAAATCCTTTTGAAATAAAATATCAAAACAAGTAATAAGTATTAAATCATATTCCTTTCCCTCTTTTATACATAAATTTACAACATCATCTATTTTATATTTTTTAGATAGTTGTATATCTTCTTCTATAGTTTCTAGAAAATTGCATTTAATAGGGTTATATTTATATAGTAAATCTTCTTTGTATTTTTCTGGTAAAATATTAGTACTTATATAGACATCTATATCATACCCTTTATTTTTAAAGTATTCAAATATATATTTTTGATAATTTTCGTAACTATTATTGTAATCAACAGAATATGATGTGCCATACTGCCAATGTTTATTTATTTCTAATGAAATTCCTGATAATAATAATGCTAATTTCATAATTAAATATTATTTTATATTATATTCTTATATTATTTGTGATATAATACTTAATATATATTTTATTATATTAGAATGAACAAAAATAAAGATTGTCCAGAAGGAAAAGAGATTAATGCAATAACTGGTAGATGTGTTAAAAAATGCAAAGATGGTGAAAAAAGAGATCTTAAAACAGGTAAATGCATGAAAATTAAACTAAATAAAAAGTTTAATAAATCTTTGAAATTATTAAATAATAAGATTATTACAAAATTAGAATTACCGCCTATAAATAATTCGGTTTCCATATTCATAGGAAGTCCAATATCACAAAATCAATATTCTTTACACCTTTAGACATTTAAACCTTTGAAGATTTAAAATGAGACAAAACTTAATTTATTTTCATTAGGTAATTATAATGAAGCATAAAACAGAAGATTATAAAATATCAGCAGTTAAATATTACTTATCTAATAGTTTTAGTTTAGATTATGTATGTAATATTTTTGGTTGTAAAAAACAATCATTAACAAGGTGGGTTAAAACAGAATTAGACAAAGACGATATTTTATTAAATAAAAAACCTTTTATTATAAAATAATTATTGCATAAATTTGCATATCTTAATTACATAATTTACATAAGTGCATCTCCTATAGCACCCACACCAGATGCTGCGGCTATAGGTTTATACATTATAGACATTATTGACCAGAATATTGCTATTATTATTGAAAGAATACCAACGACTATCAACCCTATTCCAAAATAATAATAGTTATGATCTGTGCTAAAATCTTCGGGATTTGAAGGGTCGTAATTAACTTTTATAGGTTGATTGTTATTAATAGTATGCGTTACTTGATGTGCCTTTTTATATTCTTTTTCATTTACAGTATATAAAATATCAGCAGTACAATTAATAATTGTATTTTTATTTTTATTAGTATCTTCTATAATTTCACTCGTACATTTAACATTTGTATATTTACCTGTAACGCTTTGAGATTTATTAGAATTTAAATTTTTTAACCAAAACCCCATATATATCATAATGCTGCAAATTATAATTACAATAAATGTAAAAAATACAGTATATATCATACCAATAGATGCTGCAGTATTATATAAAGGATTTAAAACTTCTTTATTTGAATTTAAATCATTTATTGCGCTTCCTATAAATCCTTGTTGATACCCAGGTGTCTGTCCTTGCATATTCTGCATATTCTGCATATTTTGCATATTTTGCATATTTTGTTGCAAATAAGCGTCGCCCCCCTTTTTTTTCATAATCTACTAAATATAACAGATAAAGTATTTTACTATTATAAAATTAATAATTAAGTTATATTTATATTTTTCTCTCTATTTTACTAATAAATTTTAAAATCCCTAATATATATTAGAACATGACATTAGAAAGTTTAGATAATATTTCTGGATATAGTATTGTAATAATTGGATTATATTTAATTGTAGCGTCTACTGTTTCTCCATTTAAAGTAATTGGGGAAAATGTAAGAAATATAATTGATAATAACCCAGTTTTTCAACATATAATAACATTTACGTTAATATTTTTTATAATTGTATTGTTAAATAAAACCCCTCCTTCTGTTCCATTACAGGCATTATATTCTATTATAGATTCTCCAAATAATAATTTATTATATTTATTTGGCGTTTCAATATTAATATATATATTATTTATTATATCTTCCAGGACACCTTTAATGTTTACAGGATTAATACTAATTCTACTTTTCCTATTATTTGTATTTAATTCTATGGCATTAAAGAAAAAAAAAGAGAAAAACGAAGAAGAATATAAAAAATATAAATTAATGCAAAATATATTATTTATATTTATAATAATAATTTCAGTAATTGGTTCTGTTATTTACTCTATTGATAAATATAAAAAAGATTTTACTTTATTAAAATTTTTATATGATTAATGAATGAAAAAATAAAAATTTATAAATAATTTTGTCTCATTTTTCTTTTCGGTCGGTGTAATATTTATAATTTTTATTTTTTAATTCATTATATAAGAAATTATTAATATAATATTATAAAACTATATAATAATGCTTCGGTATATGCTACTTTTTTATGTATTTTGCACTTGTCAATCATTTGTATGTGTAAATAATTTAAATATCGCTAATAAAATGCCAATTGTAAAACTTCGCAATACAAGATATTTTTGTAATATGAAGGAAGATAATTTTAATGATATTGATATTGACAGGTCTGGAAAGTTGGATAATAAAGAATTAGAAATTTTTTATGGAAAAATTAACTATATGGATATTGCTGATCTTAATAAAGATGAAGAGTTAGATTATTTAGAATTTGAAAGATTAAAAAAAATTAAAAAATTCGGTATTAAAAATGGAGGTAATTTGTTTGTTAGAAATGCTGTTAATATGGGTCTTCTAGATAAAAATTCTATTTTAGCAGAAGGTCAAGCATCTATTTTTTTAGGTAATAAAGGTTTTGATCCTCTAAATTGTTCTACCGATATTATTACATTGAAAAAATATAGAGAGGCAGAGGTTAAGCACGGGCGTCTCGCGATGTTAGGTAGTGTAGGATGGCCTTTGGCAGAATTATATCACCCTTATCTTTCTAAAATTTCTAATTCACCAAATCTTCTTTCTGTTAATGGAAAAGTTCCTTCTATATTAAATGGAGGTCTTGATAAAATCAATCCTGTATTTTTTATGGCGGCAATTATATTAGCCACATCATTAGAATTACGTAATATTAAAAAAAATTATGAGAATGAGTCTATTCCTGGAGATTTGGGTTTTGACCCTCTTAAATTATATAATGGTTGTGATGTAGTTACAAAAAAAAATATAGAACTTAAAGAAATAAATAATGGTAGGTTAGCAATGGTAGCGATTACATATTATGTATTTAGTGAATTTATTACAAAAAATCCTATTGCAAAATTTTTTTAATTTATATATCAAAAAATTAAATAATATATTTCATTATTAGAAGGTAATATAAAATTAATAATTTTCTATATATGTTTTCTGGAAAGAATAATACGAACCGAGAAGAAAGAAGTGAAAGAGCTGTTAGTCCATCGTGACTGAATGGATTAAGAGACACAAGTCCTACACCAGAAAGAATGCAAAAGAGACAAAATAAAAGATTTGAATATCACCTTAATGATACTTTTTCAAATATAATAAATGATAAAACAGAACAACTACTACAACATGAAGAAGAGCGAGAAAAAAAAGAACAAATGCAACAAATGCAACAAATGCAACAAATGCAACAAATGCAACAAATGCAACAAATGCAACAAATGCAACAAATGCAACAAATGCAACAAATGCAACAAATGCAACAAATGCAACAAATGCAACAAATGCA